ATGAAAAAATTAGCTGTAACAGTTTTTATTACTGCAACTCTGGGGCTTGTTTTAGCAGGTGCTACAGGATTCTTAAATGAAACATTCCACACAGACAACACAATCAACTTACTTGCATCAAGGGGAGCGGGTTCATAACCACACAAAACAAAAATACAGAGAGACTTACAGTCTCTCTGTAGCCATCTGTATTCACTTCTGTAAGAAACATGCTCTTAAGGATCTCAATAAATACAGCACATTTGTTAATTGACTTAATCATGACATGTTTTCTTTAAGAAGTTGGCTGTTCCTAATTAATTGTAATGCGTTACATTCTTTTTTAGATTGACCAAAAGTATGTAATGCATTACAATTATTCTTGAATTTCACTTTGGGAACTGCTCAAAATGCAACCATCACCGAAGACTGCAATTGACAAAAAGTATACCATTGACTATAATAAATGGTGAAGCAACAACACAATAAAACTGCATAATAATGTTATATTAGTTAGATTAATGAAATGCATTACATCTTAGCATGGAACATAAGCCATTTTATTAAGCAAAAGTATTGCAAATTAGTTTTATTTTATGAAAAAATGCATAAAATAAAAAAGACCCGACTGCTGGGAACAGTCGAGTCAATCGCACAAAGCAGGCCAATAGCGGCCAAAGCTCTTTTGTGTCTTTTCTATTGAAATAGACTACCCCTGTAACTTTCCAGGTCTCAAGGGTGGTCTATTTCTTTTTTAGATATGTCAACAATGCCAGAATGAACATTCCAAACATAAACATCAAAGTTAAACTCTGATAAGTTGACATTTTTCTCACCCCCTTTCTATCGGGAGTGAGCCAGACCGCCCTTGAGTGAGCCGCTTTGTACAGCATTTAGTATACCATATAACTGGGTTTTTGGGAAAATTTTATTATCTAGAGGTAAAATTTGTTGGCTGAACCGAAATGTTACCTCTAGATAATAAAAAAGAAGAGGGGGAAAGTCCCCTCTATGCTGAGTTACATTTGTTTTAAAAAATCTCTAATCACCTGCAACAAAACCGTTGCGTCCTCTTTGTTCATATCCATAACCTGTTCAGTTGCTATCCCATCGTTAACTTCAAATTTTAAAATAGGCTCCATCAACGTATTTGTTGATGTTTGAGTTGCATTATTCTCTGTATTCGAATTATCAGGAGAAGCAGCATCATCATCTGAAACCACAGGAGGAATAACAAGACGAAGCGTTATAAATTTATCTTCACCAGTGTCAATTTTGACTTCCGAAAAATTTGAAGGATAGGGGGAGTATGTAATTGTTGTTTTCATCAAATCAACCCTTTACGATTATTCTCTTGGTTTTTCATAATCCATTGCTTGTTCGCTGTCAGAGATACCTTTAGTTGTTGGATCAACGATAATGCCCATTGCAGTCAAAAACGCAAGGAAGGCATTAAATTTCTCCGTAAGGTCATTGCCAAATGCAGTCAAATCATATCCAAATGCTGCAGCGATTGATTGAACAAATAAAAGTGTTGCGGAGAAAATTGCTACAAGGAATGTTTTCTTTTTAAGTCTTACTTTCCAGTTGATTTTAGTCATAATATCAATCTCCTTTTCTTATTTAAGTCCAAAATGTATAAGCAACCATGCACCGACTAATGTTGCAATCACGGTTGGCAAAACTTTGTACATAAGATCTTTACCGAACTGACCTGGGTCGATTTTTCTATTGGAATCTGATTGCTCAAGAATGCCCACTCGATTATCGAGCTTTTCATATGATTTACTTAAATTTTTTAAGCTGTTATTCATCTCAGTCAATGTGACAAATTGTTCTCGCGATTGTTTTTGGGTATCTTTGTTTATTTCGATTTGTTGTTCCATAAGAGTTGTTAGTCGGCTCATGTCTTCAGTTCTTGCTTCTAAATTTGTAATTTTTTCTTGATGATTTTTCATTTTTTCTTCTAATACACTTAATCGTGTATTTACATCTACTTCTGCCACAAATTCAACCGTCCTTTATCCTTAATAAAGAAGGTGTACGTCATCCCACGTTGTTCACCTCCAAAAGAAATAGAGGATATTCATTGATAAATTTAGATCAACAAATATCCTTAAAGATATTTAAAAATCAATTAGACTCTTGTACCAAACTGACCTGAAACATAACCGCGTCTGCCATTGTAAATGACTTCCCAATAGCCTTTAGGGTTATTTTTCCCCTTCACTGATCCAGAAATGTCAATTTTGCTGCCAAGTTTAACTGTTCCGATATTCTTTGAGTTGTTACGATCAGGTTTGTCCATGACAATTGCAGCATTTGACACTCCAACAATTTTAATTTTCCCTACAGATTTAATGGAAGAAGATCGAGAGCTAGATTTTGTTGCTGTTGATTTAGAAGGGGAGGAGGCAGTCTTCACATTGCCTGAAAGTTCAACATATTTATCAGATGCAGTAATGTAATATGTTGCTCCTTTAGAGTTTTTAACTTTGTACTGATAAGCACTTCCAACCTTAACTTTTTCAACAACAGTAGGGAAACCATAGCCTTTATTCACTGTACCAACAACATCTCTGTCTTCCCAAGAAGGTTTAGAATAAAAGCGAAGACCATTAACTTTTGATTTCAGGGAGCCACTTGCAGCAGTAGAGGAGGAAGAACCTTTACTAGAGGGAGCTGTAGAATTTGAAACAGTTTTGTTTCCGAGCAGTCCATCAACTTTTTTGCGAAATGCTGCCAGCTTGCTTGAGTCACTTACCCAAGGAGCAGGGCAGCTTTTATTTGTGACATCGTAATGACGGACGATTTTATCTGTAGACAATTTGAATCTTTTACAAAGATCAGCAACCAATTCAGCAGCATTCTGCACAGTTTCATCATGAATGGTGCCGTTTTTCTCCACGCACATTTCAACGGAAATCGATGTTTGGTTCGCATTCGGCTTCAGGAAGCTCACAAAGCAGCGGTTTTGATCGTGTGCATGATAAGCCATTTCATTTTCAGGAATAATATATTGCGCTTCATTTCTATCTACAAAGTAATGAGCAGAAGCATAACGTTTGTCAGCAATACATGTACCATTGAAATAATTTCGCTCATTTAACGCACTAGCTCCTGGAGTTGCAGTCCAGTGCATTACAATTCCTTTAACGCCAGAAAGCTTTAGACCTGGACGAGTGTATTGATTGACTTTCACAAAATTTTTTACGACTTTAACCAAATTAAATCACTCCTGTTTGTTTTTGAGCATTAAAAAAGAGACTGGCTGTTTACCAATCTCTCTCGTTCTCACATATGCTCTTGTTTTCTCTGTTTTGCTAATATGTAATTTGAATGAAATCTAAATTTTATTTAAAATTGAATCACCTCCTTTAAGTCTTACCTTTTAGCTTAGCAACTTCATCCTCTAAAGTTTTCAATCTCTCAAACAATTCAGATGCGGTGAGAATGTTTTTCCCATCTGTGACCGCAACAGTGTAGATGTCTTCCCATTTATCTTTCTTTTTGTTGTAGAAACTTAATGTATTCATCTGAACCTCCAATCGTCCAAGCGACTTATCTAATAAAGCAAATTGCCACTCCATATCCATCCTTTTTAAAGTATGGTTTTGTAATCTCCATAACTCTCCAAGTGGAGTTCTCTGATTTTGTAGCTATTCCGTTATTTGCTTCAATGCAATCTCCAACTTCGACAGTTCCATCAATGCGAATATACACCTGTCCAACAAGTCCTACGATATTCCATTCAGGTCTTTGTTCTCTTGGTATATAATCTTTTTTTGACTTCCATTCAGGGTTTTCAACAGGCATTTTGACGTATTCGCCTGTTTTTTCATCAAGAACATCTTCATAAATAAGACCGCCGAACTCATTTTTTAAATAACGATCTTTCCAATAAACCTCAGCGCTTCCAAGTACAGTTCCTGCTGTTTCAGATATAACGCCGAGCATAAATTCAGATTTTTGAGCAGGTCTTATTTTATTTTTTTCAAGGGTAACGATGGTTCCAGAAGGTATGCTTTTGCCATCAAGGCTTTCAAAATACTCCGCGTAGTCACTGAATGTTGCTCCACCATTGATCTTCCCTGTGGCGGAGATGTCTCCATTCATAGAGTTAAGCATCCACTTTATATTTGAACGTGAAGGGGTTTCTCCATATCCGCCAACAACCATATAGCGATCATTTGCTCCGAGCTTAACCCCACCAGAAGACAGAATGGTTCTAGAGACATTTTCACCTTCAATATGGGAATCATTCGAAGACATGACTGTGCTACGGGAACCATCAACAGAGCTTCCGCCAGATGAAGAATAAACCCCTGTTCGAACTCCTTTAGCCTTTGCTCCTCCAGTTGTTCCAATAGCTGCAGATGCTTCTCCAGTAACTTCTGGCGTACCTGAAGAAGCGGCGATAAAACCCGTCGATGTTTTAACATGTCCAGAAGTAGTGGCAGCTCTTGTCCCACCTTTAAAGTTGTTTGGAACATATGAGTAATCATAGCCAGCGATTGTTGAAGCTTTGCCATACTTTTCAGCAGTGACTCCAAATATGTAAGCTTGAGAATTCGAGCAATAAACACCAACACTATCTTTCCGACCATACCCGATTAAGCTTGCATTGGTTAATTTTACATTCTCTGTTTTGCTGCCGATTCTTACACCGACTCTCGCTGATTCAAAGGAATTGATATTGCTTATATTTACGTTGTCAGATTTTTGACTTCCTCCGATCACGTAAATGTCTGCTTCAGCCGTCTTGAAGCCAGAAACGGAAATATTGTTTAAATTAATGTTTCTAGATTTAAATTGAGTTGCAATTGCAGGATTTCCTTTGTAGTCATAAGAGGGATCTCCAATTGCTGTGAAGTTGTTTATATTTACATTGCGAAATGCGGAGATTACCAAGGCTCTAGGGGACAGTCCTTCATACAAGCTGTTGAAAATAGGGTTAAGAACTCTACAATTTGTAGCACTAACATTAAAAGCACTTTTTGAAACTGGATCTGAAGCGCGGTGGAATCCAATATGTCTGAAGTCAAAGCCTCGAATATCATTCTCAGAGGAACAATTTACAAAATGAACATCTTGGGCTGCAGGTGCTAAAGCGTGCGCTTTTACTTCAAAACCTCTGCAATTTTTTCTACTATGACAGTTCATAAGCCATGCATGTTTAGAACCATCATCGATCTCAAAACCATTTGTGTTACTGCCTCCAGCACGGTGAGCCGAACCATTTCCATCATATGAATAACAATTTGAAAAGAAAATGTAGTCAGAAAAGTGAGTTGTGAACCCGTCATCCCCGAAGTTCCAAGCTGTACAATTGTCGATCCAAACGTACTTGGAACCTTTAGGCTGATAGTATTCAGCACCATCTGAGGAAGAGTTGTACTTTGGAGAGGTGACATCAAAACCATGAAGACCAGCATCTTTTGCGTGAACTTTATTAATCCAAACAAATTGACTGTTAGTGATGTTTACGCAGCTTGCATTTGGCCCCGATCCAATCTTGTTGTCTTTTTTATTTAAATTCCAATCAACAAGCAGATTTTCGATCTGGATATATGAGTTACCATTTGTATAATCTTTGTTTGTAATGACATGTGTAGTAGGAGGGGTATCAGGATGAAGTTTGATCACTGACTTCATACCATTGCCATAAAGTTTTGTGAAAGAGGGAAGTTTAACTCCTTTGACCATGTATGTGCCATCAGGAACGTAAATACTTGAAAATCCACTTCCTATAGCTTTCTCAAACGCAGCGGTATCGTCAGTTACTCCGTCTCCTTTTGCTCCAAAATCTTTAACATTAACACTTCTCATATTGAATTCATTAATGATTTTATCAACTAGGGTGTCACCAATAACCTTAAACTTTGATACATCACCAATAATCTTTTCGACGTTGCTGATCTTATCCGAAACATTGGTGATTTCTTTTTGAAATTCAATTTTGACATTGATGATATCTTGTTTAACGTCGCCGATATTGCCTAATACTTCTTTAAATTTTTCTGTAATCATTGGGGCTGTCCATCTTTCCCCGTCTGAGCTTATTGCTTCAAGTTCAATAGAGACCCACTTTTCCAAGAGTGGATCATAATATTTTAAATAATTCATTATATACCTCCTGAATTGCTATTCGATCTTGAGCCATATTTGATTGGTAAGGGGAGCAGTCTCTGATTTTTTGATTCTTGCTGCAAATGGAGAGACAGGTGCTTGGAGCCATAAGTGATTAACATTGTTAGGAGGGACTTCACTGACGATTACATTGAATCCATCATAGGCATCTGACACACCTATATCGATCCAATCAAACCCATCCCATCTCCATTCAATGTGTGTGTCCTCGGTTACAACTGTCCATCCGATTTGAGGGTTTGGATATGTAGTCATGATATCTGTGTATGTATAAACTTTAGGGAGGTATATCTTCCTTGTGTTAGCCACCACATCTTCATAATCTGAAGTAGCATACTTAGTCCATTTTGTAACTTCTCTTGATTCCTCAGTTGCTTCTTCGCATTCTTCTGTCGCTTTTCGTGTTCTTTCAGTCAATGAGTCGAGTGTTTCAACAACTTCATTTCCGTCGCGTTTTGTCCAAATACGTGAGCCTGGGAAGTAATAAGCACCTTCGCCGCTGTATTTGAATTGAAGAGATTTCCCTTCATTTGAGGCATTAAAATAGACAACTCCATTAAGGTAATCAACCCTAAAGTAGTCGTCTTGTAACTCACCGTCTTCAACTTCTTTCCACACTTTGTCGTCCCCAGTGACTTCAACTCTCATTTCTCTGTTGGGGACTTCGGTTAATTGAGCTTTTCCGTTATAAACCACCTGTGTTTCATTGTAAAGCTGGTAAGGATCATCAATCGATCCTTTTCTCTTCTTAGAAAGAATAGGATCATTATAAAGTTTTGCAGTATCTTCCAAATGATCACCTCCGTATTAATTTTGTTTGAATGCTTCCCAAATATATTTAACGTTCAGCTTATTTCCGCGTGTGTTGATGTCTGAGCCGGTAATAAAATAATTCAAATTCATTGACCCGTATGTTTTATCGCCGCCTTTAAGGTAGGAACCTGCTTCTCCATTTTGAATTGAGTAGCCACCTAAACTGTTTTGAATGATAAGTGTTGAATCAGTAGGGGAAGTAGAATAAATCTTGACCAAAGTAGGAATGAAGTTTAAACTAATTGATCTGCTTTGCTTTCCGTCACCGATGTACTCTCCTGTTGCGTATTGAGGAGAAGAGGGGAGATCAGACTTAAGAACATACGCAGATGAATCATAACCGCCGAGTTGAGTTGCACTTCCTGTAATTGAAGCATTAATTGTTCCTGTTTCATCTCGAACAGCTATTGTATTAGGAGTTGATGCAACTTCAGCAGTGTATCCATTCAAAGATTCAGCGGATGTAACGGATTGCTCAATCCACTTTTCACCGTCGTAAAGTTCCTGTTTATTCGTTTTGGGATTAATCCAAACAGTGTTTACATCCGGATTTTCTGGTCTTACCTCAGAAACTGCTTGAATTAATCCATTCACTCTCCCTTTGACCTCAGCAATAGCAGAAGGGAGGTAGGGGTTTTCAGAAGCATGTTTCGATTGAGCAATATCTGAAAGAATAATTCCTGCTCTTTCAATATCTGCATCAACCCTACGGTAGGCTCTAACACCTAATGTGTAGTATTTATTTGATGCTAATCCCGTGAATTTATAGGAACGCTTATCATACTTCACATTTACCATTTCCTCATGACTCATCTTAGAACCAAAAATATATTCATCAGATGATTCGCTGGAATAGAGATATACTTCAAATCCATCTATGTTGTACTGATCTTCATCAGATTCTGGATACTCCCATTTCAAAACAATATCAACCGATCCATTATCGTTGTATTCATGAGAGATCGCTGTCCCATCTGATTTAACCGTAGGGGCTGCGACAGGAGTAGAAATTCGATCATTCCTGATGTTGAAGTTTTCCGCAGTCTTCATCCAATCAATTTTTCTAACAGCATAATCATTGTCGATGTGATTTATGGTATAAACGAGCTTAACCATTTTCTCTTTTACAGTCTCAACACGTTTTGAGTTTGAAATAGTCAAATTGATCTTATTAGATTCAAAATCAAAACTCATTTCAATTACTTTTGTTTTAACATCGATGCCTAAACGGTCGTGTTGAACTCGAATAATATCCCCAATAGAAAGCCGATTCCAGTTTTGATGTTCACTTATGATGCCAAAGAAGTTTACGATGCTCATTGTGATATTGACTGGTGGGGTATTTCGTTTCTTCATTTCCTCCAGACCAGCTTCATAAAGGTCAGTTTCATCATATAGGTTGTCATTTGACCATTCTTGCTCATTGATAAACTCAGCCAACTCTTCTTTGAGTTCATTGCTAAGATGACTTTCAAGGGTTAATTTTCCCTTTAAAAGTGTAATTTTGTTTTGAATATCGGCAATCAAATTCTCCCTGTTTTTGATTTCATTCTTTTTAGCAGCAATCTCTGCTTCTTTCGCATTTCTTTCTTTAATCAATTCAGCAGTGGGATCTTTCGCTTCAGTTGCGACTACAATCTTATCCAAAATAACTTGAAGCTCTAAATCAAGCTGCGTCTTTTGAGCTTTCAATTTGGCCAATTTCTTTTCTTCTTCAGTTTGTCGAGCAAGAAGGGAGGAGAACGTTTCTGTTTGAGAATCGATGAACTCATTAAAGTCAAGAATGGCATGACATAATTCATCACTCATCTCATAGCTATGGGATATTACATTTCGATCCTTGTCTCGTTCAAAAGGGTAGAGGTAGTACGTAAAATCTTCAATGTATGCTTGTCCGGTTGGATTGGCCGCGTTAATTGAAAGATCATCTTTACCAGTCACATAAAGCCTGGTGCAAACTTCTTCAAGCTCCTCAGTGTCTTCAATGGTGTCTAAGTATTGGCCGTACTTAATTCTCATTCCTTTATATTTTGACGCTTCATCTTCAGTATAGAAATGAACCTTTTTTTCTATAGTGTCAAACACCGGAACAGCTTCAAACGTTTCACAAATTTTCATTAGGAAATCTAACTTGGTTGAAGATGTGATATCAAAACTCCTGAATTTTTCATTGAATAGTGGATTGATATATCCGGCTTTCCAGTTCGTATTTGCAAAACAATCATCAGTTACCTGTTTCATGTTATAGGAAGTGACTTCGTACCTTCTGACTTTCCGGTAGCTTAATTGATGAGCTAAAGACATACAGGTAAATGTAACTGATTCATTCTCTGCCCCTGATTTTTGCTTAGTTTTGATGATAAACCATTCATCCTTGAAATTATAAGCAGACAATTTCACCAGCCTTCGGAGCTTCAATCTCTTGAGATGGGGGTTCTTTACCCATTGTTTGTCTATCTCAATTTTCAAAGGCACAGTGAAGGAAAGCTCATTAATTTCGCCTAACTTTATAGTCAAATTAACGTTTGAGACATCAACCAGGTTGGCGATTTTCTTTTTATTTGCTTTGGCTAGGGAAAGTTTGGGCTTTAATAAATTGAATGATCTTGATACCTCTTGAAACAGTACCGACACCTCCTAACGATATTTGAATCTATAGTTGAAAAGAATTTTACATCTGCCTGTCACTCTAATTCGGTTCATTCCATAACCGAGTTGAAGATACTCTTCATTGAAATTGTCGTATCGTTCGTCTCCATATTTTGATGAATCTACAATCTCTTTTTCACCTGTAACTGTTATGACTTCGCCATCCTCAAGATCAATAAACTTAGAAGGGGAGGAGAAGTTACTTAGATTTTCAATTTGAACATCGCCTTTACCAATCTTTTGAATTTTAAACGATGGGACAATGGTGCATTCACCTTTATTGTTGATTTCAATTGTAATGTCTTCCTTAGAAGCATCGTACAATGGAGTGGTTATCGATCTACTGTAGGCATAAGGGGAATCGCATCGCATTGTTAACCTGACATAGCCCTCTTTGCTTGCGTTATGAACTAAATCATTTGTATCAACAGGCATAGCATAATAAACGATGTCTAAGTTTTCACTGAAAGATAAAGGCTGGTATGTATCAACATCCAGCCATCGTTTAATGTCAGCGAGTCTTTTATCATTCCAGTAATCTACAATATAAAAATTAAGGTTGAATTGTTTAGGATCGCGTTTTTTTCCTTCATAAAAGGGAGTGTCATTTCCTTTTATGGTTGTCTCGTTTATTGAAGAGGTAGCTAGAAATGTTTCTTCAACTAAACCGCCTTCAGTATTGACATTTTCAATCCCCATATCTGTTGATTTTCTATCTCCGAAGAAAAAGTAACGGCTCTCTCTTATCACTGATGTTTCTCACATCCTTTCTAAAAAGAAAGAGCCGACAAATTTTGCCGACTCTAAATTTTCACTCCTCTAGCTGATGCAATGTTATACACTTCTCCTAAGAATTTCTCTGCATCAGCCTTAGAACCAGTCATTTTATCCACGTTAAAGTTAATATTGATTGTTTGATTGCTTGTCGTTTGATTAGGTGCAGTAAAAGGGGAAGGGAGCGTAGCTTTTGTTGGAATGTCTCCGAAGATGTTTCTAGTCAGCTCAACAATTTTCAGGACATTGCTTGTATCAGATTTGTTCAATACAAGCTCTTGCTCATGAAGCATAGCAAGCTTTCCTGAGCTTCCCCATTTTCCGGTATACCCACCAACATCAAAAGAGGAAACCTTCTTGCCAGTTTTATTTCCGGCAATCACGACATTTAAAGCATTGGAAGCTTCTTTAAGTTTATCGATAAGGTTGTTTGAAATACTCTTACCGATGGAATCCATGTTGCTGTTGATGAACTTAGTGAATTCATTAAGCTGTTTAGCAATATCGGTTATCTTACCATCCAAAAGTTTTTTCTCAAGTTCCTTAAAGGCTCGATCATCATTAACAAGGTCATCATACTTTTTGTTGATTGATTCTTCATCTTTTTCAAGCTGATCTTGGAGTGCTTCCTTTCGTTTCGTGTTTTCACGATCTTTCAGAAACTCTTCAAGGTCTTGCTCTTGTTCCTGAAGCTGTTTATCCAAATCCTTTAATTTTGCTTTGGCTTCATCAGAATCATCTAAAGACAGCTTATTGATTTGATCTTTTGTTTCCTGAATGGATTCCTGTTTCTCTTTAAGGGACTTCTGGAACTTGGCTTCATCGTCTTCTTTGTCAATTTCATCAATGATGTTTTGAGTTGCTTTTCGATGGGCTTCAAGTTCAATATCACGCATCTTTTCGTACATTTCTTTATAAATAGAAACGACTTCATCTGCAAGTGATTTGTAAATATCCTTAATGGACTTCTTGGTGTTATAAAGCTCAAGGTTGTAGTCCTTTTGTTTATCTTTCCAGTTTTCAATTTCCTCTGTGATTTGTTTCTGGATATCAGGAAAACCTTTAGCTGCCTTTTTCTGTTCCTCAAGCTGTTTGATGTACTTTTTGGCTTCAGCTTGTTGCTGTTGAATCAATTTTACTTGCTGACTGTAGTATTTGACTTTTTGATTGTCATCCTCAGTCATCTGAATCTTGATATCAACATCTTTAAGCTTACCCTCAGTTTTCTTGACTGATTTCTCGATGTTGTTGAGTACTTGATCAACTTTAGATTGAACAAGCTGACCTTGTAGCTCTCTGACTTGATCCTCAAGGGAGATTAAATCTAATTTGGCCTGTTTCAGTTCTTCTCTAAGCTGATCACGTTGAGCATAGTTGAGCTTTTTGTTTGTTTTAAGCTCTTTGTTAATCCAATTGAGCTTTTCCTGTTGAATTTTCCGCTGCTCATCAACAGCTTTCTTTTGCTCGTTAGTGTATTTACGGAATTCTTTGCTGTCGGTGAGGTAGTGTTTAGCTAAGGATTCGTTTTTAGCAATCTTAACTTCCAAATCTGATTTACGCTTATCAAATTCATCGAGCTTAGATTGAACTAATTCATATTGAAGTTCTTGGATCTGATCATTTACTGAGTCCAAATCACCTTGTAAGCCGATTAGATCAGACTTTGCTTGAGCAATAGCCTGTTGTCTTTCGGCTTCAGATTGAGATAGGTCAGACGTCAAACCTTTCATATACTTTTCTGGATCGATTGGTTTTCCGTTCTGTTCAATCTGTAAGTGAAGGTGATTTCCTGTTGAATGTCCAGTGCTTCCAACTTTACCTATTGTTTGACCAGCAGAAACAACATCGCCTTTTTTGACTTTAAGACCTTTCTGCATGTGCATGTATTTTGCAACTGTTCCATCATCCTGTTGAATGACAACCCAGTTGCCTGCTGTTTTAGAATAGGCAGCGGTTATGACTTTACCAGCTTTTAAAGCTTTAACAGGAGTACCTGCTTTAGCTGCTAAGTCTAATCCTTTATGAGGGGAGGAGCGGAGACCACTTTCTTTTTGTCCAAATTTTGAGCTTACTCTAAATCCATTCGCGCTGGTGTAGTAATTAGCAATTTTTGATGTCGCAGTAGATAAGCTCTTATTGTAGTTGGAAAGAATGATCTTAACGTAATTTTGTGTTTCTTTGAAAGGAGGGACGCCACCGTATTTAATAACGTTTCCTGGCCCCGAATTGTAAGCAGCCAATGCTTTTTCAATGTTGCCGCCAAACTTATTGAGCATTTGAGCGATATATTTTGTACCGCCCATGATGTTTTGATAAGGATCATATGCATTGTTTACACCTAGACTTTTTGCAGTACCAGGCATGAGTTGCATCAAACCCATTGCTCCAGCGCCAGAACGAGCTTTGGCATTGAAGTTTGATTCTTGTTTAATAATCGCAGCGATTAGTGCAGGGTCAACACCATATTTGCTTGCTGCAGTATTAATATAAGAAGAGTATTTTCCGGAATATGATCCTCCAGAAGAATATGATCCTGATGAAGAACCAGAAGAGGAAGAGGAGGTAACAAGTCCAGTTTGAGGAATATAACCAGATTTGATTTGCTGTTTCAGCAGTTTAATCTGATCTTGCATTAGCTTTTTCTTACGCTCTAATGCCTTGATTTCCTTATTGATTGCGTCTCTGTATTTTTGTGACCATTTAGGATAATCATTGGTTTGCTTGTTGTATTTCTCAATTTCTGCATTTACTTTTTCAAGGGCTTCTTTATATTTATCAATGACGTATTTGGATTTCTCAGTTTCTTTGCTGGCTTTCTCTTGTTCATCAGAATATTTCTCAAGGGACGTACCAACTTCATTTAAAGATGAGTTGGCCAATTCAGCCATTTTATCCAGATCTTCTAACTGTCCAGTGACGTCGCTCAACTCGTTTATTTCTTTAATGATTGGCATTGCCATCTGGATATTGCCACTTTCCATCAAAGTGTCTACTTGTTTTCTCATTTTGGAAAGGTTGGCTTGCGCATCGGCAACAGTCTGGATTGATTTGACCTCTAAACCATAGTTCTTTATTTTCTTTACTGTTGCGTTTGCCTGGTTGATTAGATCCTGTTTAACTGACTTTTGCATATCATTGTATGCTTTAAGTTTTGCATCACGTAGTTTTATGATAGCATCTCGGTTTAATTTAACTACGCCGTTTTCAACACTAATAGCTCCAGCCAAGTCTTTTTCTTTTTGAACCAGTTTCATTGCTTCAGCAGCTGAGATGCTTTTTCCTTCAGCCATTTTCTCAAGCAGTTCATTGAGAGGGGAGATGGAGTCAGCAAAAGAATCATATGCTTCATTTTGAAGGGCAGAAATAGCTAGTTCTGTTTGCTGAGAAGCCACCAAATCGTCCATTACAGCTTTTATTGCCTCTAGATCGCCTTTAGCATCCTTGAGCTTTTGACTTAAATCTTCGACTTCTCCTGTTAATTCGTTTACCCCTTCACCATTTTCATCCCAAGTGACCTTTGCAGAATCAGCAGCATTTTTTGTAGAGTCTATAGCATTCTTTAGGTCATCATAAGATAAGGAAAGTTTGTCAGCTTCATCAGAACCTTTGATTTGTTGGTTAATTAAATTCTGAAGTGCTTGAGATGCTCTTGAGAAATCAACTTTATTCCCTGATTCCAATGCTTTCTGAATGTCATCCATGTATTTTGAAACATTAATGGAAAACGACTCTAATTCATCAGAAGTCATCTTACTAAAGTCAATTTTATTGAAGGCTTCGTTGATATCTTTGGTTAACTGAGGGTTGATTTTAATGGAGTTATAAGCGTCAACAGTTTGCAGCACTTGCTCTCTAAGTTTAGCTTGTGAGCTAGATAGCTTCTGGTTGACTTGAAGAGCTTGTTGTTCAGCTTTAATCCCAAAATTTTTATAATCACTGTCGCTGTCGAAGATATCCCAGAATGGCCGATCGTTGTTTTTATAATGGTCTGCAACTTTTTGATACTCTTTCATTTCATCAGTCAGATTACTGATATCACTGAGGGTTTCTTTAAAGTTGCTATTTGCGCCAGTTTGAATGTCTTTTTTGTTTAATTCAGCTAATTCTTTGGTGTATTTTATGGCATCTTCTAATGCTTCGTTATTTTTAATGATGGCATTACCTTGGGAGTCATAGCCAGAAATCAAATTAGGGAACGTTTGTGCTAATTGTTGCGTGACCTGTAGATATTCTTGCTCCTTGTCAGGGGAGAGGGAGCCATTATCTTTTGCTTTTTGCAGCTCTTTATATTTTTGTATTAACTGATCGGTCTGTTCTTTATTTGTGGTTATTGCTTCAACGCTTTTCTTTTGTGACTCTGCAAGCTTTTCTTGTTCTTGTTTAGCATCAGAAAAAGCAGAGACAAGTTTTTCGATTACGAAGCCTAAAGCCATGAAACCTGCCATAGGCAGTACAGCACCTGCAAGAAAAGCCATTGTTGTTTTGGTTACTTTGCCTAATGTAGTTATTGCAACAGAAGTTACGTTAGTCGCAATTGCAAGCATTCTCTGTCCTGCGGCAGCACCAGTTGAAGCCACATTGAGCAAACTAAAATTAGCTATAAGAGACTTTAACGCGGTTCCCATATTTGATCCGGCAAGAATCATGGTTGACCTTAGATTGCTATTAAACAGGAGAATTGCAGCAGATGCTGTCGCGAATACACTTGGCAAAAATCCAATTGTTTTTGTTACGCTTGCTCCTGCTTGGACTATATCTTTCAATATTTCGGCAAATGAAATTATTCCATCAGAAAGGAAAGCATCACCTGCATTTGCTGCAAGACCTGACCAAGAAGCAGACAATCTGTTGAGGCGTCCTTCCAAACTTTCAGAGTATCGTTCTTGCTCACGCATTGCAGATCCCTGGCTGTTAATTGCAGTAGTAGTGGCCTTGGTAGCCGTACTCCATTGCTCCATGAGCGCTAAAACGTTTATACCCTCGGTTTCCCGATATTTAAGTAGGGGACTAGACTATATCTTCATCCTAAAAGGATGCCCAGCACTTTGAACAGTAGCTCAATGTCTGTTCTACGCCGTTAGGCTAGTCGTTACACCTTCCTAAAATAGGCTTGGCACGGTATTGTCATAGGATTTCTCCCTTAGAGTTCCACCGTTAGCATCCTGTGAAAAGGACACACCCCTGAGCAATAGGGTTCACTGGGTTTTCACTTATACATTACTGTATAAGGCGACTATAATTAATCGAGTATTTTGAAACATACCTGCTGACGAAACCCCGATTTGCTGCTTCTGTGCCTCAGAGAGACTGTCCCACTTAGAAGCAAGATTCTCAAGGATTTCAGATACAGGTATAGCTTCTCCACCTACATCTTTAACTGCAATTCCTACACTCTCAAGACTTTTAATGGCTGCTCCATTTGTTTGGATTCTGGCGAATATTGTTTTTAAGGCGTTCAATTCTGTTACTTTCACCAAAAGGCTACTGACCATTATAAATGGCGGTGAGGCGCTTCAACCTCACTCTCTATGTTTCCATAGAGTTCAGACTGTCGCTTCACATTTCTGTGTCTCTTCACTCAGTCGTTCAGGCTACCATTACGCTTGCCCCTTGTCGTCCTCGACTGAACGTTAGGATTTCCAAGTCAATCAGAAGAGATTTAATGTCAGCAATTATTCTACCGACAATGTTACCAGATTCTTTGGTACTAGATTGAATAGCAGTTGTGTATCCTAAAAGCTGTTCCATACTCACGCCATATACTTTTGCAGCGGCAGCTGACTTTCTCATTGATTGAGCCAAGTCCAATGTACTTGTTTGGAAATTATTGTCAACCTCGTTCAATGCATCGGCGATTTTTAAGCTGTCTTTAGATTGAATTCCGAAGTTGACCATCGCTGCTGTGAGAGCTTTAACGGTATCTTCAGGTTGTAGTTCACTAATGTTCTCCATCATTTGAGCTGTCTTGGTTAGATCTAATAGCTCATCATCTTTGTAACCCATACGCCCAAATTCGTTCATTATAGTTAGAACATCTGAAGTCTTGTTTGCTAACTCATCACTCAAATCAATAGATTTTTGAAGAAGCTCGTTAAACTTATAATCAGGTAAGTCCATAACCCGTCGTAAGCCAGTCATTTGAGTGTCAAGCGATATTACTTGGCTGGTGAGATCTTGAAGCAGTCTCAAAGGTGCATAAAAAAGTGTCATAGATGCCATCCACACAGGCACGCGGGACATTGCTACTTGAAGCTGCTCTCCAAAACTCATTGTCTGCCTTGTAGTAGCAGCAATGTTAGAGGACATTTCCCTAAACTGCACATTAAGACTAGCCATCTGATTTCTTAGATTAGGTGTCCTTGCAGTTAATTGATTAACTGAATTCAAATACTGTTGAAGCTGTTGATTACTTGTATTGCTCAATGAGCTGCCGTATCTGTTTTGCAGGTTCTGAGTATTTACCTGTGCTTGTCTTCTATATAGTTCTAACTGCCTTTCAAGCTCTTTAGTCTTTGCAACTGCTGCTGACTTGTCATCAAGAGTCTTAAGCTTGACTCTGAGTGCTTCAATTTGTTCTGTAGACTGAACTAAATTAATTTTTCTTCCAAGAGAGGAGAGCGTGACTTCAGACAGTTGCCCTTGCTCTTTTAGTCTTTGTAGGCTTACTCTAAGCTGTTCGATTGCTTTTCTTTGTTGATCAATATTTGTTACAGTGGTTGAGTTTTTAATATTCCCATTTTGGTCGAGATTGTACGTAATATCCTTAAAACCATCACGATTTTTTTGAGTAGTGCCTGTCTTGATACCTTGAGCATTTTGACGTTCAATTATCTTTTGAGCTTGGCCAAGCTTTTGAATTTCAGAGGTTAATTTTGCTGTTTCTTGAGTTTCTTGACGAATCTTTTGATTTCGATTATCAATCGTCTTAATTTCTCGCTGAAGTATTTCTCCATTCTTTTTGTGCTGCTGAATGATTTTTTCAGTTGTCCCATCAGCATTCTTAATGACCGTTTGTGTTTCTTTAACTGTCTGATTGTAATTCTTAAGATTTTTTTGATATGTTTCAATTGCAGAAGAGAATTCTTTGAGGGTTTTTAAAGCAGAAGCATCAATATTTGTTTGGAGCTGAAGGGAGTTTAACTTAGATTGTAGTGTTTTAAGTTGCTTGTTAATTTGTTCAACTGATTGAGCGGAGGTGTCGGCAACTGGAGTAACTACAATTTTCAACTGTTGGCTCAATTAATAATCACATCCTTTCAAAGCGAAGAGTGGGGGAGAGGTGGACAAAAATAAAAAAACTCTGCATTAGCAGAGTCAAGAAAATCATTTATTTTATGTATAGCAGTTCATCTTCTTCATCGATTTCTTCGGTGTCCTCAATTTCAAGCCCCATATTAAAGGCTTGAAGGGTTATCTTATCACCGTCAAAATTTATTAATGTTATTTCTTTAAGTTCTTCAAACTCTCCAAAATCCAAGAGATCATACTCTGTAAATCGTTTAGCTCCATCTTCAGAGTTTCCAAGTGTTGTTTGGCAAGCGGCTATAGTCAATGTCAAATGATTAACGTATTTTTTCATTTTTGTTCATCTCCTTGAAAATAATCAAAAAAGGGACAAAAAAGTTCGGTTCGTAAAACTATTTTTGAATTACTGTCGAGTGCCCAATTGAAACTATGAAAATTTTGAAGACCGTCTCTTTTTGAAATAAATTTCAAAATAAGCTGTTTGCACAACTCAAAATCTTGATTTATATCGTTCTCCCAAAGGTAGAGAATTACTATGCCATTCTTTGTGATATATCTGTTCTTTCTGTAGTCTCTTTTGATGTTCTTTTTTTGAATGTTATTGAGACTATTGAAATTGTACCTTTGTGGATGTCCATGCCAATAATCTCCCATAACTTCAATGGCTAGTTTATGTTCAGGTAGATATATATCCAATGAAAAATATCCAATGTTTTTTTCATTGATGTGTTCTATTTCACATTCATTCAAGAGCCTATTTATTTTTTTATGAATTGAAGTCAAAGTAACTTTCTTTTCAGTAATTTCAAGTCTTTTTTGATGGTAGCAGTCATAGGAGCAGAAAAAATGTTTATTCTTTTTAAAAACACTCTCATGTACCTTTTTACCAGCACCACATGTATAGCAGCTGACACTTATTTTTTCTTTCTTTGGATTAGGATTATTCCTTATAAAGGATAGTTTTTTGAGTGATTTTGCGCACTCCATAGAGCAAAAATTCTTTTCTTTTAGTTCAGAAAATTTCCGAGTGAATGTTTTGTTACATGATTCATTAGAGCATGTAAGCTCCACGCTTTTTCCTTTAAAAACAATTTTTCTGTACTCATCTGACTCTCTCATCCAACTAGAACGACAATTTCTTGAGCAAAATGTTCGTTTACTTTGTAAAGCTCTATATGGAGTCATGTATATTGGCTTATTGCAATTGTGACATAGTTTCTTTATCTTTTCTTTAGTATTTTTCGGCTTACCTTTAGAGAATTCACTCAAACACTTTTGAGAGCAAAAATGATTTTTAGCTCTTTTTAACTCATTTTCTGTTCTTTCAATAGTCGCATTACAGAAAGAGCATTTTAATTCATATCGTTTTACTTTCAGTTTTCCTTTTCTATTCCTTCTCATGAAATTGTCTGCACAAGATCTACTGCAAAAAAGGTTTTTATGCTGTTTAGTTTCCCATTCAGATCTTATAATATCTTTTGAACATTCTGAGCATTTAATATGTATTAGCCTCGCATTCCACGAAGGTTTACCTATTAGAAAATTGTTAGCACATTCTCGTGAACAAAAATGGTTTTTTTGACTAGAAATATTTTTGTAGGGTTTACTTGAACATTTATTACAATAATCACATACAATTTTAACCTCAGAAGGACTCGATAATGGGAGATCTTTTAAATGGATTTTGAATTCTTGTTTTTCATTTGGCGTATAACCCAAATTGGCATAATAAGTTTTGTTTCTGTTACTTGCTCGGACTTTAACAAATTGATTAATTATTACTGCCACAGTTTACATCTCCACTTTTGAACTTAGAACAAAAACCATTCCATCTTAAATCGATATTGTGAATCTTTACAGTCCCTAGAACTTTTCCATTTTGGTGAAGCAAAGTTAACTCTGTTAAATCAACTCTGTCATCGGATATGGCATAGTATGAATCCAGTATTGCTAAACATTTGCTTGAAGCTGCTGTTTTGCGCGAAACGGTAAGAATAATAGTGCCATACACATTTGTACTCCACATTGTTAGTCATCCTCTCGATTTATTATGACACTATTATGACACCATAATGACACTGTTGTCAATTAAATATTTACTTTTTATTCGATTGATTTGTGTTAGTATTCTGTATGTGTGGTTAGTGTAAAGCAGTGTAAGTAAGGGGAGGGTTCCATGTCAAAGGAGATTGAACGAATGACATTAAGGCTTCCTAAGGAGCTTCATTCTAAGCTTGTTAAAGAAGCGGACGACAATATGAGAAGCTTAAATGGACAGATAGTGCACATTCTTAAAGAATTTATGGATAATCAAAATAAAGAAGATAATAAATAAGTCGCCCAATTAATGAGCGACTTGATTTGTTTTTTTAATAGCAATTTTAAAAATGCTTTGCCATATTTCAACATTAGATAGAGCTTTTTTAACCTTAGGATCATCTTGTTTAAATCCAGTAACATTCTCTAAGCCCATATCAGTTTTACTTGGCAGGAAATCAATTTTGATAATGGGGGACTTGAAATCATCCAATTTTATTTTAAGTGCAATTTTTCGAAAGCGTTTTGCTTCTACTTTGTCTGAAGATAATCCACCAATCACAGCTCCAATACCACCAGCTACAGCCCCACCGACTATTGCTCCGGCCAACTGACTTCCTCTAGAAACTTTTGAAACAGAATTATCGTCTACTGTTACTTCTGCTTCGATAATTTTATTAAATGGGATTTCGATTTCCTCTAAAGATTGATCTTTATGTAATCGATGTGCAACGAATTTTTCCTCGGATTCAATTAAAGTAAGCTTCATATCTTTATCAGGTGTAATATGAAATTTATAATCAGATGGATAATTACCTGCGGATTCGAGCAAATTTAAAATTTGTTTTTCGTCTTCTTTTTGTTTATTCATTCCTATAAATCCAATCAAAAAGAAAACAATAAACCCTGCAATAATTAACATTGCGATAAACACACCAAACCACCTCATCAAACAATATGCCTAAATTATACCACAATTTTCTTCCCCAGGAATGTTTATCTTGAGCAAAAGGGAAGGGGATAGTTTAAATCCAACAATATTCACTTTGCGTTAAATACAAGATGGATTACTTCCAATCCTTAATAATCTGTTTAACATTCACCTCTTCTGATATAATTTAACAGTGAAGTAAACACTTAGAGATGTTCATTATATAGAGAGCAAACGATTTAGAGAGTGGAGTTGATTACTGTGAGTTTTAAAGCTGATGTACTGCAGGTTTTTATTGCATCACCTTCCGATGTATCAAGCCAACGAGACGAAATTGAAAATGCGATTTTTGATTGGAACAGACGTTTTGCAGAAGAATTGAACATTGTACTTCTGCCTAATCGCTGGGAAAAAGATGTTGCACCAACATACCATCCTATTGAGCCACAGCGAATTATAAATGAAACACTTGTGAAGAAATGCGATATTTTAATAGGTGTTTTTTGGACAAAACTTGGGACTCGTACTACTAGTGCCCCATCAGGAACACTTGAAGAAATCGAAAGTTTTATACAGCAACAAAAAGAAGTGTTAATTTACTTTGTTGACAAGGACATTCCTCGAGAAGGAATTAACTATGATGAGCTAAAGCGAGTAGATGAATTTAAAAAGAAATACACTGGACTATACAGTTCTTATGACAAGTATAAAGTTATTGATCATCTATACGATAAAGTAGTTGAATATAAAAGAAACAACCCAGAAAGTGCATTTATTCAAAGGGAATTAACGAAGAAAAAGATCGAAGAAGTCAACCTTAAAAATCTAATTTATTCCGGCAGTCTAACTGTTAATGAATTTTTGTTGCTTGGTTACATATTGGAGACCGGGAATCGCTCTTTTGGAGTTAGGTGGATGGCGGATGATTCGAAGAACATGATTTTAAAATGGGAGAATCAAAGATCTTTAGGTAAGAGTAATTTAATAGATAATTATGAATCTGTTTTAGAAAATTTTCTGGATAGAGGTTTAATTGAGCCGAAAGATTATACGGAATATGGTAATGTGAAGTTGTATAAAATGCCTATGCCAATATTTGATGAGCTTCGCAATTTAGCCCCCGTTGTCAAACAAGAAATATATGAGGTTGTAAATTCACATTATTTTGAGTTGCCATTTTAAACAGTTTTGCTTAAACAACGCCATTTAAAGGGAGTGGGCTTTCACTCTCTTTAATTCTTCTTTAGAAGAGGAGAGGTTCATCAATTTCCACTCAACGCCTCAATAAAACGCTGCCTATACAATTCTTTTCTAATTTCAAGGTCATCAGTACCATCACCACCTTGGCTTAAAAGAATCAATTCAGCAGAAAACCACTCTTCAAGAACCTTCTCGAATATTTCTAAAACTTCACTTTTGTTCATGGGCTTTTCACCTTCAATTTCAAAATAAAAAAGACATCCGTCAGGACGCCTTTTCTTTCTCTTTTTCAGTTTTAACTTGCTCCAGTAAGCTTTTTAAATAAACAGCACTTACACGTCTTCTAGTTTCTCTGGCAATCATTTTCAACAACACTCCAGTTATAAGCGAAGTCACAAACAAAGCCCACCAAATACTAATCTCCATGTAAAGTTTTAATGATAATCCTATCAAAGCAACTATTGCCGCAAAGTATTTAGAATGATCAAATTGGGATTCAACTTTTGTTGCCTTTGCAATCCCATAAAATAATCCATCATTGTCAAGACCCCTTAAAAGGTTTAACATATCGACACAGTTTCCTTCAGATTTAACTGAAAAACAAGTTTCGATAAATACATGGAATTCTTCATCCGATGCAGTTAAGAAAAAGTGCTTTGTATCTTCTTTAGACCAACTTTTCACATCTTCAAGGTCTATATCGTTTTTCTTTCTTCTAAACGGCCACATATCACACATTCACCTCAAGGTGATTATCGTACACAGATGGAAAATTTTAAAGAGGAGGGAGGGAAACCCCCAAAAATTGTGGTACGATTAGAATGATTACCAAACGAGGAGAGATTGTTATGGAAAAAAGACCAGATAACAGAGCAGCAGAAATTAGACCAGATAGTAGACCGACTGAGAATGCAATGAACACACCAAGACATGAGCAAAATTCAGCCGATAAACCATCATTAATATTAAATCCGCCGAAAATAAAGAAGAATTAAATTTCACTGTTTTCGCTTTCTTCAAGTGTTTCTAGGTATTGTTCATGGGCTTTCAGGGCATCTTCTGTATTATAAATAGATATGATAAACCCTGTCTTAGTATCAAGGAATACATATGGTACCCTAACATCTTTATTGTCTTTTAAAAGTTCTGTCCAGTATTCTGTATTAGAGAGTAATAGATTCCTTTCTAATTCAACAGGTCTGGACACTTTTTTTATTTCTCCATAAATTACTTCATCTGGATTATCAATTTTTCTAAATGAAACGAGCTGAGCATCATTCTTTAAAAATGTCTCATTCCATACTGTACTTGTATCTGAAAGTTCAGCAGTTCCACTTCCTCTCCTCACAACATTCACTAATCTGATCATCCATCTGTAAGCGAACCTTGATACAAACCAAGAGAAAAGAAAGCTAAAAATAACACTGAATGACACAAAGTAAACAAGGAAACCAAGGTTATTCGATAATTCGAGAACGTCACTAAGTGTATGAACAGATAACCAAGGATTATTTACCGAATTCGCATTAATAATTTTCGCGGCAAGCTGATAAATCCCAAGCACAACCATACCAACAGGGAACCATAGAATTGCGCTTATTGCTGCTATCTCAAAGTTTATATGTTTACTTGCTGGATGTAATCCAAATAACTGTATCCAAAAATAACTCAATAATCCTGGTAAAGTAAAAATCAAAATTGCTACAAAGTTTTCCATCCTGACACTCCTTTAAATTAATTTTACAGAAAAATGTTGGATAATTCACCACATATCTCAAATTGAAAAAGACACCCATTAGGATGCCTTGGTTAGTTTTTAAGTAATTCTGCTGCCAATTTTATTGCTATGTCTTTTATTTCATTGTAGCCACCTTTAGCCAGTTTGCGTGCTATCTCTTTAAGTTTTTCAGGTTTACTAAGGTGTTCGTCAATTTTCAATTTTTCTTCAACATAATTTATTCCAAAGCGACTGAGATAAGCAAACTGCAAAAGTACGCCGTATGGCTTCGTATATTTAACATTATTTAAGAATCCTTCGTTCTCAAGCTTTTTAATTGCTTCGTAAAACATTTGCTGACTCATTCCTAAACAGTTTGCATCTACATTTTCAAGCATAGGTAAATCCTTTTGATATTCTAAATAAAGGGCGACTAAAACCCTTTCTTTTGCATTCAATTCAGTCATTTTCTCACCACCAGTAATATTTTCCTCAATTATAACATCGATTCAGACTGCGTGGTTTTCTGTATCCTCTTTTGCTTACTGTTTCTCTTTTTCCGATTTCACCTGTTCCAGTAAGCTCGTATATTGAGCTGCTCGGGATCGATGATCACTACCATTTTTAATAGGCAAATAGAAAAACGAAGAAAATAATGTAAGACACCAGAATAAGGAACAATCGATACATTTCGTCATCTGTATAATAATTGAAAATTTGAGTAAGCATAAAAACAGTTGCCGCAATTAAACTGGGAACTGTCTTCGAATTGTCGAAAGACTCCTCGATTTCTTTCATCCTTGCGATACCAAGTATGACTGTATCTAAATCAAGCCGTCTAATTCGTTGAAGCTCGATTTTCTTGTTTTTGTTTGAACTATAACCAAAATAATCTCTAATGTATTTCTGTATTTCTTCATCAGGCCACGTTAGCAATACCTCTCCTAAATCTTCAGGCTCTTTTTTTAGTTTATTCCTTTTCCTAATCCACCATCTAAACATCCCATCATTCACCTCGATCCTATTATCGGGCAAATGTGGAAAATTTTAAAGAGGGGGATATGACAATGTGCTATACTTTAATTACCAAAATATTGGAGGTTGAACATTGATGAACTTCGATCCTGAGAAATTCAAGAAACTTCTTAATTCTGCGTCAAATCCTTCAAATCCAAAGGATACAAAAATAAAGAACTATTATGTGAATCAAGAGTATCAAGAGTTTGTATCTTTCGATATTGATTTTGAGAATGTAGACGTCGCTTTGCGTATTGCTGGACTTTTTGGAAAACACGCTACGAACTTTACTATAACCACTTTGCATTTCCCTGACACAAACAAAATTGATTATATTCAATTTATAGTATTCAAAATTAATGACCCGGAACTTTTAGCTATCCTAGATCAAATATAAAAATAAAATCCCACTTAATGATAAGTGGGATTGGTTATTAATCGGTGCATCTCTGTAAGGATGCACTCTTAAAAAGCGATTAACATTTTTGTTACTATTATAATACATCTAAGTTTTTATTTTGTCAATGGTTGTTTTAAACTTGATGGTTTTTTTCTTTTAAAACCTTTATTTCATCTCTTAGTTCAGCAATTTCTTGTTCCATGTCATTGATTTTTTGATACTGTAAGCTATAAAGCAATGAAAAGGAAGTTTCAATTACTTCTTGAAAAATTGATCCCACTAAATAAATATCTTCATTCAAAGAGGATATCTTATTCAATAATCGCCCTTTACTTATAATCCTCAATTCATCCATTACAATAGCTGATTCAGATTCAAATCCATCAGCAGGAGTAACCCTCCTGTAACGTTTAAGTCCAGAAGGATTTGTTATTGGATGAAAAGCATCTTTCACTTTGTCAGGACTTGATGTAACAGGTAACACGATCAATTTGTTTTCAATTTCATCGAGAATTAGAACAGGATGACAATAAGCAAATTCGAAATTTAGTCCTAAATCGGCTAAAAAGATTTCCCCTTGTTGTGGTGTTACTATATTGTTCCTTTCCTTATACTGATTAAACCGCCTTCTTTGAATCCAGTTCTGTAGGCTCTTTGTTATTTCTGACAGCTCATCTTCATTAACTTTATAAGAACAGTGATTTACAAAGTTAAAAGATGTGAGGAGAAACTCTCTCCATACTTTTTCTGAATCAGAAGCCTTAATATTATTTGATAAATTGTTAAACTTGCTAAAATCAGGTTTAAGCATTTGATCCTCCCAAAACTTGATGAATAATCGATTCGACAGAATAGGAGGAAATACCTTCTTTTTTTACAAAATTTTTATTTCACTCAAAAGCAAAACCCCCTCTAGGGAAGGGATCTTGATTTTGAATAAAAGAGTGATTTTACATAAATATTTGGTTCTTTTCTTCTTTAAAATCACGAAGATCATAATGTTTGATTGTAGTGGAAACATCCTCATGTTGAGCGATGTATTTGCTGACAAGTTCAATCTTGATTTTCTTGACTTCGAGTAAGTAGGTAATACAAGAGGCTTTAAATAGGTGAGGGTTGATTCTACGGCCAAGAATGTCTGACAGAACATCAGAACAAAAATAATCAGCCCACGTTTCTGACATTTGTTTTGGTTGTCCACCGTATGTAGTGGTAAAGAGGTATTCATGGTCATATCCACGTTTTTCATGCCACAACTTTAAATATTTTAGAGCTTCGGTGTTAATCATATATTCCAATACCTTGCCTTCACCGCCTCCTTTACCAAACACTTTATGTGACAACACATATGGTTGTCCGGCAGGGATAGGGTAATCTAAGATTTCTGTCTTAAACTGAATGATTTCAGCTCTCCTGGCACCTACGTTAAAAGCCGTTGCAAGCCAGGCCATTCCCAAATAATTCTCATCTTCCTCAAGCGTATTCATCATTGTTTGATAGTCTTCATATGTAATCTTTACTTTCTCATAAGTGACTGTCTTAGGAATAGCAGGGAGGCCGCGGGTAAAGTTCCTGAATGTTTTATAATTGTCATCATCTTCAGCTACAACATTTTCAATATAGTTGTTTAAAGAAGAAACACCAGCTTTTTTAAGCGCAATACCACTAGAAGACATGCCTCTGTTTTTTAGGAAACTTTGATATTTAATGAAGTCACGTTTAGTGATTTTGTATAATTTTTTTCCATTTAGAGAATTATGCACCCACCAAAAGAATTGCCGAAGGGAAGAGGTGTACTGTTTTCTTGTTTTATCACGGAATGAGTGAGCGTCCAAAAATTCTTGTGTTAAATTTCTGTGCTCTTCATCAACCTGAGACCACATTTCATCAGTTACTTCAGGCAGCTTCTTTGCACGGGGGCGTATCATATTTTTCTTAATTTCTTTTGCCATTAATCCACCACCGACTATTTTATTGTCTTATGTCCAAGCCTGTTCACATCCTTGGACACAGCTTCAATTAATCGGCCATCCTTTAAAGCTTCAGCAGTGTTAGCCATGAAAGGTCTTGGTTTTCCATATCCATAACCATGTTCATCTGGATATGTGTAACCTTGCCCAGTTTCAACAATCGTTGCAACGTCACGCCCATCATCTTCGCGAATGTTATCCAATGAGATCCCGTTTACTTCATTTTCTGCTACAAAAGAGCTTTTCAACTCATGTGTCCTTTCGTAAACTAGGGGATCGTATACATCGTAAACATCTGTTTCAACATGATCCTGCCCAGTTTTGATTAATGTTTGCTTTGTGCTGCTATTTGACTGTTGGATGGCCTTTAAAGCTTCTTTTTGAACTAAAATGGCGAGATCTTTGTAAGTCGCCATTAGCTGTCCTCTTTAGTAAGCTCTTCAACTTTTTTTAGGATGTCTTCGTTTATTTTGTCTGCATTTTCATTTGCTGCTCTTGATATAAAATCAACAAAACCATTAGCAGCATCTTCAACTTTTTTTAAACTTTCTTTAGGGAAGGCTTCATGAATAGTTCTAATGTGCTCTGATTTAGCAACTTCTTCAAGCATTTTAATTTTAGCTGTTAAAGTCTGGGGCATATCAGCGATATCACTAAATTCAATAACCGTATAGAGATAAGCTAAATCTCCAGCACCTAAATCAGTTTTAACTCCTTTGTTTGATTGGATCTCAACATAGTCTTTAACGAGAGTTTTAATCATCTTGTTTATCCTTGTAGGATCGAAATTCGGATAAATGTAAGTATGATATTGATCATTCAATTCGATTCTTTGCTTCTCATTGTATTTCTTATTATCCTCTTTAATATGACTGAGCGTTAATTTTTGTGTTGTCATCAAATTTCCTCCTTTTTTAAATCCAAATAAAAAACACTTATTAAGGTGTCACACACGTTCCTAAATCCACACTGACATTAATGAATGGTTTATCATAACTTCTACCCGTAATCTCTTCATATTCAGCAGGAGTGATATAACCCCACTCAACGTAATCTCTCATAATAGAATCGTCTTCATAGCAGCCCCAATCATAAAATTGTTTAATTGCAGCATAGTCAGGATACTTCATGTAGCAACGCTACCTTTCAATTTTTCAATTTCTGCTTGAACCTGGGCTAGTTGATAGGAGAGTAACGCGTTTTGCCTTTTCAGCAATTCTAATTCACTTGGATTAGGTTTAGTCGGTTTTATTTTTTCAATATATTCCGGTGTAGCTGCTTCGACCCAAACGTCTTTTTGAGGATCATATTTAGGATTGATGATATCTACTGATACCGAAGTTGTTGTACAATTCGGCGGCATTTCTTCACCTGCTTCAAGGTTTATTTCAATATCACCTTCACCAGCATACATCAAATTTTTATCATAAAAAAGAACATGCATGTCAATCCCTCCTTACCATAGCGGAATTCCAACATTAAAGGAAACCCTAGTTACACTAGCAGGATCATTAGCGTTTATCCCGTCATAACGGAGATATCCTTCTGTAGTAAAAGCAAATCGAGCAGTTCCATAAGAGCCCACAGTAGGGACAACTATATCAACTAATTGAGAGGGAGTATTTGCAAACTTTGCAACGTTTGTTCCGATAGCAGGTAAGGAACCAAAAGTGCCTCTTAGCCATATAACGTTATTAACCACAGAGAATTTCAGAGGATAAGCTGAATCTTGCTTTGCACCATTGATTAACGTAACCGTGTTCCATGTTGCTAATATATCTGAGTCAGTTAAGACTTTTTTCCAACCTTTAAAAACCCCATCATTATGAGTAGTTGAATGCCATAGGGTATTATCGGAGCTACGCCAAACCAAAAATGTTTTTCTCCCCATTCCAGTTTCAACGACATCATAGTTAAACCAATTTAAATCGTTTGGTACGGGATTGTTTTGTACAAGGTGACCTTGTGCATAATAAAATCCAGTAGGTAAAGTTAGCAAATCTGTACCGTCAGGAAGTTTTGTTCGGTTTCCGTTATCACCAGTTATTTTATAAAGCTGTCCGCTATTCCATTTTGCGCGCTCAGAATCAGTAATGTGCAGAATTTTATTTTTCGCATGAGTATCTGTATAAGCTTTAGCATCACTCAACATTTTATCTGCTTTTGTTTGTGCACCCGAAGTCGTTTCTTGTGTCTGCCACGGTGTCCACGTTGTTGAATCACTCTTTCTGAATCTAAAGAAAGACTGCGTTCCATTATAGGATTCATATGCAACCTGAGCAAGCGTGTTCCCGAAGCTTATAACCATTAAAAACACACGGTTCGAAGATGGAGGGGAATTTACTCCTTCATTGTAGATAAGATACATACCGGTTTGAGTCAGTGTGTCATAGTCTGTTATCTCATTGCTTCCCTTATAAAAAGGCTTACCATTATCGTCGGTCATTTTAAAGAGCTGCCCAGAGTCCCATTTTGTCCGTTCATCAACTGTTATGTGCCTTGTGTTGTCTGAGTTGTGTTTATCAAAATCAGTCTTCGATGCCTGCTTTACGTTATCAACATTAGACAGTCCGACTTGTGTTTTTGTAACTTTATGTGGATTATCTTTATTATTCGCATGGGCATCTATGTAAGCCTTCATAGAAGCTAAAGCAGAATCCAAATCAGAAGAAGAGGGGATAGTTATAAATTCAGTCCATCCAATAGATGGATACCAGTGACGAAGATAAATTCTTGAATCATTACGGTTTCCAGCATGAAAGAAAAACTGTGCAAATCGATATTTAGTTGTCTTTACATTTAAACACTCACCATAGGAACTTGGATATCCAACTGAACCTGTTGAGAGGTGAAATGTTGAAATTCCTATTGGATAGTTATCTCCAGAGTAAGAAGCATCTTGAAATGGTGATGGGTCACTGATAATGGTGACTTGCTCTGATGTAACATTATGAGGGTTCGATTTATTATCTATGTGATAATTAATCAAATCTGTAAGCTGCTCGATTGTTACCCTTAGTTCTTTTTCTGTGTCAAGGCTGTGTTTTTCAAATCCAGAAAACTTCCCTTTAAGGTTCTCAATCTTAATTTCATTTTCTTTGTTCTGTGCTCTTGAGAGATTATCCATAGTTAAGTCACCGCATTTCCTTTGATGGTAATTGAACCACCATTAATCTTTGTCACTTCAAGTAGAACTGCGGTCTTCCCAGCAATGTCGAACTCCCAAATCTCATCAATACCGAGTGTACTTGCGCCAAACATGTGATTAGATGTGTTAATTCCTTCAAGAGCGATCTTTTTCCCATTCTGTGTAACGGTGAAAAACTTAACTTCTCTTGAAGTACAGTCACCTGTAATCTCTACTGTAAGTGTTCGATGAGACTCCACGATGAATTTTTCTCCTTCTCCGACTTCAGTAACTGAATCGTGAAAGGTGAAGGGGGTAACTAAGGGTTCGATTTTTCGAGGCAATTTCTTATAATCGCAAACTGACATTACACGCCTCCTTATATTGATTTGCATAAAACTTGTATTTTATCGAAATAAAAAAGAAGAGGGGAGAAATCCCCTCGTCATTATATTCTGTATTCGAATACTACTCTTTTTAACTAGTTGTTCCACCTTTCAACTCATCGATTTGCTTTTGCAGACCATCTAAAACGGCCTTTACTTCGCTGTTAAAGTGATCCAGCATGACGCTGCCGGTTCCGATGTTGTTACTTCTTACAGACTTGTCTGCTAGCATTTCGTTGGTGATACTTTTTGCTTCAATGACAGCCGGATCACCTTTGTCACCTTTATCTCCCTTATCACCTTTTGGCCCTTGTGGTCCAGGTTCACCCTGCATTCCTTTAATGTATAAAGGATTGACCTCACTGTTACCTTTCAGATATACGGGAGTTACTGGTTTACCTGTGCCATCGTTCTCTGCAGCAGTGAATACTCCGTTACTTTCGTTTAGAAATTGTTCTGCCATAATAGAATCTCTCCTTATTTATGTTTTGAATTTTGATTATTAGTCACCAATATCTACAGCTTTTGTTTGAGTTCCTGTATCTGGAGATGGGGGAGGAGTTACAGGTGTGTTGGTTTCAGTTCGAGGCACTCGTGCGAACCTACCAATTTTACCTTTGCTGTCTGCTGCAAGAACCTTAAATGAAAGCTCTGGCGTGTAAGCAGAGCCATTTTCAAGAGACATTTCAAATTCACCAGATGGTGCAACCTTGTCGAATTGAATATAGAGGTCACTGTAAACAACACCAGTGTCCGGATCATACTCGATAGTGTGATATTCAAGCTCGTACATTTCAGAGAATTTGTTCGTGTTGATTTCTACTGTTTCACCAGTTACTTCAACTTTGTATACTGCAGTAAGCACATCTCCCTCTTCGGCAAAACCTTCAGGAACCGTAACTACGCCATCTTTAAATTCAGCTTGTACAGCTGCACCTTTGCTATTTTTAAGCGATACCGTACCAATAGGAGTTTTCTGCAGTTTTACTGTCCCATCTGTATCAACGGTTACATCTTCGCGTTCAAATACATTGAATTTGTTTTCTTCAATTGCAACCCCTTGAGTCATTGCCATGAATTCCATGTCAAAGAATGCATTTTTAACTTTTGCATCAATTGACTTATCAGAACGAAGGAGATAAAGAGTTTTGTTTCCAATACCACCTTTTAACTCTTCTTCTGAAATTGATTGAGAAATAGAAGCCAATTGAGCTTCGGCAGCAGAAATCACATGTCCATCGGATTTTCGTTTCCAAGTAACATCTGCTGTATCATGAATAACTGTTTTCTTGGTCATTAAATATCCTCCTTGAATTTAAATAAAAAAAGACTGATGATTAATCAGCCTTGAAACAATCTTTTTAAGTTTTTAACTTGTTCATCAGTCAGTGCATGACTCTCTTCTTCAAAGAGGTCAACATGTTCACTCCAGTGTTTAATATTCTTACCTGCTTCAGGGGATACTGTTGCAAATAAAATAGATGTATCGTAATCCTTGATTCTATCGATACGATAGAAAGTCATATACATTTGATACATTGTCATTTCTGCAATTTCTTTGTATGGGACACCTGTAAAGGCCATGATTGAACTGATCATGTCATACACTTCAAGCAGCTCTTGTTCTTGTCTTTTTAATCTTTTACTTTGCTCGATTCTTCGTTGAACTTCTGGGTTTGGACTAATCTTTTCTTCTTTGAGACAGTGCATTTCTATAATAAGTTTTCTTATTGAAATGAAATTATCTCGATCAATTAATTCAAATATACCCTCATTCTGAAAGACCTTTTGGAACACTTCAGAATAAGCCTCATTGAAATTTGGTAATTGATTAACGATATCAAAAAGAGGCAGCTTCTTCATTTCTTCAATAAGCTCGTTTAATTCACCGTTTTTATTAAGCTGGCTATATCTATAAACAATCTCATTTTTGCTCATCTTTATTAAGTTCAGGTATGCCGCATAGTCGTTGTAATCCTTCATTTTGAGGAAATGACACTTACCAATAGGAGTGTCAACGGGGATACCTAAGATAAATAGTTCTTGAGAATTTTCGTTCATTTCATTGCTCCGAATGTGAAAATCATTTTATAACCCAAATACCCAGTAGGTGGGTTTCCGATCAGCATTCTTTTAGGAGCCATAGCCTTTCCGAAGCCAGCGATATTTTTATTGAAAAGAAGCTCAGATAACCTGTCCAAAATTTTTAAAGATCTAAATTCATTTTCTTCATATGTCTCAATATGAGTGTAGACATCAATATGAAGGTCTTGATCCATAAGCAAATAGCTTTGATTAGAGGGCTTTGATAAGCCACTTCCTAAATACATGCATACTCTACAGATTGGTGATTCAGTAATGTCATCGGTTTTTGGAGCTCTTTTGAAGATTGTCTTGAAAATAGGGGGGATAATGCGGACTTTTCCATCTTCTTCAACAGTTGTTTCGACTTCATAGCCTTCTAAGTCCTGAACATCCGGGAGGTCAGGGGAGAGGGGGTTGTCCTTATAATACAGAAGCCTGTTGAGTTCAGAATCATTAATCAATGTTCTGAAAATCTTGGTCATGTGTTCAACCATATTGCTCATGCACTACCATCACCTCTGACTTTCTTTTTAGCAATTAATTTTATTGTGCCGTGATCTCCATAAACCTTAGAGTAGTCAATGTCATTAACAAGATAATCCTCACCAAAGAAAGAGAGGAGGAGCCCAATTTTAATTTTGTCGTTATTTACATTTGGAATTGTGATGTTCGCTTGGCCGTCAGGGAGATTTACAGCGAGGTCAGTCCCATTTATAGATGTGGATCGTTCAAAAATGCAGGGTATTTTAATAACTTCTCCAGGCACTTTAACTTTGATTGGTTTTCCAGTAACTTCGCTTATCTTGTCTGAATCAATCCATTTGTCATTAGCGGTGATCTTTATTGAGGAGTTGCACAGTCTAATTTCTGCTTTTTTATAAATTTTATTAAAGCTTGGGAATGTACTGATTAACCATTGCTCAGTACCCCATTTAACAACTCCTCCAATATAGATATCTTCGGGCAGTCCAAGAATGTATTTAGTCATTCCATCACCATTGGAATACTTCGAGGTAATCAAACACTGTATCGATTCTTTCCCGTCAATTGATACAGTCTCGGATTGAAATCCTTTTAGACCAGCCTGAAAAATCAATTTTCCATCATGTTCAATTTTTTTATTAGCATCAATCTGATAATAATTTCTAAAGTCCTTCATTTAAATCACCGGATAGGTATTGACCTAATCTTACGATTTCAGCACTCACGTCCAAAATGATTTCACGAATTTCAGCCAGTTCTGCATCAGCAAGCATTTTCTTATTTAGATGTTGCTCTACTTTATAAAGAACTGAGTTGTTTTTCTTGCTTAATCTTACGCAGTGCTCTTGTAATGAGAAAGGTGCTTGTCCTTCATCAAAGGGTTGAAAAACACTTTTATTGCTCATAAATAGTCCACCTCTGTATTCATAATGAGGCGATCAATTTCTGCTTTTTGCTCTTCGATAGACTTTCCTAATGAATTGATTTGTGTACCATAGTTAGTAACGCCAACGTCTTTTGCAAATGGCTGCCATGTTGTCTGGAAAAAAGTCTGTTCATTAGTTAAAAAAATTAGACGTAAATAATGAACGAGAATCAATAAATCATCCTCGTTCATTACTCTATTTACCGTTTCGGTTTCATCGTTACACTTTATTTTTTTGTCGCGAAGTCGATTGTTGAATCGAAGAACTGCATTCCTTATAGACTTATAAATTAGCGTTTCGTCTGTGGGTAAATTGATATCAGACGTTTTGCAGTTTAGCAAGAAAAACTCCCAAATTTCATCATAAGAAGTCATTATTGAACCTCCTAGTCAAAAAGCAAGGAAGGATCTTCGACACCCATCCATTCAGCTAATGCTTTAAGTTTCCCAGCAGGAATATCATCACTGAATTCAGAGGCAACATCAATAACAAACTGTTTTTCCGAGTCAACTGTTATCTTTTCAAGTTTACTTTTCATTTGTGCAATGTTACCTGTTTTGATCATTTTTGTGATTTCTTCTTTTGTGTGGGTGTTATTTGAATATGTCTCTGCATCAACAATAGATTCTTTAAGTTCTTTTGTTGAGTCATCTTCATCGACAATAACCAATTCACCTTTATCAAAGCAGACGCTGTTCATTGTCAACCATTCAACGACCTCTTTTGGCACTTCTTTAATGTCAGCCTTACCGTTTTTGCTTCCTGCCCAGGTGTATTGTTTATGTGTGCCATCTCCAGTGTCTCCAACAAAATAAGAAGTGTTTCTATATCGAGCCAATTTAACTGTTTCAGCCATTTCTTCCTCCTAATAAATCCTTATTGTTATATTTAAATCCTTAAATAGATACTGCTGCTTGCTCCTCGATAATTCCAATTGCCTCACCAAACAGAAGGTTGACGGAAGCTGATTGAGCAATTTTCATTTTGACTCTTTCGTCTTCGATATCCTGTTCTGTATATTGGCGAAGTCCACCATACTCAACAATTGAAAATGGTTTTTGTGATACACCACCAGCAAACATATAGCCTTTATTTACTGGAAGTTCAACTTTTGAATTAGTTTCATCAGTAAATGGATTTGTAAGGTTTACTGCTGTGGTTCTTCCAATTGTTGCAGGGTTTAAGGCAGTCAAAAGTTCATTTTTAATGCCATCAGTTAGAAGGTTTTTATATGTAGAATCTGTAGATTGTTGGAATGCAAAGTAATCAATGAGTAGGGAATCGGCGATGAATACCGGTCTACCTCCATAACGTTGAAGAACAGAGGCAACTTCACTGTATTTTTTTAGTGTTAGGTTTGAACCAACAGAAACGTTTTTTGGTGGGATTTTTCCTTTAGCAATGGCAGCCGCAGTTAATTGATGAATATTATCCAAATACAAACGAACTTTTGCATTGGCAATATCATTAACTAATTTGTTGAAGTACTCAACAGAATCAGTTACAAGATCAAGTGGCTCGTAGTAAAAACCAGTAGATAGGGTTTGAGGAACAGCAGGTACATTCTCCCGACCTTCAACTCGAACCAGATCTACGCCTGATCCACTAGCAGACCAAATCACTTTTGCTTTGTTTTTCTTAGGGATTCTGATTAGTTTTAGATTCCCAGGCTTCTCTTGTTCGAGATTTGCAAATAGCGAAAGAAGATTCGTTACCATCGGTTTTGCAATTTCATCAGCCTGTTGGACTACAAGTGTATTAAACTGATGCAACATAGAAGGGTCAGGAGTAACAGTTCCATCACCAAATACTTTTTTAATATAAGTTTCGATATCTGATTTATCTGTGGTTTCCATCTTATTGTTAACCACACGGCTGAATAAGCCTTTAATTTTTACAGTGTCAAGTTTCATATAACGTACTCCTTTTCAATAAGTGTTTATTCAAATTTATGTATTAATCGCCAATGTCTACGGCTTTAGTTTGAGTTTCTGCACTTGTTCTTGGGACTAATCCTGTTTCTGATCCTGTGATTACTTCGAGACGTACGAGCTTTTGTCCCATTGTGTATTGGAGATCATCCTCGCTGTTTACAACAAGGAATTTAGCAGAAGAGTCTGCAAAGTCAGCATGTGGTGAAGCAGCGTCACTTAAAATGTATTTTTCAGTTTTAATATCAAAGTGCGCCACTTGTCCTCGTTTAACTTCTTTGACGCCTTCATTCAGAGAAAAAGCAGAAACATCAAAACGTGTGTATCCTGGTTCCAAAATAACGATACGAGCATGTTCACCTTTAGCATTATAGAAATCAGTCAAAGACTCGCCCAAATAACGAACTTCTGGGGCTGCAATTAAATAAGCTCTGTGCTTTTTGTCGGAAAGTTTTTTTGCAATGCGGTTTCCTTCTTCATCAAAACCGAGTTCCACAAGCATAAAGTTGTCGATATCTGATCCAGACACCTTAGCACCGTGAGCAAGAGTTTTGATTTTTAATGAATTCAAGTTACCAGTAGTGTGGGTGCCTACTTCTGTGAGGGCAGTTTGTAGTCTAGTAGCCATTTATAAATCCTCCATTTTAAGTTTTTTAAGATGAATAACGCGATTCAAACGAATCATCATCTTTTAGTAATTTTTCACGTTTGCTGGACATCTCTCTAATAAAAATTCCATCTTGATCAGTTGCATGATCAACAAGTTCGACCAACATTGAATTCAATTGAAGAACTGCTTTATCGGCTTCTTCGTTGTCTTTAGCAGATGCCAGAATAAGATTTTGAACTTCTTCAGTTTCATATTTCTCTTCAGCATTAAGAGCTTCAAATTTAGATTTATAGAATTCTTTCTTTTCTTGGATTCTTTTTTCGAACTCTGCTTTTTCATGTTTTTCTTTGAACGGTTTTAGCTCTTCTACAGCAGAATTTAACTGAACGAGTTTTTCGCTTGCTGCATTAAACTGCTCTTCAAGCTTAGCTTTACTCTCCTTGATTTCATTAAATTGCTCGGAGAGCTCTGAAATTTTTTGTTTTTCTCATTCAGTTGACTTTGGATATCTTCGGGGACAACTTCTTCCCAATTTCTTTTTAAGAAGACTTCAGTTTTAGAGTCCAAATCAATTGTCAAAGTATCCCCATTTTTGGTGTAGTTAACTTTGTAATATTTGTCGTAAGAATTATCTTCAGACCAGCTATAAATGTTTACAATAAAATATGAATCATACACATCAGCAATGTATGATTCCTCATTTGATTCGAGAGTTGGATCAAGCTGATTATAGATAAGTGCTCTTATGTCTGAATGTGATAACTCAAAGACTTTTTTAAATTTATCCACTTTTTCACCTTCCTTTTGTTTTTCTTGGATAGCGGCTTGCGCTATTAATTTCTCGAATTTTTGCATCTCATTAAAGCTCACTAAACGAGATGAATCATAAGCAGGGAGGACAACATCGTGTTCACCTCGCTTTTCAGAATTCAAGATCGCATGACCTTCTAAATAAATGGGTGTTTCAATATACTCTATCCCATCTTTAACAGAGTAATTTGAGTATAGAATTTCGCAGCTTGTGTTTATATTGATGCCCCGCGAATACCATTCCAATAAAAGCTCGCAGGCATCGCTGAAACGTGAACTCCATAAAACTGCATCGGCGGCCAAAACTTCTTTTTTTCCTTCTGGAGTATCGATCTGCATAATGTATCCTTCAGAAGTAAACACGCCAATTGGAGTAGTATCTGTCTTAACTTCAAGTTCACCATGTTTATCAGTACCTAAAAATGCTTCATGAGATCCAAGAGCATCGGTAGCCGTGTTGACTTCTTCAACCTCATGGTATTTTGCAACAATAGGCTTATTGATAATAGTAGGGGAGGCGTCCAAAGCAACTTCCTTAGAAATGACTGTATTGTTATGAGATGCCTCAAAGTCAAAAATGATAAAAGTGCAGGGGAGCTTTGTGGGATCATCTGTTTTCTTTATCTCATTTAGCTGCAATTGAAAAACTTTTTTCTTTTGCTCTTTGGACAAACGTTTATTCACCTCCTTTCAAAACATTGCAAATTAGTCTGGTAAGCTGTTTCCATTTGATGTTGCAGATTTAATAGTGTTTTCATTAGTACTTTCATCTACAACAGGGTGTCCAGCTTCATTGCCTGTATATGTATAGGATGTTTGATAAGGCTTTATCTTATCTTGAAGATTTAATTCATCTGTTTCATATAAAGTTTGTTCCAAATAACTTTCCCATGACACGCCTGCAATATTGTCGATAACATGTTTAATTGACCATCCTTTATCATTAAGCTTAATGAGAATGTCCATCTTTTCTTTAAGTGTTAAAGGCTTATCTTTGTCATAGTTCATGTAATAATTATCTTTTTGACCTGCAGGAAGGATAAGGTTAAAGAGTTTTTGATATACTTCCTGTTCAACTTCCTCCATTAAGACGCCAATTCTTTTGTAAAAGGTATCTAAGTTTAATGAGGACGTTGCATAGTTGCCGCCATCACCATTTAGCAAAGATCCTGATAAACCATAAGCAGATTGTATGTCACTGTTGATGTGGTCAAATTTTGTTCCGTCTAATCCATCGGCTTTTACATCCGGGAACTCCAAATTTGCAAAGTCGGGGATGGAAACGACTGTAACTCCATCTTTATTGTTTTTTTCTAAAGCAGTCTTCACTCCAGAATGAATTTTTTGCTTTACTGGTCTTGGAAGCTTAAGATTTGTGTACTCGCCTTTACCTTTATCAGTCCCGATGGTTAAAACAGCAACTGCATTAATGATTTTATTGGCGATAGCTCTTTCAACGTCTTTAAGTTTCTTCTTATGTAGAACATCATATAAACCTGGTGTTACCCAAGATGTACCTAACCCTTGATTCCTTTTTAAAGTTCCGGTTCGAAGTGGGAATGTCCGTTCTTGAGGGAGTTCCTTATATCTGTATTTCTCTCGATCTTTTAGGAAGTTTTCATAATCTGAATTCTTAATGAAAGGGGAAAAGCTGTGTAGTAGCTCTTTTCTATAGTCCTCTTTGATGTTGCTGAAATACTCCATATCGATTAAACAAACCCAATCACCATTTCTTCTGAAAGCTGGAAAAGCATATTTAACGCTGTCAAACACAAAAGGGTAGGGGGATTTTTCATCTCCTAGCCAAATTCCAACGAGTGTTCCTGCTGCTGCAGTTTGTTTTAGCAAGTCGCGAGTTAATCTTTTATGTTTTACTCTATGGAGGGATTTATTTAAAAGGGAGATGTGCTTATCAGAGGACTTGCTTTTCACAAAGGAATCAATTTTATAATTCAAAGTTGGGAGAGCTTCGATTAACTCAAAAAGTTGGTGGATCTCAGCGGTTGAAATATAGAAATATTGAGCAAGATTTTCTATCTCTTCCTGAAACTTATCAGGGTTAGAAAAGTATTCTTTTAACTGCTTAGCATCTACTTCACTTATAATACCTTGAGAAAATAGGTTAGAAACGAAGCCAGATGCAAAAGTAGACACATAGGTACTGTAATCGTTTAGCAGCTTTTGGTACTCCTCTGATTCAATATCGATTTTATTAATACCAGCCATAATTCACCTCATTTCTTTTAAAAGTAGACAAGATCATCATCAATGTCATATTCTGTTTGTTTGTTGAGTTTTCGTTCTAAAAGGGTAGCAACATAATTCCCATACGCCACGGAACTATATCTGTCTTTTCGTTTACTCTTAGGTTCTTTTAGCTTGATTTGTCCGTTATCGCTGTATTCAGCTTCAAGGTTTATCATTTCATTGATCAACAAGGTGATTTGAACATAAGATGAAACAAATTTGGCCTTGGTTTCTTCTGGTAAGGCTTCGTATCCCTTGAATCGCTTCAAATACTCTCGACCTTCATTTTCATTTATAGGGATTTTAATTTTTCCTCGTTTAAATCCGTCTTTAAGAAGAACTGCAATCTCACTATTTAACTGAGCGTTACCTTTAATGCTGTAAATGAGTTTTTCGGCATTTTGATACGTGCAACGTTCAGCCATTTTTTCGTCATTGATACAAGAGAGTGGTTCATATTCTTTAGCTCTTTCTTTATCATATAGAGGCTGACAAAGAGCATCATATACACCTAGACCAATGCTTTGAGTATCTAGCACAATATAGTCACATGCATAATCTTCAAATAATTGTCTTATCCTTGTTGCTTGTGAACCTGTGTGTCCACCAACTATGCTCTCCATATAAACAATGTGTCTATCATAACCATTTGAATTTGGAATTAATCTAAAAATAGTGTAAACACTGGCGTCATTATCTTTACCAGCCATGCCAGCAATGTCGTTGCTAATTAACCTTAGTTCACCAGGTTTTTTATTTTCAAATTTAAAATTTGAATCTTTAATGAGGTCATAATAATCAGGTGGAAATAGGGGAGAGGCGAGCTTTCGATTTTTTTCGAGATCTTCAAATTTAAAATAAGCTTTTTCTGATTCTCCAAACCACAATGCTTCCATTTCCATTGACCAGCCAATTGGGTCAAAGTCCTCTTCAGACATTTCGTCTTTTACTTGATCTTTATCAAGCAATCCTTCTTTAATGGCAATTTGATAAGGAAGACCACATACAAAATATTTTGATCCTTTCATCATTGCATTAAAATAGGTGACAAATCTATTATATGACCAGTGAACCTTATACCAGCAGGATGATAAGTAAATTTCTTTGTTTCGTTCTTTTAGATGAGCATATTCTTCTTTTTCAAGATATTTTGGAGACCTTGGAGCGGTAAGAAACTTTCTCAATACTTTGCTGATGATCTCAAAATCGACCATTCTGAACTCGTCCACAATCAAAAGGTTTGCACGTTTTGAGCGAGCTCCGTCGTTTGATGCAACAATTTTAATCCAACTACCATTATGGAATTCGACCCTTGCGTCATTAGTTGAAGTTTTTAAGTCCTCAATTTCTCGTCTTAAATTCGGAGACTCTTTTCGCAAATCATCAATCTTTTCAATAACTTCTCTTGCTTGTCCTTTAGTTCCTGAAGCAATGACTATCTTTGTGCCAGGAAATAGTATGGCTTGAACACAGCAGTACACCGAGGTTAACCAAGTTTTACCCTGTCCACGACTAGCTAAATACATAAAATAATGGTTATGTACCATCATGTAAATCAAAATACATTGAAATAGTTTAAGGGTTATCCCTAAGTATTCTTTTACAAAACGATGGGGATTTGCTCGATAAAAAGAAGCCCAAGCACCAATACCATCCATTAGTCTTTCTGATTTAGATTTCTTGTTGAAGTTCCTGCCTTTATTGAAGAGGTTAATACCTCTGCTGTGTTTTTTACGATCTGTTGTGAAGTTACTGTATGAGGCCATTTTCTGTTACCTCGTCTTCTTCATCATCTACAGGCTCTTCAACAGTGTGCTTTTGCATTTCGCTCCAATATTCATCTGAATACTCATTTTTGATACCAAGCATCCTCGATAAGTGACCTAAGAAAAATACTTTTATGTACTTACCGATCTTATCAGGATCTTTCCAGCGAGGCTCAGGTTCTGGAATTGGCCTTTCGTTTTCATATTTCTTTATTAATGTTCCGAAGGTCTCTTGCTCAACGCCACTAGCTCCTGATTCTTGAACCGGCTTCAAATTACTTGAACCCAATAAGTCTTGGAGTGTTTTTTGTTGCTGATCGACTTTCTCTCCATTTTCACGGCGCTTACGAATATCCAACATTGTAAGACAGATTTGATTTATAAGCAGTTCCATTCCTTTAGAATCGCACTCATACCGATTTGTAAAATCAATGTACTCATTTTGAAGCCACAAATAGTCCTCAACCGATAAACCGCGTCCCCAAAATTGAATAAACTCCTCAATATCTTCTGGAGTTACATCTTCATTACTTTTAGCGAGCAGCATTTTTGTAGTATGTTCTTGATCATCTTCAAAATCATATTCACTGTCTGACCAGTTTTTAGCGATGAAATCTTTCATGCCAATATTTTTCATGTATACACCAAAAACATTAGCATCGCCATTCTTGGATTTTGTTTTAGCTTCCTCAATTGAAGCTGTCCAAATATCATAAATAAAAGGACGATCAATCATGCGTAAAATATTTTGCACATGCTTTAAGTTTTCAGGATCTTTTTTGTATTCAGTTTGAAGGCATGTCTTACAAACTGTCAGCTTTCCAGTAGCAGCATTAAATAATGATTCAGATTTGTAAAATTGATTTATATTTTGAACTTTCCCACAGCAAGAACACATAATTTTTTGTGTAGCCATTAATTCACCTCCAATACTTAAGTTAAACACGTTTTATAAAACGCCCAGCAATAGGAAGGAGGGGCAACCTTAATCATCACTGGGCGTTCTAAAAATGTGCTTGCAATATGTAAAGTAACCTTTACGTAAAGGGGGTTTTACGTTATGATTAATAAACAAGGGGGAATGCCTTTGAAAAATCGAGTAATAGAATATAGAAAAAAATATGGTTTTTCACAAGATAAACTTGCAGATTTGCTGAACGTAAGTAGGCAAACGATTATTTCCATTGAAAAAGGTAAATACAATCCTTCATTACCTTTGGCGTTACAAATTGCAAAAACATTTAATACCATTGTTGAGGAAATTTTTTTGTTGGAAGATGATTAACAATTATTTATATAGGGGGATGATTATGACTTCTCAAAGAAACTTCTATTTTCTTGGGGTTTTATTCTTGATCCTTTTAGGTGTAATAGCTTTTTTTAGAGTAGCAACAAACTCTTTATCATTTATAGAAATACTAATGTATGGAACCGCAGCATTTATATGCTTTGCAAGAGGATATATTTATCATCAATTCAAACAGAAAGACGAAAGAGCAAATTTTATTAAGCAAAAAGGGACGAAATACTCATTCATTGCTCTACTTATATATTTGGTTTTGATATTGTATGGTACTTATTTTAATGTTATAACGTTAACAATCTTTGAAATCATAAGTACTGTAATAGCACTCACACTCATCACACTATTTACATCTATGATCATATTATCAAAAAAACATTAATCATTAAGAGGGGAATCATACCCTCTTAATGATCTTTAAATTCAAATAAAATTAAAGATTTATTCAGATACACTTAATGTTTTTAAACAAACCTTCTTTTGTTTTATCTGCATCCAATGTTCCATTTACTTTTAAATTAAGGGCTACAGGTCAGTTCCCAGCCAACTTTTCAATTAAAAACCTTCTTAGTTTCATTAAAATCCTCCTAAAGTTTTTCTCATGTAAAACGAATTATGTATATAGCTTCAATATCTTCATCATTATATACGATTAATTTTGAGAAAGGCTTTATCATTCTAATGCTTAAAAGGAATAGCATTGTCGTAGTAAAACTTTTTTACAAGGGGTTGAATCCTCTCTAACTCATTTAACGTAAAACCGTGTTTTTCACACTCTTTACAAATCAATGTTACTAAATTATTAAAAGCTGATTCTCTTTCATTGCTCATGTTTACAACTCCTTTTAATCTAATTTAATATGTAATCATACTGAATAGTCCGACCTTTACCAGACTCATAAATTGAGAGGTTAGCTCCAGCTTTCGCACCTGTCATTAGACCGTCGCTATACTCATCAGAGCCCATCACAGAAGGGAGTTGAATAACTTGAATATTATGCGTGGCTGCTTCGCCAACTGTAAGCATGTTTCCATGATGGAAGTGGGACACATATAAATAGTCGTAGAATTTTCGCTTCAGCTGTGAAATGTCACGAATAGCGTTCTTTTTATTTTTTAATTGGTGACCATGACAAGCTGCAATTTCAAACTCCAGTAATTTGAAGTCTACGATAGCTTCATCTTGAAGCGGAACTTCAATTCGCTCATTGTCTTTAAGCATGTCATGAATATATGTGGCAATGATACGCTCAACATCCTCTTTAGGCATTTCCAAACGACTTGAATTATGTAATCTTAACTCTGTATGGTTAGCAGAAGGGATATGTATGTACTTGATCTTTACGTATTTAGAAAGTTCTTTAAGCCACTCAACCTTATAACGTGAGTATTTAATAACTTGATCAATGAAACCGTACTGTAAAGCCGTCAGTTGAGATACCCGTAATGCCATTCCTTCAACACTGTCAGCACCATTTAGTACGACCAATTCATCTAAGCTTTCTTTTTTTATGTATTCAATAGTCTCAGAGAGAATTTGGTTCATACGTTCAAGATAAATTTGCTCGTTGTATTCATTGTTACAACTTTTAAATTGTTTACCAAAATGTTCATCACCAAAGCCAAGAACAGCAGCTCTTTTTCCCACGTTCTTTTCCAACACTTGAAAAGAGGGAGGGGGAAGAGTGCCAATTTCTTTAATTGCTTGAGATACATTTTCATAAAGCAGTTCAGTTCTGCTTTTTATTCGTGTTTCCTTATGAAATTCATGTTTAACGGCCTGAAGTTTCTTTCGTTCTTCCATAACTTCAAGCTTTTTCATTTCTAATTCTATCAAGGCAGCGTTGGAATCTACTGATTTTTCTTTTTGGTATTCAACGCCTTCAATGAAGTTTTTGAACCATTTCCTATAAACGGATTCTCCTTTATTTTCACCAGTTTCTTTGTTAATAAGCTCCTTAATTTCTTCCCAGTTTAAATCGTAAGCATCTTTATTGGAGCAAATTCTAATTTTCCATTCTTTTAAATTCTCATCAGGGCGACGTTTCGTTTGAATAGGATCGATCACTCAATCACCATCCTACTCATCTTCTTTAACAGGAAGTTCATTTTCTTCCTTGATTGTGATTGACACGTTTTTCCCATTAAACTCATATAATCGTTCCCTTAAATCATATGTGTACTCATCTTCTTTTGTTTGTTCAGTTATCTCCATTAAATCCATATCCAAAAAACCTTTTAAATTCACTTGGTTAACTTTTTTACTTGATCTACCTTTTGCCATACCAAAATTCCTCCTTGTTATCCTTTTAATTGATATATAAACTTAAATAAATTCCTTCGGAAGTCCGATGATCCGACAGCATCGGCCAATCCGAAAAGAGGGGATGGAGGGGAATAATAAGAAATGAATAAATCGGATAGGTGTTGAGGGAAAACACCCGAAGGAATTTACAAAAAATAAAGCCCCTCTCACCTACATAAGTAGCTCACGTAGGAACGCAAGCCTTCGGATCGACAGGGAATGTGGCTGATTACGGGTTAGCCAAAACCTTTAAATCGGCAAAAATTTAAGTAAGCCGAAATAACAAAAGACGCCTTTATAAGACGTCTTCAGGAACTCCTTCTACACGTGGCAGATGAGCTAAAAGTGAAGCAGCAGAGAACAGAGTTAAAGTTATTTTATCGAAATATGACCACACTAAATATCTAACGTCCGTCAAATCGTAAATCACGTAAATCGTAAGCTGTTAAACGTTATCCGTTTCCCATCCTACAAATAAATGTTGTAATTTTATCGGTATTACAGTTCAGATACGCTCTAAACCAAGGCGGCTCTCTACTTCTCTGATGCTCCGTGCTGATGATTTTACATCAGCTATCAAGGTGAAATCAGTTTCACCCTCATAGCTAAGGCAAAAGCCCAGCATTTATAGATACTTGTCAGCGGCCTCAAACTCAATTTCATAGTTATGATTTGCTTTTTCAATTGCATTTGATAAGCGATTCGCCATTCTTTCAAGTTTTAATCCTTTAGATTGCATTTTCTCAGGATCAAACATTGCTTTACGATAGCTAATAACATCAGAGTAAGATGATAGTCGTTCAGTTTCTTTAGAACGGCCGTAGCTTTTAAGTCTATTAGCTTCACCTCTAAGTTGCTGAGCTAACTCAAGAGCCTCAGTAATAGACAATTCTTTTTCATCCCATACAACTTTAGCATTAAGGTTAGCTTCGGACATTAATACTACCAGATCTCGATAATCTTTTCTAGCCTCTTCCAGATCAGATGTAATTTGATCTACACTTTTTGTAGGTTTGATGTATTCTTCGCCTTTATCATACTCAACATATGCAACACTGTCACGTTCTTGTAAGAGTTCCTGAATACGTTTAGAAATAGTATTTCTTAAAGGAAGAGCCTCGAATAGTGCGATTTTTGACATTTTCTATCGACTCCTTTTTAGGAATATAGACTGATTTTAATATAATTTTGATATATTGCCAACTATTACACATTATCTCTGATAGATTATTTTTAGAAGGGGACAAGACGCATCCAATCCCCTTAAGTGCAAGCCGAAGCTGTACACCGCAATTAATTGGTGAGCTTAATTGTCCCCCATGATAAGACTGCGATGGGTTCGCCCGTCTTTATGCGCTTAGGTCTTATCGACAATATCCAGCCCGATAATAGCCACTTGCCTGTCTCCTAGAGATACAGACGATCGATCTAACCTCGATCCCTCGCAAATGACTATTATCCGACCCACTTCAAATGGAAGTGGAGGGAAAAGGAGTAATTATTCTAAGGGATTAACCCAATACTCCTCATATACTCTTCCTCTGAGGCGAAGAAAAGCTCGATCTGTTCTTTGGTAATCGTAATATTGTGCTTCTTTGCATTTTTTAATATTACTTTTTCTAAATCATCATAGTTAAACTCAATCAACAGAATAATTCTCCTTTTAATTATTGTTTGATAGCATCTTTAAGAGCTTTAGCAGCTTTAAATGCTGGTGCTTTTGTTGCTGGGATTTCAATTTCTTCCCCTGATTGAGGGTTGCGCCCCTTGCGTGCAGCACGCTCTCGCACTTCGAAACTGCCAAAACCGTGCACTTTAACTTTTTCACCATCTTTTAGAGCAGATGTGATTACATCAAATGTTGAGTCAACAACCAATTCCACATCTTTCTTTGTTAGTCCTGTAGCCTCTGCAACTGCACCAATTAGTTCTTTTTATTCATTCTTATTTCCTCCTAAATGTAAGTTTAATTTTATGTATCCTTCCATATAATAAAAATTTATGTATGGTTCAAAAACGCTTATATATCAAGGGTTTTAGCGTTTTTCTAAAGCGTTACATTTCGATATTTTCTTACTCTTGCCCTTGTTTTTTCTTTTGCTATAACGGATGCACAAAAAGGGCAGTATTTAGATTTGTTACTTTTAAATCTAAATGGGGTTTGACAATTGACACATGGTTTAACTTTCTTTTGACCAGTGTGCAGATCATAATAAAGGCCGATACTGTCAAACGATCTTATTTTGATAGCCGTTTCTCCGCCAGGTTCAATACCATAGATAAAACTTAATTTAATGAATCCTTTATTTCGAATCTCAACAATGTCTTTCGTGGCCAACTCTCCAATGTTTTGATGCAGCTTGTTGGCAGTTAGCGAAGTATGAGAAGCATCTATAAGTTCTTTGTATCTTTTGTTGTTTCCGCCAAAATAGTGTTCTGTTGTATGCTCCCCGTATTTGATGTGATGAACTGTCGAATATAATTTTGCTAAGACGAGAAGGGTAAAGCAGAGCTTTTTTTGTTGATGGTTGATATCTAAAGAATCAATAAATCGAAGTTCATTATCGGTTATATCAATTTCATCTATATTGATTAAAATATTTTCTTTTTTTCTTGCATGATTGAGTACTGTATTAATTTTTTGTAATATAGCACCCGGCTAAAATTCTCTATGTTTTTTTCACAGAAATCATAAAGGAGTTCTTCTCGTTTTTTAGGTTTATATCCTAATTCTTTATAATACTTGGCCAATAGCTTCAATTCATAATTCAGGTTTTTTGAAATAAATCCATTTTCAATAATTGCTTCTGCATATTCTTTCTCTTTAAACTTAAATTTGTCTATCATAGACACACCTTTCTTAATGAATAGTGTTTATTAAGGTAATTAATATCTCCGTCTTGATCCAAAACAGGGAGGTAGAAGCTGTCTTGTTTTCTTTTTACGTTTTCAAATATGTATTGGCCGTATAAATGCCATAGAATCTCTTTATTGGAGCTCTTCTCATCAACATAGAATAAGCGAATAAGGTAATTAACTGCTTCATAAACATTGGAACAGATATCGCTTATCTTTTGCTTAAATAATTCTAGGGAGTTTGAGAAATTGTTACAGAGCTCTGCATCATAGAGATTCTTATCAGATTCATTACTTGTTCCAAATGAAAAGGATTGATTAATGCTCTTCTTATGTTTTTGGTATGCTTTCATTATTTTTTTGTAACGCGATTCATCAAAGTCAATAGTGTCGTCCATGTAAAGCTTGTAAATCTCATAGTCAACATCCTTGTTTACAATGCTTCTTATACCGAAATCAACAGATTCAATGTATTTACATAGCCTATTCATTACACAGTCGCTCTCAATCACAGGGTTAAACCTTTCAAATAGCTTAAGGAATTCATGTTGCTCCTTTGTCTTTCGTTTTACTTTCCTTAGCTCCTCAAGGCTAATTCCAAACTTCTGCTTGCAAGTGATATCGTAGGTTTTGACATGTTTTTTATACTTATTCTTTGTGCCTTTATACAAATAAATAAAGAAGTAGGGATGCTTATCCAATAGGATTTTATTGTGAAATTCCTTTTCCAGTTTTGTTTTCTCCGGATCATCTTTTTTGATCTTTTGATAATTGATCCAACGCGAAGGAATTCCTTTAACTTCTCTCCCAATTTTTGCTTTGTCGATTTGAGCACTTTGCAATTTCGTACACATCTTTACACGGTTCAATGTAGTCAAATATTCATCAGTATCAACGTCTAATTGCGAAAGAAGGGCATATCCACTCGTGCTTTTATTTGTTATCGAGCCAATGATTGACCCAAACGAAAACAGGTCTGCATTAAACAAATCTTCCTCTGTTAAAACCTTTTTAGTCGAAGTGGGAGGGGTGTATGCAACTGGCAGCTCATCTTTATAAACCCCTCTTAATACTGTTTCATTGGACGTGGTTGCAATAATGTCATAGTCAAAATCACTACCAGCCCAGTTCATTGTTTCAGATCCATGCACATTCACAATGATGCCTGTGTAATTGTATCTGTACCAATAATCCAAATCCTCATTTCGCTTAAGATTCAAAATCAAATGTTCGCTGCGATAGGTGAGGGGAGCGCGCATACTGTCAACATATTTGACCCCTTTTTGATTCCAATAGTTTGAGTAGTATTCACGCTTACCTAAAAGCCCCGTTACCTCTAACCCACAAACGTGCTGCATCATTGCATAGGGATCGCTGACAAGCGTCTGAAAATTTCCGTCTAAGATAATATCCCCTAGGCAGCCACGTTGGATTTTCTTTTTCATAAGGTCATATATTTTCTTTTTTATGTATTTGTCATTGATTAAACTGGGGTTCACGATTAAGGACTTAACCCAATGATTTTCAGATTTCTCTAAGTAATTCATGATTTTTTCGTCTGTAACGTCAGTTCCAAGCAAGAACAGAATGGTGTAATATATGTTCCCTGAATTAACACCAGTAATCCAATTTACAAACTTCTCACAGATCTTTTCAATGTCCTCGTTGTTAAGGTTCAGTGTCTGCAAAAATTGATAATTCATTTTCAAAATGTCTTTATCTTTTTTAGGACTATGCAGTGATACTCCCCATTTTAAATTGTTCTTTTCGCAATTATGTTCATAAACTTCAATAGAAGGGAAGCTGTCCCAAAGTTTAAATTGGCTTTCGGTAAGGATTACATCGATGTCTCTTAAGTCAACAATTTTCGGTTTCCCATTTGCGTCCTTATATGAAGTTCTTATTCTGTAATTGCCGTTATTGACTTTTTCACAAAACTCATGAATGGGGAAGGTGTTAAGCATTCCTTTGATGAAGTTCTGTCTGATACACCATTGTGCAGGTACATAATCTAAGCCTAATTCATTTGCCCATTTTTTCGCCATCTCATAGCTAATCAAGCCTTGGCCATCAAAACGGTTAAATGATTCAACAATATCTTTAACTTCGATAATGTCATCATCTTCACAATCTGTTTCTGTCACAAAGTTTACTTTTACTTTAGTGTCGCTATAATAATCAGGAACTAAACAAAACCGGGGAGCGCTAACTACTTGAGTGGCGCTGCCAGCCAATCCCTTATAAGCATTAAACTTAGAAGGGACTAGGGCTTTGTTTAAATCTCTTCCGTTATCCAGGATTTCATTAAGTCTTTTGGATGTCTCTTCTTCGATAAATACGACAGTGGACACTCTTGCTTGACCTGCAGAAGAAGAGAAGCGGACAAACCGTTTGTTATTTAAGATCAATCCATTTTTATGTAAGTCTCTATAATGGCTGTTGTGATCCATTTTGATCGTTATGTATTCTGGTACGAAAAGCATCTCATTGATTTCTGATTGAATTTCTTTTAATCTTTTAGAGATTTCTTGAGAATGCTTTTGTTTTTGTAAATGCTCTTTCTCTTTGTTAAGAGTCTCAAGGTAAGCATAATCGATGATTTCGTTCTTAATGTCTCTTATTGATCTTAAAATTTGATTATCAAATAAGGCAATTACCTCGTTGTATTCCTGTGCTTCTTGAAAAGAAAGAGTAATGTTGTATCCAAATTCTTTTAGGCGCGAAGAATTAAATTTATATGTATAAAATTGTTGATTGTCCAATAGGCACCCCTCATTTTACACTATGTATTTTTAATTAGTTTTAAATAACTCAATTTCAGTTATGTATGATGCAATCTGATCAAGCAAATAGTGAAGATCCTCATTACTCATATCGGATGGAGAAGAAATAAATGACATATCTTCAATCCAAGGATTCCTCTTGATGATCAATTTAACGTGTTTCAGTTTCTCTTCTGAAGAAAGACAAATATCATCTCTAAATTCATCTTCGACCAATCCTTTTAATTTGTTTAATAACCTTTTTGAAACAACAGTGTTTTCACTGGTAACAGGTTCTTTTCTAATAAACATATATTCTTCTTCACTTAATCTCTTAATCTTGTTTCTGCTATTACCAACAAAGGCTGATTCACCAATGTTCAGAGCACGGTTTAATACTTCTCGTTTAATGTATGTATGACCGTTTTCTTTGATTTGAATGTCTTTTGTTAATGTATATCCTTCTGTATTATGTAGTAACATGCTTCTCCTCCAAAATATTCGATTTATTCATTGAATCACACTCCTATTGAATATTCTTAGGGCGGTTAACACTGATCAACTGATCCTAATCACATATCAAAATCACTCCCTGCTTACTTTTCTATATTAATTATATCCTTTTAATTTGTTTATGTCTAATGTTTTTTTAATACCATAACCTTTCAGGTTTGAACATAACACGACCCAAAATAGGCAATATTAATTGTATTTTCAATAATTTCAAAAAATATATTGATCCAAATAAGGGCTGTGGTTACAATATAATAAAAATATGGAAGAGGTGATTTTTAATGGAAAAAGCGTTGCTAATGTTATCAGGAGGACCAGATTCTTCAACCTTGGCTTACTGGATTAAACATCAGGGATATGAACTGCACACATTAACGTTCAATTTTGGAGAAGAAGAGGGGGAGGCAGAAAAGAGAACCGCTAATTTCATCGCGAAAGATATTAGTAAGTCTCATAAATTCATTAGTTTTGAAAGCGTTTTACGAGAATTCTATATGGAAGACGATCCAATTCATATTCTTCGTATAGCCCATCTACCATCTCCTATTAAAGCATTTGGAGCAGGAATTGCTATTTCTTTAGCTGCTTCTTATGCAGCAGAGAATGACATTCATCATTTATTTTACGCGGTTCACAAGGATGATACGATCTTTAGAGAAAACAATTATGAATTTTTCAATTTACTTTCAAAAGCTATTTCAATTGAATTGGGTCGCGAATTTAAAATTCACACACCATTTCTTGATAAGACAAAAGCAGAGGTTTTAAAAATTGGATTCGATCTTGGTGTACCACTTGAAGAAACTTGGAGTTGCGCTTCTAATAGCACTATTCATTGTGGTTGGTGTGATCCATGCAAAAATAGGCAAAAGGCTTTCAAAGACAATGGAATTACTGACAATACGCTATATGAAAATGTAAATAGCAAAAATTCAAGTGTAAATGTGTAGTTGAACACATAAAAAGCCTAGGTTTTCTTACAAAAAGAAAACGTAGGCTTGTTTTTAACTGTTTAGAGGTGGGATAGATAAATGTTGGCTATTTCTTATGTCAGTAAGACATTTGGAAAGTCACGTGTTATTGATAATGTTTCTTTTAATGTTAATCCAGGTGAATTAGTAAGTTTGTTGTTAGCTGCAATGTCATTACCTTTTAACACAGACTTTTTCACCGATATTGTACCTTTATATTCTATACCCTCACTTTTGAAAAGAAGTGTAGTCGGAAATACTATACAAATGGAATTTTATTTTTTATTATGTGCGAAAACAATGTCAGAAAGAGGGGAACACTTAACAAAGTATGAGTGAAATGGATAAATGTATATTTTGTGATATAGTTAGACAAAAAATTTCTTGTTTTGAGATATACAAAAATGACTTTGTAACAGCATTTCTTGATATAAATCCTATTTCATATGGTCATACATTAATTATCCCTAATAATCATATTGAAAGATTAGATCACTTAAACGATCCTTCACTTTCAAAGGCTTTAATGAATTCTCTTATAAATGTTCCTCGAATATTAATTAACTCAGGTGTTTGTGAAGATTACACTATATTGTCGGATAATGGGCATTTTGCTCAACAAGATATTAAACATCTTCATTTTCATGTAATCCCAAGGCACGTGAATGAAAAGTTAGAATTTAAATTAGATACCGACTATACAGCAGCTAATAAGAACAACTTACTTTCATTATGGAAAAATATTGTAGGGGGATAATCAGAAACGATTATCTCTTTTTGTTTCCTCATATTGTATTGAAACCGAAAAAATGTAGCTATCGTTATGAGGTGATAGAAGTAAATAAAAGACAGTAGCTGCAAGGGAATTATGTGTTATTTATTTAGGAAAGGGGGAGGGTGAATCGTGAAACCCTTGATGGAGAAGGTGATGAGAAAGATTTGAGTAGGACGAGGAATGATTTAGAGGGAGTGGAGAGTGTGAAATGTGTTGATATTAATGGATTTTACGATAGCGATTACGATTGAATTTTGACTGAAATCGAAAAAATAATCTTGGTGTGGAAATGGAAGTGCTAGGGGCGAATATAACCCCATTTGACGCAATTTGGATGTTAATATACCCCCCTCTATAACCTAATATATGGAATTCATTTACGGTTATAAGCACTATTATAACTGGATTTATTGAACCGTTATTCAGAATCTTCCTGAGAACACATTGTAATGAAAAGTCAATAGTTTGTGTGAATATATTTCAAAAAAATTTAATTTGTGTTCACAATAACCCTTGAAACATTTCTTTTTTTATTTATAATCGTGAGAATAACAGCAAGCCGCGAGCCGAAGACTTATTTTCTTTTTAACACACTTGTACTATATTATAAATTTCTCTCCATTGCTATTCCTCACATTAAAAAAGAGACCAGCCACAAGACTGATCCCCTTTGTTATTTATTCTATAGTCAACCATTTCGATTTAGCTTCATATAAATTATCTCCGTTTGAAGATTTTTCAATCCTACATATACAATAGCATCAGTTTTTTCTTCCGGATGTATGATAGTTATAGATTTCAAAGGAGTAACGGAAGTAAACGAACCTGTTGGCAGATTTTCACCCATTCCTATTGACCAATCTCCTTTCCAAGACAAAAACATTTCATAATAAATAGTCCCGCATTTACCGTTCTGTTCGGCTTTCACATCAACTGTCTTAGCTCTAGATGAGTAGTTCAATGCATCAGTATACACGCGAACTTGACATCCTTGTTTAAATCCATTAAAGCTTTGCCAATCTGACCAAGCCGCAGAAGCATTCTGAGGTGAGAACCCTAATAAGATCGCCATACTCACACCGAACAACACACATAGTTTTAATACTTTTTTCATCTCTTAACTCTCCTCCTTTTTGATGGAACTTTACATAAATAATTCCATCTGATGAAATCATAGCCTAGCAACTCTCTTAATTCAATGTGTCAATAGATTGGTATTTTATGTATGTTGAGAATCCAAACATAAACAAATTAAAAATAATTACATGATATATTGACTATCTTTAATAGTCGTGATACAATTTAAATATAGTTAATCGATACATATATAACCGAAAGGGGAAATGAAAAATGGCAAAAGCGATCAAATTTATGGGTCAAAATGAAAAATTCGAGAAATGTTTAAATGAAGCGTGGGGGCTGCATTTAGATGAATTCGCGCCCGAACTTGATAACCTTGAAAGCAAAACGATTTCTAGTGTAATGTTTAAGGTTTTATCTGAGCGCGACCTTGCGATTGAGGGACATACGAATGTGCCTTCAAAACACATCAACAAAGTAGATAAATTCCTTTCCAAGTGGAAAAATCACATTGAAAACGATGATGAGAAAGCAATGTATAGGATCTTTTAAAAAAGGGATATGGCCCTTTAAATTTTTCTCTTTTATTTCATACTCATTGAATATATAATATGTTTAGAGGAAGGAGGATAATTTTGAATCATTCGCGAAAAATCTCGCAAGCGTTCGTTAAGACTTATCCAATCCGGTAAATGGTTTAAAGAGTTTGCCCATGCTGAATATAATAACGATCTAAACGTTATGACTCTTTTGCGTTTCTGTTGGGGCTTAGATGATTCAACTAAACAATGGGCAAAGTATAGGCTGTCAGTTGCAAAAGGTGAATGCCAGGAAATCAAAGCAACACGAAGACTGAAAGGTCTAGTAAAGGAACGAAACAAGAAAGGGATTCATAAAATGACAAAACAAATTAAAAATAGAAATAAAACACGACTCAGTTTTATAACTGGGTCTTTTTTATTTCTATTCTAACCACCTTTACAGCCTCATACAGACGTTACAATCAAATCCTAACCCAAATACACTCATCAACTTTAATCCTTGTTATATCGAACGTAAACACTCTTTATCTATCATCCTAAAAATTATAAACAAATTAAAAATAATGATTGACTATTTAAAGGAGTCGTGATAAAATTAATATATAGAAAGGAGGGGAAAATGTGCTTGATAAGGTAGGTGTTGTATTGGCTACCGTCCTTTCTTTATCAACGTTAACACTTAATATCTTAACGATCATTGAGAAGCTGACAGCGATAAGAAAGGAACGCCAAAAACAGCAAAAGAAAAGGCGTATACATAAGCGAATCCGGGCAAGGCATCGCAGACGTACACGCCAATAATACAGCAAGGCTAGGGGAGGCTTCTCCCTTAGCTACACCTACAGTATAACACAATCAAGCACATGATAAAACATGAAGCGTAATCCATTATGGCTAACACATTTATTGTTTATTGTTTGCTTTGTTCTATTCTTGTTCAATAAACAATACTTCAGCAGCACAACACAGATCATTATTTATACGGTGTTTATTGTTACGCTTGTCCTTATTGTGGTTTCATGGTTTGTTTACTTTGGAATCAAGCGTAATCAAAAAAGATGAGTGAAGGTAATCGCTCATCAATACATAACATAAATTAAAAGGAGATAGTGAATGAAAGGCGTTTACCAAATAACAAATAAACAAAACGGGAAGAAGTATATAGGCAGTAGTTCAAATGTATTCAAAAGATGGGAACAGCATGTGACTGATCTGCACTATGGGTTGCATCATTCACACCTGTTACAAAAAGATTGGAAAAAATACAGTTTGAATGATTTCACTTTTGAAGTGTTGGAATATGTTGAGGACAAGAAAGACTTATTAAAAATCGAACAAATGTGGATAGATGGGGAAGATGTATCAACCCTTTATAATGTGATGTTGGACACTTCATTAAAGAGAAAGTCAGCACCTGTAGACTTTTTAAACAGTGTTTTCTTTTCTGACAGAATGGATGAAGAAATCAAAAATAAACTAATTAAAAATCTAAATATACACGAAAAGAAAGGCAATCTATCTAAATATGGTAATGGTAAATATGACTATTCTAAACTATGGTTCAATAAAAATAGTGAAGGGGTAAAAAGATTAAGGCTTAACATAAACAATTACTTTGCGAATCAAATTAAAACTGTCCATAACGACAGGGCATGGACAACATTTACACAACAGTATAAAAGGTTATCTTATGTTGGTAATATCAAGTCTTTTGTCCCTTTGACAGATAAACTTGAAGAGGATGACAGACGTAATACTCTTTGTTTTGCGGCGAATTGTTTTCTGAATCCATTTTTGAAACGAAAATATGAAGAATTAAAAGATCTTACTGAAGAGACTTATGCGCTTTCGGTTTTACTTAAATGGATTGTAGATGTTTCAAATATAAATAAACCTATTCACATTTATGTTGCTTCAAAAAGAATGGAGGATATCCTAAAAGGTTGGATAAAACATAATAAAAAGGAGAGTCGTTATAGTGAAAGTTAAAGTAATTGATTCAATAATGGGAAGCGGCAAAACAACGTATGTAATTAATATGATGAATAATTCTTCAGAAGATGAACACTTTATTTTTATTACGCCTTATCTTGATGAGGTGGCAAGAATAAAGAAATCATGTACGAATAGAAAATTTTATGAACCTAAAGTTCACAGCGAGGAAGGGGAAACAGTATATAAACTTGATTCACTTCACAAATATTTAGCAGAAAACAGAGATATTGTAACAACACACGCATTATTTAGCATGGCTAATGAAACAACAAAAGAACTTATTTATTCTGGTAACTATACACTAATCCTAGATGAAGCTATGGAGGTTGTAAAAAAATTAAACATATCAAAAGATGATTTAGATATGCTGTTTAAAAACAAATGGATTATAAATAATAACGGTCAAATTGTTTGGAATGCAGAACATGAAGAAAAGTTAAACAGGGAATACAAAGGAGAATTTCAAAACCTTAAACAATTAGCATTGAGCAGAAATTTAATTTTACATAACGACAGCGTTCTTTTTTGGCAATTTCCAGCCGATATCTTTAAACAGTTTAAACAGGTATATAATTTAACTTATTTGTTTGATGCCCAAATACAAAAATATTATTATGATCTGAATAATATTCAATACAGTCTATACACAGTAATTAACGATGGGAATGAATATAAACTAATTAACTATAATAAAGACAATGATAAGAAAATAAAAGCGGATCTAAAAGACAAAATAAAGATATATGAAGGGCAATTAAACAAAATAGGTGATGACAAATATGCATTATCTAAAAACTGGTTTGAAAGACGTTCAGCACTACATAAAAGACTTAAAAATAATATCTTAAATTATTATCAAAATATTATTAAATCAAAATCAAAAGATAATCTTTGGACAACATTCAAAACACATAAAAGCAAATTGAGCGGGAAGGGATACACAAAAGGCTTTTTACCTTGCAATACAAAGGCAACAAATGAATATAGCCACAAAAAGACATTAGTCTATTCAATAAACAGATTTGTCAATCCAGCTATTGACGATTATTTCAGATCAAAAGGAATATTAATTAACCAAGATATCTATGCGTTATCTGAGATGATTCAATGGATTTGGAGATCAGCTATACGAAACGGAGGAACAATAAATATATATGTTCCATCTGCAAGAATGAGGGGATTGTTAAAAAACTGGCTTGAAAACAAAATTTAAAAGAAGGATATGAAAAAAAAAGCAATAAACCATTTTTAAAAAGCTTGATACACAAGGGGTTTTTAGGCTTGTCTCGTAAAACAAAGGATGTATATAAATTAAAAGAATAAATAAAGAAAAACATTGGGATGCTGACAAACATTTAAAACAGCTTCGCTGCCTTAAATGTTTTGGTCTGCACCATCCCAAACCCTTCACAGACTAATACACATTTATAAACAAATTAAAAGAAATATATTGACTATTTAACATAGTCGTCTTATAATAAAGACATAAGCAAATTAAAAGTTATAGAAGAGAGTGATATGCATGAAAACTTATACATACAAAGGGCAAGAAATGAGCCCGGTAGACTTTTTTGAAAATATTATCTTAGATTGCTTTGCGGAGGCTGTCTTTAGTGTTGATCATTGTGTCTATGGAGATATGACAGAGGAGCAGCAAAAGAAGGTGAAACAAACATTCTTTGAAATGCTTGAACAAACGGAAATCGAAAAAGACTTTGATAAAAAATACAAATTTCCTATGATGATTTACGATTTCAAAGGAATGTATCCGGGGAACTGTGTTACTGATCTTTTAGAATCATTTATGTATCGCGAAGACAAAAAAACATTCACCGAAGCGGCTAGGCAACTTGAACCCTTAAAAGGCGAGAGGGTAACAATGCTTGAATATGATGACTTTGGTTTTCCAAGTGTTACGCAAACAGTTGTCAAAGATGTGTCAGTAGAAGCTTATGCTCAATATAAATACAGTCTTTTTCTAACTCACAGGGTGAAGCGTAAACGCACTGATTATAAGGAAGTGTTTACACCTGTTAATACATTGATTGTTTATAAAGGGTGGCATGACATCGATCCAAGAGCTACAGAAGTAGTAAGCGAGACAGCGGACTTGATTGTAAAACAAAGCAGATATGGAGCTTTTGACGCTCGGTTTATAACAGATGCGGCAAACTCAACTAATTTAACACCAATAATTAATATAACAAGGTGGTAAGGATATATGAGAAAAAGAGTTGGGTTCATGTATAGCAAGCGTGTAGGCGATCCATCAAGCAAATACGGTTTAAATCGTGATCAATTTGAAATTGATATCATGAATAAACAAAGGCAAGCTCAAGAGCTTAAAGAACATTATAAAGAATCCTTATGCAAGCTGATTAAAGTTGATGCTGTAGGGTACAAAATGTTTCCTGATGATAAATTTTCTTTAATTCTAGAATGTTTAAGAGAAATCAAAGACGAATTAAAAATAAATTAAAAAGATGTGTTGACTATTTAAAATAGTCGTAGTATAATAAAAACATAAGAAAAAGCGATTAATAAAAACCCAAAACACTAATTAAAAGTAAAATTTGAAAAGGGGAGAGGGAAATGAGAAATAAAAAGTTAATGGAAAAAGTAAATGATTTAGGTACTCAAAATTTAAGTACACGAGAGCATAGTACAAGAGTAATGATACAAATAGCAATAATCATGAAAGCGTTTGGAGTTAAAAGAGATGAAATCAACAAGCCAGCAAGAGATTATGAGAGAGAGATTACTCTATCCGATGATGAAATAAGAAAAGAATTCTATAGTGAATTGAAATTCCTAAACAGAGCTAAAGAAAAAAATGATATCGATAAAATAAAAGAGTTTAAAAATGGAGTTCACTATTTTATTGACGCTGTAAGATTTTTTAATGCTAGCTTAGCAGATGAGTTTGAAACATATGTTAATTGAAAAAGAATGGAGCGGTTAAAATGACAAAACAGTATATCATTAAAGATCTTCAGACAGGAGAATTTTCACACCATACAACGTTAAACGATATTTTCGACGACTTAGTTCAAGATTATCTTTCTAATGATTGGACTAATGAAGAAGCCGAGGAGTTCGAAACAAAATTTAAACAGTACACAGAAGCCGAGAAAATAGATTTTGTCCAAGACGAGTACGAATATAAATTAATTGCATATCCTACCCCGCAACAGGTGGAAGAATGGGAGAAATTCAGCGGGAGGAAGTGGGAAGAAGCCGAAGAGCCTAACAGGGTGTTTGTTGTCTATACTCTGCATATTCACAACAGAGGGAGAGAAGGGCACACATGGGGCTACGAGTTTATGAAAGGTTTAAATACTAGCAGTGTAGAGAGTGATAACAGTTCTTTTGAAATCAGTGTAACAGAAGAATATTGCGAGTAAAGATATTTTACATAGATGGGAAGGATTTAACAATGACACACAACGAAAAATTAATAAACGCATTAATGCAGTTCAAAAATTCAGCATATGAAATCCGGGAATCTTGGGAGCAAGCCGACAGCATAACAGATAGTAATCTTTGTGATGATTATCCATTTGATAATGATTTCTGTGAAGTGGTTGAAAAAATCGGTGACTGGGTAATGACACAAAAAAGCTTATTAAATAAAAATAAAACAAATTAAAAGGATATATCAGACACAGTATAACAGTCGTGGCGGTGACGTTAACTAGGCATTAAGCCGCCAGCGTTCCCCTTATTGGGTAGGTTGCAACAGGAATAACTCTATATTATTTATCGCGATTAAAATGCGAATTAAAAAGAAAAGGAATGATAATATGAATGAAATTGATTTAATTCATGCATTTAAATCAATGTTAATGGTAGCTAGAGAATACGAACTAGAAATTGATGAGAAGTACGAAGAATTAGAAAATGTGCTTTTAGAAGAGTATGACCTAGAAGTATTTCATACAGTGTTTCCTGACATGATGGACAGTATGGAAAACGTGTATCAACTACTAAATAAATAAAATGCATATTTTAAACAGAACGGGGAGATTGAAATGAAAGAGAATGATATGACGAAAGAAAATAGGAACCTAGTTATACTTGAAGCAGAAAGAGAACAGGCTAAAATGCGATTAGAGAATGAAATTTCAAGCATTCGTAACATGTTAGATAATTTAGAATCAAAGTTAAAAAACAATCAGCAATTATATATATCGGATGGCTTGCAAGGAAATGGCAGTAATATTGACAAACATCTCGCACAATTAGCAACCTATGATAGAGCGATTGAACTTTTCAATAGACAATTTTCTAAGGATGAATAAAACAGTAATTTAAACAGAATGGAGAAGGTTGAAATGGGGAAAAAGATTTGTAGAAAAAGCTGGAATCGTATGAAAGAAAAGCATATGAAGGACAGTGTGGAGAAAATTGGCTCACAGAATTAGGCGAAAACGTAACGATCTATATTCGAGAATGTGCGAGAAATAATACACGAGCAACAATTGGAGGGCTTGAAAAGCACATTGATGAAGTAGCTAAAAGGTACTTGGACTCTAAATAAAACAACAATTTTACATAGGAGGTAAATGATATTATGAATATTAAAACTCTTTACGGCGTAGTGTTGAAATCCAATAACGGCGGGGAAAAAATGAATAGTTTTTTAACTGAAAATAGTGCGCTTAATGAAGCAGAAAAACTCGTAAATCTGATAAAATCAAGCAATAAAAAAGGCTTTAAAGTTTATCTTTCTAAGTTAGAATATGACGAATATGAAAATGTTATATTATCAGATTCTTTAATAGGCAATAAAACAAAACTGATTTTTGAAAACTAATGAATAAAACAGCAGTTCTAAACAGAAAGGACTTTTTTCTAATGAGAAAAATAAAGTGCGGACAGTGTGGTAAACCTATAACCGATAAAACAGAGGTAGAATACAGCAAATGGTGCAGCGAGTTTTTTTTGTAATCCTGATCATGCTCTTGATTTTTATATAGATTATATGCAGTCAAGCCCTGTTGAATTTGACAAAGATTCTTTAGAAATACTTAATGTAGAACTAAAAAGCGGTTTGCTTTACAGAAAATAAAACAGTTGTTCAAACAGATAGGAGGGTAAAGAATGCTTGATAATGTCCAGAATGTGGAGAAGTCATGAAACATGTAATTGCAATTACTGATAAGGAGCAGTTTAGACAGAATGGAGGAATGAGACAATGATATTGTCAGAATATCAAAATCGATACGAAGATATTTTAAATTCTAATTTTACAGAAAAAACAAAAGATGAAAAACTTGCCATTCTCATGACAGAGCTAGAAAAAGAGTTTTGTATTCCCATTTTGAAAAATCCTGAATGGGAAAGGGAAAATAGAAAAGTCCTTGCTCTGTATAGAAAAATATCAATGACACGGAGTTTTATCTTAAATGATATTGAGCATTTCAAGGAATATGTGGGATAATTGGATATAATATAAAATCTTTGGAAAAGGTGAATATTATGTCTATGATGGAAATTGATATATTCGTTAGAGTCTTACAGAAAGCGCCTGCTGAATCCGGAAAGGCTGTTGTAATACATAGATATAAAGAAATAGCGAAGGAAACATATTTTACTTGCTTAGAGAGGACACAAAACAGATCAATTATTTTGGCTTCTAAAATAGCAATAGAGAGTCTTTCTTATAGTTGTAAAGTTAACTTATATACCCAAAACAATTTTGGTTTTTCGTACATGTTCGAAAGAAAACATAAGAAATGGGTTAACCGCGATGTTGGAGATCAATTATTAGAGGCTATAGAAAAAGGTGGGCATACACTTAATTTAATTGACTGTTCAGCTACTGAGGAAGGGAAAAAATATCAACAAGCATTAGCACAAAGGTTAAGAAATATTTGAAAGTATACTTTGTTTTAATATAACAAGAAAGAGGAGTTAATCAATGATCTTACATAACAATCAATTCCAAGTAACAAGAGAGCAAATTAAATTGTACTTGCTTTCTCCAGAGTCTTCAGACTTGTCCAAAGAATGGGGAAGCCAGGAACAGGTACTAGATGAGCTTGCGGAAGGCTATATTGAATACCAACAGCAGTATGGCGGCAGTATTAACGATTATCTTGAATGGTGCGCGGAGCTGCCTTGCTATCATTAAAACAAATTAAAATGACGAACGTTGTTTTCGGGTGGCTGCTACTGTGTTTATAAAGTGTAATTTGATTAATTAATGAATGATGCCGTTAAAGATGTTAATATTTAAGCAACAAAAAGAGTGGGAGGGTTAAAGTTGGATAAGGATAAAGAAGAATTTAAGAAGCGGTCGGCGGAGACTTTAGGGGATGAGTTTGCTGATAAGTTCTTTGGAGCTTTAGAGACCCCAGAGGCAAAAGAACAATTTAAGCAGGTTAGTGAAAGGATTAAAGCGTCTTCTGATAAAGCTGAAAAAGTTAACCAAACAAAAAACGAAAATCGTTTATAAGGTTGATCTTGACCCACATTTACACGGCCGTACTATTATTGAGTAAATGGTGATCGTGCTGTTCAAAGAAAATCAAAAAGAAAGGCGACAGAATTGAATAAAAACACCATTTTAAAAAGAGTTTAAAGCAACCAAAAAGGGATACCCTTTATAAAGCGTATAACAGCTCTTATCCTTTATTGCGGGCAAAATTTTGTACACAAATGGATTTTTTAAGATGCCACATAGCTCACTAAAAAAATTAAAACAGTATAACAGCAGCGGTAAAAAGTTGCGGGCAATTTTTGCGGAAACGATATAACAGCCAACTTGAAAAATCACGGGCATTTTCTGAAATAGGAAAATTTTGATTGACGTTTTTAAGTAGTCAAAGTAAAGTTGAATAAGAGGTGAGAAAAATGATTAGATCAAATTTAAAGGCTATCGCAGATGAAGCAGGTATCTCAATTTCTCGGTTAAGTGCCGAAATAAATCATGGGAAAGAAACTGTGAGAAAAATGTACAACGATGACATGGAACGATACCCACGGGAATTGCTTGATAAGCTTTGTAAGCATTTCAACTGTGAACCAGGTGATTTAATAAAATTCGAAAAAGATGAGTGAGTTTATCTCAAAGTAAGTTTGAATGAAATCATACTTTTAAAGGAATCATTAGAGAGATTTTTGTGGGTTTCTTAAGTCATTGAAAAAGGATGATAAATCAAATGGATAACAGCTCAACTTCAGTTAGATCTTTAATTTTTAGCACACATGTCGAAAGATTGAAAGAGTTGCTGTTTAAACTGCATGATGGATCAATTACAAAAGAAGAGCTCCGCGAATTATCCAAGATCCATTTTGAGTGTTTGGAAATGACCGCGCATGTGGTTGGGGAAGCAAACGAATTTCTTTTAAAGTCTGATTTGCTTCCTGAAGACGATGCTAAAGAAATGAATGAGCTGCTACATAAGATCAAGGAAAGCAAAAAGGAAAAGAAAGATTCTTCTGATCAAGAGTTAGAATAAAACCAGTCTTTTATATAGTAATAGTAATTGGAATAAGGGTGATGCTTTTTGCGAAAAAGAGAGATACATAAATACCGAGAAAAATTTATTAATAAATTTCTTGAAACCATAGAGCGTAATGAAAGCTATTTAGAATTCATTAATACTCATAAAGAAGAGCTTTTATCTAACTATAATATAGGTGTTTGGGAAGTTACATTTTTTGATGTTTTTAATAATAAACAATTGAACAATTTAATAAAGGGAATACATAATTTAAATAATAAAAAATACAGAATTGAACTTTCATTAATTCCTAAAAAATATAAGAATTTAATGTATTTGAATATCCAATACGATCGTTCTAGTACGCGGTCGTTATGCAAAGTAACTTTTTTAGATGATTTATTTATAGATGATGTGGAAGCAGGTTTTACACAAATAAATAATAATCAAGCAGTAGTTGAATTTAGAATCTCATTTAAAAAATCTATGACTCATGAGCTCTGGATTGATTTCATAAAAGAAAATAAAGAGCTGCTTTACAAGAAAAAGTTTTTTGGATGTTACGATATTGATAAAATAATTAGATCAGAGCATTATTCCTTGATTTATAATTCTATTTCTAAGGTTAGAGATGCAGCCCTGCAAGCAAAGCTATTAAATACGTTTAGATTGAATTTTGGAAGCGAATATATTTTGCCACAATATAACGCAGTTTATGTTCCTCAAGAACATTTTAAAAACGAGTATTTTAACGATGTCTTTCTCTGTAGAACTTATGAAATTGAAAATAAATATCTGGTTGTTGATTTAACGAGCGAAGAAGGATTAAAAATGAATTTGTACTTTTCTGGTGCATATTCAGCAATGAATTTTTTGCAACTACTTTCTAATTATAGGATGGATTTTTATTATTTTCTATTCGAAAAAATAGAAAGTTTTGAAATTGACTCAAGGATTAACAAATATTTTTCAGGTTCAAAAAAGAGGGTCTCCCTAAACGATTATAAATGGTTGATTAACAAAATACGTTCATTAAATGATAATAAACTACATCAGGGCTATCGCGATTCTAAAGAATTATTAGAAAACTGGACACCTTTTTATGGGGGGAAGAAGAAGATTCAATTAGTTTTGAAAATGGGCAATATACAAAGAAATATAATACTATCTATGAGGAATGCTTTGATCATATTAAAATGGCTTATTCTATTCAGAAGGAAAATTTAGTTATACTAATAGCAACTTTATCACTCATTGCATCATTGATCGGTATTTTTACAACTGTATTGTTAGAGTTTATATAAAATTACGATTTTATAAGGAAGGGCGCTGTATATGTTGCGAATAATTTTGAATGATGGTCAGACGCTTTTAAACGATCCTTCAATTGGATGGAATCTCAACTCAATAGACGCTATTAAAGAAACTCTAAATGATACAGGGCGGTATGATTTGTATACAAAGGAAAACGGATGGCAGTGCCTTTCTGCTAATGATATTAAAACACTGCAAAAAGTTTAAATAAAACAACTCTTTCATTTGATTTTAATACATAGAGAGGAGATCACTTATGAAATTTTCGGATATCAAACCTTATACGAAAGATGGTAACTATAGGGTACATCATCCTTTAAAATATTTAAAAAGCACCATAGAAACGTATATTGAAGAAGGGTTGCAGCTTAACCCAGACTTTCAGCGCGGTCATGTATGGACTGAAGAGCAGCAAGTTAAATTCGTTGAACATTTATTGAGGGGTGGTAAAACAACTCCAGTCTATCTGAATCAAAAAGGTTGGATGAAAAAGCCTGAAGGTGAATTTGTATGTGTTGATGGTTTACAAAGAATAACAGCATGTTTAAGATTCCTCAATAATGAAATCCCTGTATTTGGGCACTTTTTAGGTGAATACGAAGATAGTTTGAGTAATTTGATTGCATTAGAGTTTGTTATAAACGATCTTCCTACAAAGAAAGATGTTCTTAAGTGGTATATTGAATTGAACACAGGCGGTACTGTTCATTCAGAAGAAGAGATTGCAAGGGTTAAGAATATGTTGAACGAATTGGAGGCTGCAGGATGATTAAGGCTTATACAGTCGGACATAGAATCCCTGAAGAGATCAAGGCATGTATTTCTGAATGGAATTACTGGAATTGGATTGTTACTGCAAATACACCGAAGAAAAACAAGGATGCTAAAGAGATTATAAACAAAATTGAGCCTGATGTTGATAAAGTTGCAGTATTTAAGAATGGGGATATTGACGTTTATGTTAGCTACATGTTTCCCGTTAAGTAACTTTAAATAAAAGAAGCATTTTAACATAACAGGCAGCGGAAGAAGAGCGGTTAAATACTCTTCTTCATCCCGCAGCGGCGACATTCCCGCAAGAATATGCCGTCCTTAACTGAGCTTTTAAACAAGGTATTGTCACAATTGTCACATCGGCCATGATGAGCATCTGGATATTCTTTGTAGTCGTAGACAATAGAAGTATCATAACCCTTTGTTTCAAACTCTTTCTCCATAAAAATCACCTTCAAAAAATAAAGTCAGCTTTATAAGAATAACAAATTTCGAAATCCAAATACAGATCAATATCAAAGAAATGAGGAGACAAAATGAAACTGCCCAAAGTCAAAATTGAAATCGAATGGAATGAGCTTAACAGTGATAAAAGGATTGAAGATATTGAAGGTTTGATGGAAGTAAACAAATTAAACAACAATGATTTCAGCTACTTTTTTGAATTGCATGAAGATGAAAATGCTGTAGTGTTTGTGAATGTTTCAGGGTATGACCTTGAGGAAGAAGATATTGAAAGTGGCATCGGAAGAGTTTTTCAAACTGAAACAGCAATTATTATCAAAAAAGCGGACAATGTAAAGCTAATCAATGAACTACGCTTTCGCGGCGACTATAATGGAGATATGCTTGATAAATTGAACAATTTATTAAAAGATAAACCTGTTTGGACATTAGATGATTTTGAAAAAGCTGGCGTAAAATTAAATGTTAACGGCTATGATCCTTTCGGATACTCTTGGTACGATTACATCGATGAAGAATAAAGCATTACCGTTTTAATCCTAATTAAAAGTATAAACAAAACATAAATCAGACATAACAGCAGCCGACAATGATTACGGCCAATTTAATCGAATTAAAAATAATTACATGGGGTGATTAAGATTGATTATTGAAAATTGGAAAGACAATTTGATCTTTATTGGTGTTTTAAGTCTAGGACTAACAGTGTTTGTATTATCTCTCGCACATTTTGGGTACTAATCCTTTCCTATGTTGTATAATATTAATAATGAGAATACATAGATTGTGTTTGTATTATTGATTAAAGGAAGAGGAATCAAATGGTTAAAAATCTGAAAGCTGAATTAGAAAGGTTTAATGTTACACTGAAAGATCAAGACAATAGCGTCTTGTGTCAAATGGAACTGAATATTAGAAATCAGGATGAGACTATGACGAAAATTAGAGAACTCACTGAGTTGTATATGAAATCTATTGAGGGTGTTACTGCAATTACAGAAACAGTTCATGGGTTAAACTCTGGGCTAGAAATAGAAGAAACGGTGACAAAAATTTAAAACGATGAGGGGGAACAAATTATGATTTATGGATACACTCGAATGAGCATGGAGATACAGAAACCTATGCTGCTTAAACATATTGATGAACTCAATAAAGCAGGCGCCGAAAAGGTCTATTACGATGTTCCTGGAAGACACGAACAACAAGCACTCAATGAATTAATCACCGATTTAAAGAGTGGGGATACAGTATATTTATTGAGTCTGGATCGTCTCTCAAGAGATGAAGAGGAAATGAAATCAATCTTAGAAAAGATTAAAGCAAAAGGCGCGGAAATAAAAGTATTGGTTAAATAAGGACAGAAGAGGATGAGCGAAACAAATGAACAATAATAAGGATCAAGCAATTGAAAAAATTCTTTCTTTTATTGAGTCAGAGGAGAAAACCGCTTTGATGACTGGGACAAACATGTTTAGAAAACATGAGTTAGTATTTAAAACAATAACTGAGAATTTCGCTGGATCAAGAATTTTACTTAGAACTAGCAGCTTAGATAATGCTAAAGTGTTCATGAAAGCAACGGGAGCTTTAAAAACAGGAGTTCCTTATAATTTGAATGGAAGTACCATTTATATTGATACTGTTAATAAAAGAACATGGGATAAGACGCCAAATGATTTTGATTTTGTAATTGTATACCCTCTTAAGCCTTTGACAAAACAGACCCTTAGAGAAGAGTTAATGAAGGATCTTAATTTCTTTAAAAATGTTAAAAAAATATTGTTAGTGAGTTCACAAGATACATTCGATATGTCTTGGGCAGATGAATACGCGAAAACAAAAATAGTATATGACGTATTGGAAGAGGATTCTGAATATCATTATAGAGTCTTAGAGGATTTAAAAAAGTATAATTTATAGTAAATTCATATCATAGGGGAAAATTTTATGAAGAATAGTAACAGAGTAAGAAAATATAACAAGGATGATGCATATAAAAACTTAGATAGAATAAACTTTTGGATTTCAAACAGCGACAGCAAAGCATCATTTGTGCTCGCTTTTTTAGGAATATTTATAGGAGTACTGTTTTCGAGTGAGTTTCTTTATGACATTCTAAAAACGATTGCTCAGATATTGCTGGCATTCGATTATAAAAATATTATTTTTTATTTAGCATCGCTGTCCTTAATAATATTAATTGTTTTTCTCTCTTTGTTTGGGATTGCGAGTAAGTATATTTTAGATTCATTAAGACCGAATTTAGATCCTAACCACTTTATTGAGTATGATATTAAAGCCAATTCAAATTTGCATTTTCAAAGCATAGCAGAAAAAAGTTTTAACGAATTCTATAAAGAAAATAAACAATTAGAATCAGAGGAAGATTTAATACAGGACATAGAGTCACAAGTCTATATTAATTCAAAAATAGCAACTGAAAAATTTACAAGTTTTAAAAAAGCAATGTCATTTACAAAATGGTCATTACTGTTTTTTGCATTATTTTTGATTATGGGAACTTGGACAATGTTTTTAGTTAAATAGAGGTGGGGAAATGGAGAACTGGAAACTTGATAAGTTAGAAGAAATTAAATATAAGCTGAGTGAAGTTTTTGATTCAGAAATGAAGGTACAGGATTATGATGGCGGTGTAGTTCCTTCTGTTGAGGAACTAGAGGACGTTAATATAGGTTTAGTGGTTAGCTGCTCAATTCTGTTCGTTGACATTAGGGGCTCGACCAGCTTATCAGATAGCTCTTGGGCTAAAAGTATGGCAAAGATATATAGAGCTTTTGTGCGTGCAATCGTAATGTGTATTAATTATAGTGGTGGAAGTGTAAGACAGATTGTAGGCGATCGAGTTATGGGCGTGTTTGTGGACGATGAAGACAGAAAATCAACTGAAAAAGCTTTAGAAGCTGCAAGAGCGATTCTCACTGTAATTGACAACTACTTTAACCCTAAATGCCAAGAAACTGTAAATGGGAAACAGATAGAATGTGGTATAGGTATTGACTATGGAAATGTATTACTTACTCAAGTCGGCATGAAGTTGCGGGAAGAAGAGTCGAAAGATTTAGTTTGGGCTGGAAAAATTGCAAATATCGCAAGTAAACACACAGACATGGCTGAGCCAGGTGAAATATTTATTACTCAACGTTTTTTTGATGGCTTGCCATTTCAGTTCAAAAAGGATCATAGCGGGAACGATTTATGGAATAATGTATTGCGATTTAAAAATGAAGACTTTTTTAAAGGCTATGTTATTAAAAATTATTATCTTGATTGTTTTCAACATGAGCAAGAAATAAGAGATAATGACAATGTTAATGATGAAAAAACAGTTAGACTCAAGGCAATTCCTAATATTAAAGATAACGAGATTACTCCAATACAAAAAGCCGATCAAGTTTTAACTTTAGCATTCCAAAAGATGGAAGATATAGTAAGGAAACAAGATGAATTGAAAAGTCTAGAAAAAGAACTGCTGAAACGAGGAGAAAGAATACAAAAAAAAGAAAGTGAATTAAATATCAAGGAGAAGACCATAAGCCAAAGAAAAATCACTGCAGAATATGAAATAAAAACTAAAATATTGTATGACCAATTAGATACACTTACACTTGAGGGATTTAGATCCCTTTATGATGAGGTTGTTATTCTAGGTAACAAAATAGGGAAGAGTAACGTACAAGTTAAAAATGACCTACATTATTGGAAACTAATTAGCTTCTTAGAAGACAAAGACATTGGATGGGCATATCGTTTAATAAAGGAACAATTAAGGAATAGCGAATCAAAAAAATGTTTTGAAATGCCGAATCCAATGGTTGTGGAGAAAATTGTTAAGAGGTTAAACAAAATAGAGGAATATATAGAGCTTATTCAATATACTATGAAACATTATAGCAAGGATTACGTGGCTTATGATAAAAATGATATTAAGGACTCTCTAATTCGTTTAGGTGTTTCTCCTGATTATGCCCTCGAGTTGGCGCAAATTAACATGTAATAATAACAAATCCATTTAAAATAATTGTTTTAAAGTCATTTGGAGGTGTTTCATGAGAGACGGTGAACGAATTAATAGAATAGCAGGGTTGATTACTCAAATCTGGGAGCGACAGCACGACAAAAGCTTTCTGCAGCTTATTGAGACTTTGAAAAGTGAGTATAACAGTCAGCAAACTATATTAAATAAAGAAACGGATCTCAATGACCTTAATAATGATGAAGAGTTCGAAAAGTTTCTTAGAGAGCACTTAAATATCTTAATGAAAAAAGAAAATTGAAAATATTATATAACCTATGATGCGCAGGGGAGAGCGATCTTCTGTGCATTTAAAATTTTATAAACAAATTAAAAATAATAATTGACCAGAAATGTGTACCATGATATTATGAATGTATATTAAAAGGGGAAACGTGGTGAAAGAATTGGAGTTGAAAAGTTTATTAAAGAACAAATGTGAAGAAGAACGAGGACTCGAAAAAGAACTCGCTAAAATAGCTGGATATTCTAATTCATCTGGGTTTCATCAGTTTATTTTTAATGATAAAAAAGAAATGGATAACATCCAGGGCTTAATAAATGTTGTTCAAAGAGTATCCCCTGATAATGAATTTGAATTAATGAGTGAATACATACTAACTTTAGATCCTAATAAGTCTGCAGCAAGACAAGGTTTAGAATATTTAAGTGTAAATCAGTTATACGATACTTTAGATACTCATATCGAGAACTTAAGAGCTGCTAAAAATGCAATCAGTAAGGAATGGGGAAAGGTATACTCTCTCCAAAGAGAACTCGACTGCGGAAAGATAAGCATCGAAGAGTGTATAAGGATTCTGGGAGAAATTAATCCTAAATCACTTGAAATGAAGGTTTATTCAAGGTTAATTCCTATGTATTCCATTCTTGCTTCAAGGCAGTTTACCAGGCTTAAAGATATGAGTGAGAACGTAGTCTTAGACGTTATTAGGAACGAGAATTATGTTTATTATTCATTTAAAAGTAGATATATGCTGTTGTTAGCTAATTGTTTTTTTGGAACTAATGAGCTTGAAAAAGCACGGGAGTATGCCAAATATGGAATGGAAAACTCAAATGTAAAAAGAATTAATTTTTTCTCGTTTCTTACCTATGGGAGTTCTTTAATGATGACTGATTATGAGAAATCTAAAAGTTGTTTTTTAAAAGGATTAGAACTTGTAAAAGGGGATGCATTTTATGAGCGATTTGCTATTAGAAACCTTTGTTTTTTAGAGAATTTATGGAATAAAGAAAACAAATATTTAAATGTAGACTCTAAGGAAATCATAGATAGACAAGAGGTTATTCATTATCTTATCAGAAAAGGGGATATTGGACAGGCCAAAAAAATGCTTTCTAAATTAGAGGTTTTAGAGCAAGACGCTAATGAAATGGGATTGCATTATTATTACAAAGGACTTGTTGAAAATTCTAAAGATTATTTCTTAAAATCAGTTAAGTATTTTAAAATGAGCGGTGATAAATTCTCTTGTAGACTGCCTTTAATGGAGTTGGAGAAATTGGGAGTAGACAAAGAAATTTTAGAGATAATGGTAATGTAATTCATTATCCTTGAAAGGAGGTGATAGTATGAAGAAATTATTGATCGGAATCTTTGTTTCAGCTACTCTTCTGGCAGTAGGATACGTTGCTTCCCAAGTTAACAACAGCGGCTATTCTATTGCAGGGTTTACGGTTGGAGCATAAAATTAAATAAAAGCACTTTATACATAACTGGACGTTTGACACTTTAGTCAAGCGTCTTTTCCATTTTCTTAGAATTTTTATTAAAATTCAAGTTCTCCATTTCAGTAAAATCATAAGTCATGCAGCACATTCAAAAAAGCCAAAAAGAATGTGCTATTTGCCGTGGAAAAATAATCTAAAAGGGTTTACAAAGCTTCTTATATCAATTAAAATGATAATATATTAATAAATAGTTTAGTTAGAGAGGGGTTCAGATTATGATTCCATGCGGCCAACAAAGCAATAACACAATTGAGTACTTCAAACAAGCATATGAAAATAAATTAAGAAAGTATGGAGAAAAATGGATTTTTGATGTTGATCATGAAAAAGAGCAGCTAGATAAAGAAAAGAGAAAAAATATTAGAAAAGAACTCACAAAAGGTTATATGGCGCTACTGAGTGCACAAATAGGGGAAAATAGATGAGAAATATAAAAAACAAATTAAAAGCAGATAATGATTATGGAGAGATTATAAAAACATTTCAAGACGAAAGGCTACATATTAGACATCAATTATTACGATCCAACAGCTCAATGGAGTTGTTTAGAGCGAAATTAAGAATAGATGAATTTTTTAAACAAATAAACGAATCGATTAAAATAATTAGAATAACTTGTAGTGATCTATTTGAAAAGAAAGAAAAGAATAAAGAAGTTCTAAAATTTTTATTAGACATAAAAGAAGACGCATTGAACGAATTTGGAGTTTTCCTATCTAAATAAAAACAAATTAAAAATATAAATCGAATACATAATATAGCTTATAAAAAGGGGGATTTACGGATAATGGGTGCTCAAGTTAAATCTATCCGGGAATACTCGGTCTTTAATGATATTTTAACTTATTTAAGAGAGAAAGACACCGAAAGCTTGGCCGGAAACGTTAAAGGATTTGACAGAAAACAAAAGAAAAAATCCAAGTACGGACTTCAATCAAACACAGCAATAAATTATTTAGGTGACATAAAGCAGTTCTTTAGATTTTATTGTAAAACTGAAATTGAATTTTTAAAAGAGGAGCATCTGTCTTTTAAAAGGTCAGATGTTTTGGCATTTAAACACCATCTTACACAGAAGGGATTAGCTAACACAACAATTAATCGAAAGATCGCAGCATTGAAATCGCTTCACTCGGAGCTCAAGAGACTGTATCCTGAATTTGTTGACGATGATGCTTTCTATAAAATTAAAAGAAGTCCTGAAATAAAGAGAACTAGGGCAAACACTTCCCAAATTCAAGCAGAGATGATCTGTGAAAATATGTTCATTTATGAAAAGCAAAAACCACTTTTGAAAAAATTGTTCGGAGGTTTTTTGCTTAGATCATCTTTCAGAATATCGGCTGCCCTGGACGTTAGATGGTGTGATTTTGAGGTTTCTTCTGAAAACCCGGATTGGTTTATTGTTACGGTCATTGACAAGGGAGCGAAATTGCGTACTACAGGTATACACAGAGTGTTTTATGAACAGTTACTTGCATTAAAGAGTGAAGAAACAAAAGACACTGACAGAGTGTTTGAAGGACTTTCAGAAGACGCTTTTAGAGAATCACTAAAGCGTGCATTGAAAAGACTTGGAATACCTGAAGAAAAAGGTATAGTACCTCATTCATTTAGAGGAGTGGGAATAACTGAAGTATTTGAGGCGACAGGGAAAGATTATAGAGCTGCAATGAAGCAAGCAGACCACAGCAGATTCGACACAACACTACGTTATTTAAATGATAATAAAGACATTTCACAGACTGCAGGTATTATAATGGATGAAGAATTAGATGTATCAATTTTGAAAGACATTACAAAAGAAGAATTCTTACGTTTTTTTGAGCAGTGTGATAAACAAACGTTAAGAAAGGCATTACATTTTTTCGCGGTTAAACCATTATAATCTTGATTAAAAAAAGGCGATCTGCTACATTTAATTTAGATTAAATGAGGTGATGTAATGAATTCTCCAATCATTTTTGATGCGGAAGCAGATAAAAAATTAATGGATGGGTTACTTGATGTTAAATTAAAAATACAACACGATAATAAATTAATGATTTCTTTTAGAAATTTGATGGCTAAAGATAAATTTCAGCCTGGGAAAACGCAGGAGCTTTTTAAACAATTGAGTAACCCAAATGCTGTTTTTACAACAATTGAAAAATATTTTCTTGCAAAAAATTTGTATACTTTAACAAGAGATGAAACAATTTCACCTGAAAATTATTTTCCCCCTAACCGTATTAAAGAGATGGAATTAAATTGGGAGGGTTATGAGAGTGAAGAGGTTTCATTTCCCTATACATTTACAGATGTAACAAAGGTTTCAGAAGATAATTTTATTTTTCTTGTTAAAGCAAGTGAACTGCATAAACTATATGAATCACAGCTATTGCGCTATAATCCAAAAGCTCAGAGAACAGATAAAACACTTTATATCGAAGAGATTGAAGATGAAATACCAGTTCCTGATCTCGTTGATGCTTCCGTTGAAGCAATTGCAAAATTAGTGGAACAAAATGATTTAAATAAATCGGTATTGACTTTCAATGCCTTATTAGGCAGCTCAGAAGAGGGAATTGAACTGTTATTCGATCCGGAAGAAAGAAAATTAACTGTCACTAAAGGAACGCAATTGGATGTGATTGATGGATGGCACAGATTGAACGGTATAAATAGAGCATTCAGAAGGAATCCAAGCGTTAACGATTTTTATTTGAAAGTTGATTTGTATAACTATACAATGAAAAAAGCGAGAAAACATTTTGGACAACAAAACACCATCAATCCTGTGGCAAAATCTAAAGTTGCAGAAATGAGTGAGAATGATTATCTGTCAACTATTATTAATTTTATTAGAGATAACAGTGATATAGGTGAGTACATTAAAGTAAATAGTGATGAAATTTTTAGAAATGAAAAATTCGTCATTACATTCCAAAGGTTTACTACAGGTTTAAAAATGGTTCTCAATTCTTTAAATTACAAAGTGGATAATCTAGCTGAGGCAAGAAAGTTGGGCATGTATCTTACGGAAGTGTTCAATACTGTTTTTAATTCATATATCGATGATTTTACAAATCATTCATTTGGCAGAGAGAGAAGAAGTCTAATCACCGCGTCTCCTGTTATAATAGGCATTTTAGCATTAGGAGTAAAAATGAAACAGGAGTCAAAATCTGCCGAGGAAATCGATAAGGCACTTTTGAAAGTTGATTTTTCCATGGATAACGACCTATGGAAAAGTCTAAAAGTATTAAATAATAAAAAGCATGTTCAGTTTAGGTACGGCTTAAAACATGTGATTGATTACTTTTCCAAGTTAGATGTCTAAGTTTAGAGGTGCTTATAATGAAATTATATAATGAGGATATAAAGAATAAATTTTTAGAAATAGTCAATGAGAAAGAGGTGCCTCAAATCCTTTCTATATTTAGAAGAGGAGCAGAGGTTGAAAAATTTTTAAAGAAAGATCTTTATGATTTTAATTCTAATGAAATCCTTGATTATTTGACACTCTTGAATAGATCTACAACTTCATCTTTATTGAGTTGCTGGTCACACATTACAAAGTATATTGATTGGGCGATTTATCAAAAAATAACTAAAGGTACTACAAACTTGTCTAGAGATTTGACAATTGAAGATGTTAAAAATTGTATAGACGAAGGAAAAAAACTTTATATTACTGCTAATGAATTCGAAGGGATTATTGACACTTTAGTCAATCATAGGGATAGAGCCATGTTTATGTTGCTGTTTGATGGAGTTCAGGGACATAGATGTAGTGAAATACGTAATTTAAAAAAAGTCGATGTTCTAAAAGCAAAAGAAAACGGAAACATCCTAACTGTGCATGATGATAAATATGGCTCAAGGGAAATCAAGGTCAGCGATGAATGTATAAACGAATGCCTTCTTGCAGCGGATGAAAATAAATATCATAACAAGAATGGAGCTTCAGAATCATCAAGAGGGAGTATGTTTACCTTAGCGGATAATGAATATGTTATTCGGAATAAAAAAACAAGCACCCAAAAAGACTTAGAGAGATCTTCTTTTAATGTTGTTGTTTATACCATGAGGACTGTACTGGCCCCAGAAGTTAATGATTATCCTTTCTTAAATCCGACAAGGATAAATAGATCGGGTGTTTTGTATGAAGGCTATAAAATATACAAGGAAAAGGGTAAGTTAGAGAAAGAGGATTATGAGCATATCATCAATAAGAGAAGTGAACGGTATGATGACTTATCTAAAAAAATATATAGTATCAAACAGTATGTAAACGAAGAAGAAATTAAAAAGTACTACGCTAAAGAACTTGGAATTAAAGACGGGATAAAAATGCGTTAATGAAATGAGCACCCAATGAAAGGGTGCCTTTTCTTTTACTAAAATTTAGATTTATAAATTCAATAAAATATCGAGTAAATTTATCGGAAAAATCCATTTAAACGAGTTTGTTCGACATAAAGAGACAAAAATAGCTATTCTCTTAAGAATTAACATATAGTAACATAGTCATACGGAGCGAAGAGGTATTAGTGAGTTGGATGAGTCATAAGTCCTTTTCGTTTAAGAATCACTTTCGGAATATTATAAATAAGATCTTTTGGCCTAGTGATTTAAGGATATAAAATTACCTCTAGAAATGTTTAGCAAAAAGAGGTATAATAAACTCACGAACAAAACAGAACATGTGTTCTGCTCCGGAAATTCATTATATAGGGGAAATGATAATGGCACAACAAAAGTATCTAAACAATTGCTTACTACAGATTGACACCTTCATTGAGAACTCAGCAGACTCAATGAAATCTTCAAAAGACAAAGCCGAATTTTTACTTGAGAAATTGCAAGAGGCTTATAAAATTGTTTTTATAAATATAGACGGGGAGGCTGAAGAGTTTGATATCTGTAACCTTGAGTATGAGGTTGAAGATACTGAAGAATGGGAAGACAGCTATATAAAGGAAACAGATGCAGCATTGAATCAAATGATTAAAATTTAAAAGGACAATCGATATGGATATATCAATTAATATTGCCTTAGAGAACATAGAGATCAAATTGAAGAGCAAAAGTCTTTCGTCTAATAAGTTTTCGGCCGTAATAGTCCTTCATGACAAAACCGAGAGCAATTTGAAATTAACAATTACCACTGAAGATTTAGTAAAGTTAAGAAATGAAATCAACGAATTCATCTTCAAGATCAGATGACAGTCAATGTCAATAGGGATGAATGAAAGTAAATATATTTAATGACTTTTCAAATCCCTATTGACTAAACATTTTCTGTATAATAAAATATAAACAAATTAAAAGTATAAAAAAAGGAGTGATGAAGATAGAGATTGTTTTACAAAAGATGAAGAAGATACTTGATTCACACAGTAGAGCACTACATGACATGAAGCAAGGGGATTTCAGACGGGCAATCGGGGATTTGCATTTTGTCATTGAAAATGCCCAGGAAGCAACATACATACTGAACGAACTCGTTGAGGAGAGGGAAGAGAATGATTGGAACATACCCGACGAAAATTTTTATGAAAGATTACAATCAAATTAGCTTAATAAAAAGAATTAGAGAAAAAGAGACAGTCGGATGGGAGTGCGCTCAACGTATTTCAAAAAGATGTGTAGAAACAGTACTACATAACTGCAATAAACGTACATATTCAAGTCGATTCGAATATTTTGTGATAATGAAGAAATCTAACATTGATTAAAAGTATGGTTGAATTATCGTTTTAAATAAAAGATGTATTTTAAACAAATTAAAAAGGGAGGATGATTATGGAGGAATTGCAGCCAAGTCAATATTTCGAAATGGTTAAGTCGAAAAAAAACAAAGTAACAGATGAAGTTCTCCAGCAATATTACGATAATTGTTTAGTGTTGTTAAACAAATATAACAGAACTAACCAAATTAAGGCAGCTAAAAAGCTGATTTTTCATCTTGAAACAATTGAAAAAGAACGCGAAATTGTGAAGCTGGGAATCGATACTTTTATTTATAGAGATGATATCGAGGAATTCATAGACAATATTGCAAAAAATACTGTTAAGATCATTGAGCTTGAAAATTACGAACGAGAGATCCCTGATGACGTGATTCATAAATATGAAAAAGTAAGCGATAAATTCGACCGATTTTACGTTGTGTTTACTGACTATACAGGGAGGATCGAAAAACAGGTGGAGAAAGAAAGGCGGGATAAAGATCCTATTCTTTTTGGAACATTTCAAGATGAATCTAGTGGTACTTTAATTGAACGGTTTTATTACATAGGTGATTGGGAAGACGAGTATTGCGATTTAACTTTGGACAAAATGATTTCTGAAGTCAAGAGATCTAAGAACAAGGATATTTCAATAACAATCAGTACTCCTCATGACATAAAGCAATTAAAAAATCAACTAAATAATATGGAGGACGGCGTTGACGGGTTTAGAATAAATCGAGAACGTAAGCTACATAAACGTTCAAGTTGGTTAAAAAAGCTTTTTGGGAATAAGCAATGAAAAGAAACGTAGATCTTACGGACAACAGGGATTTTCAGAAAATTAAACAAAGCCCCTTGAACTTGTCAGTTCATAGAGTGCTGAAAAAATCAGTTTTTCCTTGGAGTACGGAAGCACGTGTAAAGAGCGGGGATTTATCTCAATCAGAAATAATATTAACTGGGAATGCCATGCAAAGGAAGCAAAAGAGAGAGTCTAATGCATTTGATTTGAGTTGCCAATGCTGCGGTAGAAAAGACTCTTTTTATCAGACAATAACAAAGTCGACTCTTTGCAAAGTGTGTGATGAATTGTTAGAAAATGATTCTTCCAATAAGATTCCATGGTCAGGCTTTCAAAAATAATGTGTGACAGGTGATTATGTGTTCTACTTGGGAATCGCTTTATTCATTTGGTTAGCCATTGGATTTCTGGCAGGAATGAAGATGGTTTTTGTAGATCAAATTCTTGAAAGAGATATGGCAAAGGAAGCTCAAAAAGAATTAGATCAGGTGGAAACGAATGTGCTTGAATTTTTCATCGGAAACAAAATGGCTTTTATCGCGGCTATGACTTTGTTGGGGGCTGTAGTGGTTGTGGTTATGTCCAAAGAAACCATAAAGTCATGGATGAAGAATTAGTTTCAAAATAATTAAAAGGAGGGTTAGGATGTTTATTAAAAAACAAACCAAAAAGATGGTTATAGAAGTGTTTCATAATTCCTTGGATGAGATGTGGGAAACAATCAAGCGACTTGAACAAGAGGGGTGGTCTGGAAACACAAGAGTGAGCGTTGTAGGGATGCCTCTCTTTGAACTAAAATTGCGTAACGATGAGGAAGTAAAAAGGTTTAAAGAACTTTATCAAACGACTAAAGTGCAAGAACCTGAAAGGGGTTCATACTTTAATGATTGTCCATTTGTCCTCTTTACAATACATGAGCGTGAAATCAAATAAAATTGAAGTTTTAAGTTAAATACAGGAGGAGATCAGTGATTGCTGAAAAAACTAATGCCTCAGTAAAGATGTATTTAGAGGATGATATAGCAAGGTTATATAAAGATCATTTTCGATTGATAACGGGGGTAGACCTAAAAAGTAATTTGATAGAGAATAAATCATCTGTAATAAGTGCAAAAGAGATTGAGAAGTGTATACAGCTGCTACATAAGGATTATCATAACCTAGGGATTAGAATATTTGTGTTTCAAAATAAAATCCAAGCATTGCTTAATTTTTTGAACCCACTTGGAGCACCTTTTTGCTTAAAAACCATCAGAAGTATCTTTAGAAAACAACTGGTTGGTTTAAATGGGTTTGGGGTTATTCACATTTATCCATTCAATTATCCAAAAGGCTACAATCAGACTATAAAGCTCTTTATTCTCGAAACACTGTATCATGAACTTAGACACGCTTACCAAGATGAGTTTATGACTTGCGTTAAAGATTCGAAATATATAGATGGAGGTCAACCTGGCTATTTTGCACAGAAAAGCGAGCGAGATGCAAGACACTTTGCGACTAGAATGATGAATAAGTTTCATGATGATATTAATAATATTCTAGGAATAAAGTTTAAATGGGAAACTTGCTGGGGAAGATTAGAGATTTATAAATAAATTAAAATAAAAAGACTGTTTTAAAGAGAGGAGAGAGATAATGAGAGTAGGAGATAAAATCTTGCTGAAAAAAGACATTTTATTTAGAGACGGTATCGTCTTGAAAGCGGGCAGCGTTGTAGAGGTAAAAGGGGGAGGAGAGAGACGGACTCCCATTTATTAAACCAAAAGGATATCCACATGAAAGGCAGTTGCAATTTGAGGACTATGAAAAGATTACTCAATAAAAAACTGTTTTAAGGGAAAGGGTGAGAACCGATAGTCGATTTCAAAAAACTTAGTGATCCTGAATATATTAAGCAGATGGAAATTGAGAGAAAAGAACGTGAGCGGCAATTTGAAGAAAAGGAGGCTTTAAGAGAGAAAACTGTGTGTTTCACTGGTCATAGGCCGGACAAGCTAGGAGGGTATGATATGAAAAACCCTACAATGCTGAAATTGAAAGACAAGCTGCTTGAAGTCATTGAAGAACTGATTACACGAGAAAATAAAAATCGATTCATTTCTGGTGGCGCATTAGGAACTGATATAGCTGCATTTTGGTGTGTATATATGCTGAAGAAGAAATACCCCGATATTCAAAACATTGTCGCTATTCCATTCAAGAACCAAGATAAAGTTTGGTCAGATGACCAGAAGTACTGGTACAAGAGAATGCTTGAATTGGCTGATGAAATTGTGAATGTTGAGGAAATCGATAAGTATAAAACTGATGACGATAATCCAGGTGAATTTTCAGTCGCTAAAATGCTGAAACGTAATGAGTATATGGTTGATCACAGTCAAGCAATAGTGGCCGTCTATGATGGGGGTAAAGGAGGTACAGCGAACTGCTTGAATTATGCAAGGAGATGCTATTTAGGACATCAAATATGGAGGTTGTATCCTAAGTATGACTTTGAGTTAGAAATTTCATATACAGCAGGGTAAGTGAAAAATACAATTAAATTTAAAATAAAAGGAGACACGGGATGAATAAATATAAAATTGTAAATTTGGGAGGTCTGGATTGGGAAGAGCATTATGATGGCTCTTTGGATTTCAGAGAACTTATTGAAGAAGGTCTGATTGCTGTAGGTGATGTAGTTGAAGTTGAGGATAGTAGCGAATGCCCACTTCCATTAAGTAATAATCAATTTTGTGTGACGTTTAACAAAGGGGATGTTTTGTTTTTGGAAGAGCCGTTTACTTTAGAGGAGTGCAAGCTAATGTTTGGATCTGATTTTAAACAATAAAATTATATAAAAGGATTATTTTATCCAAAGAGGGGATGAAAGTATCGGTTACATCAAATACATATTGGAAACAGCATGGTTTAACTTAGTATGGTTTAAATGGCATTTGGGGGCAGATATGAAAGTGTTTGAGAATTGCAGCTGGAAAGACTATATAGATTCCAAAAGGAGGGGCAATGATGAATTACAATCTTAATGATAAGACCCTTAAAGAGATTTTTGATTTTTATTTTGAGTCCCATGGTCAGAAAGTGGAAGAAGTACAGTTTCTTGAAAACCGTGTCCTTGTAAGAACTAAAACAAAAGTCAATAAGCGTATTGATATTCCTGAATTCATACATAAAAGACCGCACAAATCAAAATATGCTATTGGATAAAACATAAATTAATTAAAAGAACAATATTAAAATGGTTTATAAGGAGATGAGGAAACTGGATAAAACAGCAGAATTATTAAATATATTGAGCATGTATCCAGAAAGAGAACTTATTTTCATGTATCCAAATGAAGGATCTGACCACCCTTACACGCTTGGTTATCCATCTAGAATTTTAATTGATTCTTATATTACATTGAATGATCGAGTATGGCTATTTAATGAAGAGAAAGACGAATTGTTTGAGGAGATTGCTGATAGTGTCGCGGAGGATTTATATACGGAATTTCCACTAACTAATGATCAATCAGCTTTTGTAGAGAAGCAAGCTAAGAAAAAAATAGAGAGTCTAGCGTGGAAAAAAGCAATAGTGGTTTATATAAAGTATTGAGGTAGTGACTGAGAAAGGATGAGGAAATGAGCGGCATTAACACTAAATTTTCATACAAACAGCTGTACACATTAAAACACGCTTTATTGGAGTATATGCAACGTAAAGGTATAACAAATGATGACTTTAAAAGCGAACAGGATTTGTTACTAAAAATTAACTGCCAAATTGAAGAAATGAAGGAACGTTACAATATTTAGATAGGAGAAGTGGGTGAACTTTTGAAACTAACAAAAGATAAAATTATTTTGACGGAAAAAGCAAAAGAAATTTTTGGTGATGTCGTGGAGTCTGCATTTATAAATAAGCCTTCTTATGTGTCCACTCATTCATTTGAAGAGCTTTATAATGCATTGAAAAAAAATGAAGAAAGGCAAAAAGGTGAGTTGTTACCCGAGGACTGGTTTCCTATCATTGTGAAATTAATTAATGGAAAATCCTTTGAAATTTGGTCTTCTGATAGAGGGGGAGGCGTTTCTTCTATCTTAGAAGAAGAGGTGACACAGTAAGGAATACGCGGACGGAGCCGGGAAGGAGAAGCGATATGAATTACACAGAATGCCCGGAATGCGGGAATAAGCAGATTATCGAGTATGGAGAGGATACTTTTCGATATGAACGCTCTGCGAGGACAGGCAAGTTATTGCGGAGGTCACTTGGTGAAGGCGTCTGGTGCGCTTTCAAATGCCGTTGCGGTTGGGATAGCTATAAGGAACAGTTTGAAGTGGATGAAGATGACGAGGGGGAGAAAAGATGAAGTTGACACAAGAACACATCAAAATTATGAAGGATATTTGGGAGAAGGAATAAATGACAAAAACTAACGAAAAAATTCACGTATTGGCTGACGAATCACTTGGCGGAATCAAACGCGAGTATGTAGAGGTCAATAGGAAGGCGAAACTGGGTGAGAAGATCGTAATTGTCGATGCAGACCCAGGTTATGGAGATCATTATTCAAATGAGGATATATTTACGGTCGAGCTCTACACGGGTTATGGTAGTGGCGTAGCAACAGAATGCGGTCATCTTGTTGGTAATAACGAATACCGTACACTCGAACCGACCAACGTCGTCCACATTGACGGGGAGCGCTACGAAATGGTCGACCGCAAGGCGGAAGTATGCGAGAAGGTTATTCATATGAACAACGGTAAATCGGGAGGAAGGGTAAGGGAGGTTACTAATGTGGGCGTTGGCACGATCGATGTAATCGAATACGAACGTCCAGACGGAGACATCACGTGCGGATTTTCCCATGGATGTTACCGTGTCCTTGTTCCATTGTCTAAAGAAAATAAATACCAAGAATTCAAAAATAAGAAAAGGGGATACAAAGAAGTAAAAACTTTATACATAATGAATTAGGTATAACGAAAGAGGACATTCAAGAAATGATTCGCATTGCAGTATCAAATGAAGTTAAAAAAGCAGCAGAGTCAGGGGAATTTCAGTCATTTATAAGTTCAAAAATTGACTCACTTATAGAAGAGGGATTTGGAGATGAGGGAAGGTTGCTCTACGGCTTTAAAGAAAGAGTGTCTCAAACAGTATCAAATGAGGTAGGCAAACGAATTGCAAATAACCTGAACATAAGTGTGGAGCTGAAAAGTCAATAAAATCGTCATTTTAAACAAATTAAAAGATAGTTTTCATCAAATGGAAGGAGGATTATATGGGATTAAATGTAACACATGGCGCCTTTATTGGAGCACACTCGGCGTTTAATAATCTTAGAAGGTTTTTATTAAGGTCAATTGGAGGTAGTTGGCCGCCTCATGACAATAAAAAATTTAAGGATGGCTATTGGTATTTTGGTAAAGGTTATTCCAAAAACGCATAAGGGGCTAACTGAGTTTTTCGGTCATTCAGATTGTGATGGTGAAATTAGTCCTGAAATGTGTAAAATTGTTGCGGATGAATTAGAAGCCATCTTGCCATATGTAGAAGAGTTGGCAAAAAAGAAATGTCTCATGGTCATATATTACGTGATTGTGGATACATAGAGTGCACAAAACAGTTTATTGCTGGCTGCAGACTAGCACATGAATTAAATGAACCATTAGAGTTTAGATAAAAGCATGTTTTTAACGAGGTGGGAGGTATTATGTGGGAGATATCCAGTTTTTAAAAGAGTTGCAAGAAGAATTGAGGACGCAAGAAAACGACGGTCAAGCTGCACCACGATTTTGGACAGTCGGTGATTATGAATGGGTCGAAGCTCGGGAGGAGAACGCAGAGCGCTATTCTGTATACCTGCCAAATGTTGCAGAATCATATGTTTTAGATGATTATCTAGAAGAAATAAAAAAAGATAGTGGGCTGTCTAAAGAATGCCTAACTGAGCTGAAAAAAATTGGGGGCGACTATGACGAAACTATTGAGTGGATTCGAAAATACATTGACGAAGAAGCAGAGCTAATTCCAGAAAGAAAGGTTCACATTATACAACCAAATACAATGTTTTTAACCAAAAAAGAAGCAAAGAGTCACATCAAATCGAATAAGCATCATTACACTTCAAAAGCTCATACTTATGCTATGACAGCTTGGAGAGCGCCTAAAGTGGAACGACTATTGAAGATATTAGAAACATTTGATTGGGATTCAATTAAGATCAAATAGTTATTTTATTATGAAGGAGGAATTGTGTGTTTATCATTCAAAACATCGAAACGGAATTCTATTTGAAACATAATGGGAGCGAGTCATTAGAACACCCCTATATCGAAGTGGCCTGTCCGGGAGATGCAGAAGCTTTCAGTTCATTGAAACACGCAAAATATGCAGTTACATGGTATTGCGATATGTTTAAAAAATGGAGAATTATCGATGTATACGAAGGTAAATCGTATGTGAAGAATAAAATTTTTGAATTTGTTTTAGAAGAAGCTATGTAACGGAGAGTATTAATCTCTCCAGGAATTAAATGAGGGGATACGAAGTTTGCCATTTTTAGTCTTAAAACGGTGCTTCACATTACATAATAAAGGCTTAATGAATACATAATCGTCATTTTCATATTCTATTTGTTTGATAGAGTGGAAGTATTTGCGTTCATCGAATGGCATAAATTCCATGAACCCGGCAGATAAACCGTCAGGGTAACTGAGAAGAAACTTGATATCTTCCTTAGTGTATCCAGTAATGAGCACGTCAGTGTACTGATAATTTATAACCTTGATCCAGTTTTCCGATCTCTTGTTGATCTCGTAAGGGGAGTTTGCTTTCTTAAGCACGATTCCTTCAAGGTTCTTTTCTTTAGCCATTTCAAAATAGGCTTTTCCTTTGCCTTGTACTCCTTCAATCACAAAGATATTTGGATGGTTAAGATTTAGTGATCTAAGGAATTCCTTGCGTTTAAAAAGTGGATTTGAAGCTATTGATATTTCATTTAATCTTATGACATCGAACACGCAATAAACAATTTGATGAGAAGATTTGCTTGATTGAAAACGTTCCATAACAGATTCAAAATCGGGCAACCCATCAGAATTGGTAACGATAATTTCCCCATCTAAGACTGTCCCTTCGGGAATATCAATATCATGCAGCTCAGGGAATTTATTGGTGACTTCATTATTATGGCGCGTGTAGAGCTTAATCTTACCATCTTGCTTAGATAGAATGATTCGTATTCCATCAAATTTAAGCTCAGCAATATAGTTTTCATCATCAAATGGCTCTTTGGCTGAATCAAGCAGCATTGGAGCTATAAACAAAAAACCACCTCCATTTAAACATCTTATCTAAGGAGAGATGTTATTTAAAGCAAAATGCTGATGGTACTTAATGGATTAAAAGGAGGGATGTAATGTACCAAACATCAGTGCAGCTTAAAGATGTGAAAGTATTGATTAGGGGAATCTGGACAAAGAAGAAATTCACTGAAATAGAACGTGGCGAGACGTTTATGATCGAGGAAGATGGAGTTTTAAAAAAGTACATAGCAAGAACAAAACCATATTGGGATAAGGAATTTGAAGCTTTTGTTGTTGATGTGATGGATAAAAACAAATTGAGAAGAGGGATTAGATGAGAAGTAATGTTGAAATTAATGAATTGATTCAAGACCGATTATTCAACGGTTACAAGAAGAGGAAAATCACTCCAGATGAATGCTTTGAGCTTTTAGGGGATATTGTGGCCGATGAATTGGCTTTTGATAATGATGGGAAAGTGGTTAATCTTAAAAACTTTGCGGGAGAAATGAGTTTAGCATTGCAGGTAGTTGAGAAGCTACAAAAAGGTTATGGACTAAATTTTTATTTATCAAGAGAACACGATTTTATCGGTCTGGAAGATTGGTGTGCTGCTTTTGACGAGTATGAAGCTTGGGCAGAAAAACCAGAGAAAGCAACATGCTTAGCGGCATTAAAAGCACTGAAAATTAGATAAAACAGAAATTTTATACAAATTAAAAGTAAGTAAACAAGGCGGGACAGAGGATACAGCAGTCGGATACAGGGAAAAACAGATTGAACAATGGATTGAGGATGACGGGAGGTAAGGGGGAAATGCGAGTCTATGTTGTTATGGCTAATAACGAATTAATGTCTATATGCGGAGATGAACAAACGGCTAAATGGGAAAAGGAAATGATTGAGTTGGGCGGGGAACAAAAGGTAGTAATCAAAGAATGCGGAGTTGTCTCCTATGATGAAGATTATCACAATGCAAATAAAAAATAGATTGAACAATGGTTACAAGATGACGGGAGGTAAGAGAAATGGAAATTATCAAGATTCGTTACACATTCAGACATAAAGGCAGCGGCAACATTGAAATGAAATGGTACAGCATCGGGCAATTGGAAGAAAGGGCAGCCGCCAAACTGTCCCCGGTATTTTCAGATGAATATGAACTAATCAGCCGGGATTTATTCACTGGATTGAAGGACAAAAACGGCCGCATGATCTACGATAGGGATATTTGGGATATTGGCAGAAGGTTTCAAGTTGAATTTGAGGAAGATCGGTGCGGGTATTTCCCCTTTGCTAATGATGGAGGTTGCGGTTGTTGCGCTGATGAAGTTTATCAACCTTATGAAGGGGACATAATCGGCAATATCTACGAAAATCCTAATCTATTGGAGGCGGCGGAAGAATGAAAATGCAAGTGACTTTATCACCTGAAGAAGTGAAACAAATAATTAAAAACAATTTAGAAAAGAAGTTTGGTAATGTCGGCGAGGTCACACTTGAAGTCGACCGGGAATTGAGAGGGCATTATACAAACGAACATTACGAAACTGTTTTCAAAGGTGCCAAATGCGAAGTGGAGGCGGCGGAATGACGTGGATTGACTTAGTGAGAAAGTATTTCCCTGATGCAAATGATAAGCAGTGCGATTTTATTTTGTGGGAAAAGACTGCTTTTCCTTTAGTGCCTGTGGAAACTGTTGAAAAGCAGTTGCAGGAGTATCAAATGATGATGTTTGCAGATAGAAGGAGTAACCGGATCAATAAGGAGGCGGCGGCGGAATAATGGGAATTTACATTCCTTTTCGTGCAGATTTAGGAACTATTGAATTTAACGGGCGATTTCACCCGATTGTAAGAATAGATGGATACCACTACGGAAAACGAGTATTTACTTATAAAGATGAAGAAGGTTATAAGGAATTGACATTCCATCCGCCAGAAAAATCATTGCTTCGGCAGGCGACGGAATGAGTTACAGAGCGGGCAATGGAGGAATGATTACATAACTTCTGAATAAAAACAATCTTTTATAGGATTCATAAACTAATTAAAAATAAAAAGGAGAAGTAAAATGTCAGTAGAACAACTATGCGGAGGACAATGTACAGAAGAAACAATTGAATTGGTTAGAAGGCAATTACTGCAGCAGCAAAGTGCCTTACTCACTCAATTGGCAAATATTGAGGCTAAGATTAGACGTCTGACAGATTTACTGCAATTAGAAAATGATAGCCTTGAAAAGGTTAAATGTGAATTAGAAAAGGTTCAGTGCGAGCTGAAGGAATTGGACTGCTTGGAGAAAGCATTGTATGAAGAGGAGTTTTAAACAATAAAGCAGGCTTAGAGCCTGCTTTATATCTACTACTTCAGTACCTTCTTAATCATTTTGTTCATTTTTTTCATATGCATTAAATTCGCAGCAAGTTCTTCTCTTTCTTTGTCGGTCATGATATGTCCGCCCTTAAGATTCTATATTCTGAGTACGATCAGGCTTTTTAGGGAAAATACATTCTAATAAAAGAAAAAATAAAGTTAATCCTAATGATAATTTAAAGTTGTCGCTACTCCCAATTGAACACAAGATACCCACTATATAAATAAATAAAAACCTAAACAATGAGGCAAATATAAACTTGAAAAAGTTATCTCCAATGAGGTGCCTTCCAACAGCCACAAAAATATTATCAAAAGTAAAAGAATAAACAACCATACACACACTCATAATAACAATCTGATTGAATCCTATTTCTAATTCAAAGAAGCTTACAAGTACATTTGCTGATCCTGTTGCAAATAAGATTATCCCCATTATGACTGCAGTAGGAATTAGTGATAAAACCAAAGCTCCTATTACTGTAGATAATAAAAATTTTTCATTTGTGTTTTTTTCTGCAGCTTCTTTCTTTTCTCCTCTGTACATAAAAATAAAAAAGACGATGAGAAACAAAAGATAAATTGATAACGTCATAACAAGCAGATTCATGGTGATCTCTCCTTACCTAATTAAAACAAAAGAGTGAAGGTTATAAGCCTCACTCTTTTGTTTTAATGTATAGTTATAGCAAAAAGAACACAACAACCTTCGCAATTAACTGTGCATCAGCTAATGGAATTCCAGCTTTCACTAATGCCACAGTAACGGCTGTTTCTCCGAAATTTGTAAGTTCATCTATAACGTCCGCGGCTTTGTGTCCCCACTTAGAACAAGCATCTCCAGCTTTTTGAGCCCATTTATATGGGATCTTTTTAATAAGGGTTCCTAAAGCGGGACCACCAACCCTAAGTGCTTTTACTAATATTTGTTTAGCGAAAGGAATACCCTGTGTATGTACTTTAGAATTTGCAGCTACAGGAGTCTCAAGCTTTGACTGGATTTTAGCAATATCGGTTTTCATATTTGAAGCTAAAGGAGCCTGTATGCTATTTTGAACTACAGGTACTTTTTTACTTTCCGCTGCACTTGCATAGCCAGGAGAAACAACTGATACAGCCAGCACAGCTAACGTGAACACCATGATAAATGAAATAAGTTTTTTCTTCATTTCTTTACTCCTCCTTTAATAACCATTAATTTAATATATTGCTAACTATATTAAATATTTGGATAAAAATCAATATATTCCCTAAGAAATTTTTGGTTATAAAAGAAAGGACAAAAATTGAATTTGATCTAAAAACATATAGTCCACTATTTTGTTATTATACGAGACATAACTTATTTCAAAAAGAACCTAAAGTCTCATTGGGGATACCCATTTCATTACCGTGAAGAAGATTCAATAAAACTGTCATTTTAACGGGAAGTTAATTAACGGTGGGGGAGTGATAGCAAGAGTATCCCTGTATATGTGTATTTTAGTGAGTAGATAAGAAAAAGCCCATAAGGGCTTTTTCTAAGGTTGGGATATTAATTAATGCCATCAATATCGAGATTTTCCATGTCAAGATTTAGGGCTTTCAATTGTTTCATTAAAACTTCAAATTTTAAGCACTCCCCATTTTTTAAATCTTCTGGAATTTCTTCAGGATGAGCAATTTTCATCCCAGCCTCGATCCATTGTTTTCGATACAATTGAAATGCAGCCTCAATTAAATGATCTGGAGTTACAATAAAGCCTAAACTCACATCATGATCTTCACTGTAGCCAAATTCAAAATTGCAACATGGACAAATTTCAAATGTTTTTTGATACTCGCCATTATCTAAAAGTTTTTCATTTAATCCTTTATATCCGCATACTAGACAGGAATATAATTCTTTTTCCAATATTGATCCCCCATTTATTATTTTATTTAATTATTGCCGTTTATAATATTCATAACCAGCTTTTTTATTTGGATGTTTTGGCTTGAAATATGTAATAATCACATCTTTATCCTTTTGTCGTTCTACTGCTAAAAATTCATTGGTCTTTTTATTATACTTATAGTAACGATATTTACCATTGAATTTTTTCTTGCTCCTTTTTTGGAGAACTGTTTTGCTAGTAGCTTTCCCTAAAAATGTTCGTGCTTTATTCAAATATTGAGATTTGGAGATATTACCGAACTCTTTTTTGTGCTTTTTGTAATGAGAATCTAATTTCGACATATTTACTTTTCGTACAGCTTTTGACGCTGAGGTTTTTTTACCATATTTTTTCGTTGCTTTTTTGACACTGGATTTTCCAAATTTCTTAATAGCTTGTTTAATGCCAATACGTGCAACAGTAATAGCAATTACAACTAAAGGATACCATGAAGCTTTAACTTCAGCAGTATTTACTTTAAATTGTTCTCCTGTTTCAGTGTCAGTTAAAGTTGCAATAAAATCTCCATCATCATTTATATCTTGTAATTCCACTTCAAAATCGCCCTGAAAAAGTGTACCATTATCATCTTTTGCTTCTGCGGAAACAATTATGTCACTAGTATCTAAATTTAATTCTAATTCACCATCAACCGATAAATCATCTGTTTCAATCTTTGTTTGAATAGTTGCTTCATTACCATCGACTTGGCTTTCTAATGCAACATCATTACCATTGACAGACTCACCAAAGAAATCTTCTGTTTCAGATTCTATTTGCTCCTTATTAATTACATCTTCATAATTGTTTTCTGTTTGGTTTGTTGTTGCAGAGGAAAAACTCGTCCCTACGTTATAAAATACAAAAACAGTTAACAAAAAGCTAATAAAATATTTCAATTTAATTCTCCTTTTTTTTAGTCATATTGTGTTAACCCGTAACCATAGTCTTCTTTCCTTCCTAAATCTTTTGCTGTGCTCTTTAAATAATTCAAGACATCTTTCCTTTCATACTCTGGATTTTTCGATAGGATATTTGATACTATACCTGTGACAAAAGCTGTTGCAAAGGATGTGCCATCAACGGTTTCTAATTTGCCTGAATGAGTCAAAACAGGAATTTGAACGCCAGGTGCAACAAAATCAACCTTGCCTTTAGCTGCAAATTTATCTCTTCTTAGGTTTTTATCGACAGAAGAAACAGATATGACATTTTGATATTTTGCTGGATAATCTGCTGAAAGACCTAATGTATTCCCAGCAGAAGCGATAACTATAATATTTTTCTCGATTGCTTTGTCAATAGCATGTTTTAACTTTTTGTCATCTTTTTGAAAACCAAAGCTAAGATTAATGATGTCAACATCCTGCTTGATACTCCAATCGATTCCGTTAATTACATCATCAATGTCACCACCTCCTTTATCGTTAAGTACCTTTACATCAAATAATTTCACATTAGGTGATACGCCATGAACTGTTCGTTTATTAGCAGGAGCCAATAAGATACTGGCTATAGCAGTACCATGACCTAAAGAATCTGTGGTAGTAGGCTTATTGTTTATAGCATCATATGAAATTATTGAACTATTCTTAAAAAATGATAGAGAACTATTGACTCCACTATCCAATAATGCTACCTTTACAGGTTCTTTAGGTGAATTCAATTTGACTTTTTCATTTGGGAAAACAGCACAAAGTGCCCAATTTTTTTCACAGTCGCTTTTTGAAAAAGAAATTTGGGAGCTGTTATTAGTGCAACTAGCAAGTAATATTAACAAAATCAAAGTAAAAACAACGTTTTTCAATCTAATAACCTCTTTCAATTACCTTTTCCACCATAATTTAACTAATACAAGAAAATAATATAATATTTCCATTGTCAAGTAAAGATGGGAATATATAATTCTTAATCTTAGAAAAATTAAATATATAATAATAGAAGGTAATGTTAACTGTTAACCTGATAATAAAAAAATTTTTAATTTGCATTTACATAAACAAATTAAAAGGATATAATGTAATTATCCTGTTGAGAGAGAGGTGAGAAAATGAAGATGTTAAAAGTTACAAACGATGCTTTAAATTACTACAGGAAAAGCGTCAAGGGGAATAAAAACATAACAGAAGAACAGGCAAGAGCGAAGCTTACACGAAATGTAAAACTGGTTCAAGCTGAAACACCGGAGCGTGTTCTAAGAATTGGGCTCTTTTCAAAGGTTTATATGTACCATGATCTCCATATAACGGTGAGGAATGGGAAGGTTATTAAAATTGTAAACCATAAGAGACCAAGATTTTCGAAGAAAAGATACATAGAATTATCGAAAGCTTTAGGCATCAAAGACATAAAGTATTACAGAAAGCATTGCATAGCCAGGTAGCGTACATAAACATGTTCTGAGGTAACTGATAAAATATTCTCTTGTTGAATTTGCTGAGATCGGTTTGAATAATCAGGTTTTTGGCAACGTCTATGTTGGATTTGATGTAGCCTTAGTAATTTCAAAATTTCTTGATTTAAAAAAACAAAATGCAAAAGCACATATTAAGAACTCGCATAACGGAGAGTATTTTGATTCATTTTTTATAATCTAATTAAAAATATACACATAATAAAGGAGAGTTGCTGGATGGCAGAAAATCAAACAGTATTGCGTGAAGCAGAAAACAAAGTAGTTTTAGAAGGATTACTTCTAGAAGTGCGCCACAATGAATGGAAAAATGGAGAGGGGCTAAATATTGAATTAGACATTGAAACAGCTCCAAATGAAGTACATACAGTCACTGGAATGTCCAAGTATAAAAAAGAAGATGGATCAGACAATGGGATTGCTAAAGGCTACAAAACAATCATTAACGACTATAAGTCTGTAGCTACTCATGGCAAAGAAGAAGCTGACAGAGTTCGAGTAACACAAGGAAGAATTGGGTTGAATGAATATTTTGTCCAAGATAATTTAAAATCGTACCCGCAATTGTCAACTAATTTTGTTAACCGTTTAAAGTCGGATGAAGAATATAATCCGAGAGCAGAATTTGAAGTCGAATTTTTTGTAAAAGGCGTTAAAGAAGAAAAAATTAAAGGCGAAGAAACGGGCAGAGTCCTATTGGAAGGGTACATCCCTCTGTATGGTGGAAAGATTATTCCTTTTACGTTTGCGGTTACAAAAGAGGGGTCTGATTACGTAGAGAACAATTATGAAAAAGGCAGCAGTGTAAAAGTATTTGGAAACATCATCAATTTCAAAGAAAAGAAGGTGACTCTTCAACAAGCTGCCTTTGGTAAAGACAAACAAAACATTACATATAATACAAAGCGCGAATTTTTAATTACAGGTGGCTTTGAGCCGTATGACGAAGACGATAAAGCAGCTTTTGACGCTGAAGCGATTAAAGCGGCATTGACTGAAAGAGAGCTTTACTTAGAGCAAATGAAGAATGACAGTAAGAAAAATAATAAAAACGAGAAGAAAACAGGTTTCGGAGGAAAAGCAAGCACAAGCGCTTCTAAATCGATTTCTAAAGATGGTCTACCATTTTAATAATTAATGACAATCGAGAAAACGTTAATAAATCAATTAAAAGGAGAAGTGTTTATGGCATTAGATATTTTTAACCCTCAGATTTCCGTAGTAGCAAAAGGACTTGAAGGTAAAGTTATTACGATATATGGATCTAACAACTTAGGAAAAACAAAACAGAGTACCAGAATGAAAAAACCACTTTACCTTCCATTTGAAAAAGGATTAAACGCAATTGCTGGAGTCCCTTTCATGCCGATTAATAGCTGGGGAGATTTCAAAAAAGTGAACAAGCAGCTTACAAAAAATCCTGAAAAGGCTAAAGAAGTTTATCAAACCATAATTGTTGATGAAGTAGATGCTTTTTCAAAGTATGCAACGAGATATGTATGTGACCAATATGATGTTGGTCGAATTAAGGATGGGAACGATGGATTCGGTTTATGGAAAGAGTATGAAACGGAAGTCTGGGAGGAAATTAACAAGCTCTTAAATGTAGGATTCACTGTAGTCTTTATTGCTCACGCAACGGAAGATAAGGATGGAAAAATCATTCCTAAAGGTGATAAGCGAGTGCTTGCACCAGTCATCGATAATAGCGATATCGTCTTATTCCTGAGCTCAAATGGTGTGGATGAAGATAATAAAGTAATTAAATCTAGTGCTTGGTTAGCTGAAACTGAGAAGTTCTTTGCTCGAAGCCGTTTTGATTATATTGATACATATATTGAAGAGTTTACTGCTGAAAATCTAGAAAAGGCAGTTGTTGAAGCAATTAAACGACAAGAAGAAGCAGAGGGAATTCAAGCCGTTACATATGAAGAACAGAAACAAAAGAACTTATCAGAAAAACTAGACTATGATCAACTAATGGAGCAGATTATTGAAATTGGGTCAAAGCTAAACGAAGAAGGCAGACTTGAAGAAGTTAATGAAGTAACTGAAAAACATCTCGGACAAGGGGCTAGGGTGACTGAATGCACTAAAAAACAAACGGATATAATGTCTGTTATTTTAGACGATCTTAGAGACCTTCTTGAAAACTAAAGTGGGGGAGTTTATCTCCCTCTTTATTTAGAGGTGAGTATATGGCACGTCGTGTTAAATGTCCATACTGTGAAAATTATTTAGACAAGGATGATGCAATCCCTTATAAAAAAAGATATTATCACAAGCAATGTTTTGAAACATGGAAGATGGAAGCAGAACATCGGAAAGAGTTAATCAAATACATATGTGAACTATATAAAATAGAAGCTCCAACAGGGATGATGCTTAAGCAAATTAAAGAATTTCAAGAGGAGTATAAATATAAATTAAAAGGGATTGAATTAGCATTAAGGTACTTTCATGAAACCTTGGGTAATCCAGTTCGTGAAGGTGATGGTTTGGGAATAGTTCCATTCATTTATGAAGAAGCGAAAAAAGACTACCTTCAGAAAAAGGCCATTGAAGAATCAGTGAAAAGCGCAATAAATCAAAAACAGAGAGAGAGAATTGTTGTAATAAAAAAACAAAGCAGAAGAAATACAAAAATTGTTGATATATCTACTTTGTAGAAAGGGAAGTTCATTTGTTACAAGACAAGAAAGCAATTATTCAAGTGTTAGGCAGCATCTTAAAGGAACCTTCGCTTTTATCGGACAGCAACAAATACCAAATTACAGCAAGTGATTTCCCTGAACGTTTTCACTCAATTCTTTTCTTTGCGATGTATAACTTATTTCATCAAGGAACAGAAGTCATTAACGAAATTGAAATTGATGGATATCTTAGAGATTACGATATACAATACAAAATTTTCAATGAAAACAATGGACATGAGTATATCGAACAAATTCAAAAATTGGCTGTTGTTGAAAACTTTGATTACTACTACAACAGGTTGAAAAAATTTAGCCTTCTCAGAGAGATGGTCGGTCTAGGATTCAATATTGATGAGATATATGATGAATCAATAATTGATCCCAAAGATCAAGAAATAATGAAGGAAAAATTTGATAAGACATCAATTGAAGACATTCTCTCTTTTTATGAAATGAAAATCGTTGAAATTAAAGAAAAGTTCAGTACAAATTCTGACAGTATCGGAATTCAAGGTGGGGAAGGAATAGACGAGCTTCTCAAGCGACTTGAACAATCACCGGATATTGGGGTTCCAATGAATAGTGAGATGTTAACGTCTATTTTTCGTGGATCTAGGAAAAAGAAATTTTATTTAAGATCGAGTATGACTGGCGGAGGGAAAACCCGTAATATGGTGGCCGACGCTTGCAGGCTAAGTGCAGATCAACTTTATGATTTAAAAGAAAATAAATGGGTTAAAAATGATTTTCAGGAAAAGTCGGTAGTCATTTCAACTGAAATGATCTCTGAAGAGCTGCAAAGTTTAGCTTTAGCTTATATCAGCGGGGTTGAGGAGAAAAATATACTGAGAAACACCACAACAGAGAGTGAAAAAGCGCGAGTAAAAAAAGCTGCTGAGGTGTTGAAAAAATCACCCATTTGGTTTGAGCATTTGCCTGATTTCAATATCAAAGAAATAGAAAGAACTATTGAAAAAAACGTCATAAGAAATGCAGTTGAATATGTTTATTTTGATTATATTCATTCATCTGTAACAATCTTCGCTGAAATGAGTAAGAAAAGTGGAGTTAACCTTAGAGAAGATCAAATACTATTGCTCATGTCAGATAAGTTGAAGGCACTTTGCAACAAATACGATATCTATATGATGAGTGCAACACAGTTAAATGGTGAGTGGAAAGACGCTTGGCTAAGAGGGCTTCAAATTGATGCTACTTATTTAAGAGGAAGTAAAGCGATCGCAGATAAAACTGACGCTGCAATGATTGTTTTGCCATTAAGCAAGAAAGAAAAAGAAGCGGTTGATGTTATTTTGAAATCTGGATTCTATCCGGAGCCAAACTTCGTAACTCATGTATTTAAAAATAGAGGGAACGAACATGATAAAGTTAAAGTCTTTTCACATATCAACATGGGGAACATGAGAATAAAAGATTGCTTTGTTACTAATGTTGATAATGAATTGATTCAAATTGAAAAATTAATTATTAAAGCAGGGTAGCGGGGTGTAAAGCCCTTTGAGATACGACAAAGATCAAGTTAAAGAAAGTTTATCAATTGAAGACATACATAAGATTTTAAGGGAACTTGGTAGCGAAACATATCAAACTGATAGCAACGGAAATCCAATCTATAGAACAGTATGTCACAATAAAACAAACGGGAGTTTTAAACTTTATTACTATCATGAGGCACAACAGTTTCACTGTTATACAGAATGTGGCGATACTTTTGATATTTATGAACTGGTTATCCGATCTAAAAAACAGCAAGGTATTTCCCTAACGTTTACACAAGCGATTGAGTTTGTGGTTAAAGTATCAGGTAAAAACTTTGGATTTGGTTTTCTATCTTCAACCCCAAAGGAACACATAGTAGATGATTGGGATTGGATTACTAAATTTAAAACACGGAAAAAAATTGATACTACGCTGCCAGCCTATAGTGAGACAGTTCTAGATGTTTTTATGAAATATCCTCATGAAGCGTGGCTAAACGAAGGAATTAGTTATGAAACCATAATGGAATTCGAGATCGGATATTATTTTCGAAATCGAGAGGAAGGCATAGTGATTCCTCACAGAGACATTAATGGGAGATTAATTGGCATACGCAGACGTTCAATGATCCAAGAAGATATTGACAATGGCCGAAAGTATATGCCGTTAACCGTCGGGAATACAATGTATAATCACCAAACAATGATGAACCTTTATGGATTACATAAAACAAAAAAAGCAATTAAACGCTTGAAAAAGGCGATGATTTTCGAATCAGAAAAATCAGTATTAAAATGTCAAGATTTCTATGGGGATTTGAATTTCACCTGCGCTGTTTGTTCAAATAATATTTCAAATTTCCATAGAGACATTCTTCTTTCCTTGGATGTGCAAGAAGTGTTTATTGCTTTAGATAAATTTAGAGGGATTAAGGAAGGTGAAAGCAACGAAAAGTACAAAGAAAACCTAAAAAATTATGAAGAAAAAATATTGAATTTAGCAGCAAAATTTTCGCCATTTATGCGTGTATATGTTCTTTGGGATACTAAAGGGTTACTTGATTATAAAGACAGCCCAGCAGACAAAGGAAAAGAAATTCTAGAGGAGTTGATGAGAAATAAAATTGAAATTGGAACAAGAGAAGGTGAATAGTTTTTGAAATATAATTTAATTGGTAATAATGATTTTTGTTTTTCTCCTCTAAAAACCATACTAAAGAACAGAGGGATTGAAGACGTTGAAAGCTTTTTAAATTTATCAGAGGACGTAGTCAATCATTATTCTGACTTAGAAAATATTGATGAAGCAGCAGAATGCCTAATAAAGCACCTCAGAAACCAGGCTAGAATTTTTATTCAGGTGGATAGCGATGTTGATGGAGTTACTTCAAGCTCTATTATTATTAACTACATAAAGAGACTCTTCCCCGAAGCTAATGTTGAATGGAGAATACATGAAGGGAAACAGCACGGGATAATTTTAGAAACTATTCCTGAAGGCGTTGATCTTGTATTAATACCCGATGCAGGCTCTAATCAATATGAAGAGCATTATGTCCTTAGACAAAAAGGGATTGATGTTATAGTAATTGATCACCATGAATGTGATAAGGAGTCCGAAAATGCTATCGTGGTAAATAATCAGCTTTCGCCAAAGTATAAAAATAAAGCTTTAACTGGAGCGGGAATGGCTTATAAGCTGTGCCAAGCCTTAGATGATAAACTTGGGAAAAATGAAGCAAAACGATTTATAGATCTTGTGTCTGTCGGGAACATTGCGGATTCGGCAGACTCAAGGGAGCCAGAGACACGATACTATATGAATCAAGGGCTCAAAAAGGTAAGGAATCCTTTGATTAGAGAGCTCTTCATAAAACAAGAATACTCAACCAAAGGGAAAAAGAACATACAGAGCACACAGTTCTATATCAATCCATTAATTAATGCAGCTATTCGAATAGGTTCCCAAGAAGAGAAGCATCAGATGATGAGATCGCTGCTTGAATCTAATGAAGAAGTATACTACAAAAAGCGAGGAAAAGATGAGGGCGAACTGGTATCGATTCATTGGGATACAGCAAGAATACTGGGGAATATTAAGCAACGCCAAAAAAAATTAGTTGACAGTGCGGTATTGGAAATCGAGAAGCGGATTGAAGAAAAAGGACTTTTAAAAAATAAGGTCTTGATAGTTTATATTGAAGGTATCTTAGACAAGAACTTGGCTGGGCTTGTTGCGAACCAATTAGCAAGTGAATACAAGAGACCAGTTTTATTGGCTAGGGAACTTGAAGATGGAACTCTAGGGGGATCAGGAAGGGGATACGACAAAGGGGCAGTAAAAAATTTCAAACGGCTTTTAGAGGAAACAGGTAAATTCGAGTTTGTAGAGGGACATGCTGAGGCATTTGGATTCAGCATTGCACCAGAGAATTTAATCCAGGTCAATGATATTCTAAATCATAAATTAAAAGATATTGTGATTAATCAAAATGAATATGAAGTTGACTTTGAGATCGCTGCGAGCAATCTCACTAAACGATTTATAAAGCTAATTAATAGTTACCAAGACTATTGGGGATATAAAGTCGAAGAACCGCTACTTGCCATTACCGATATTGAAATAAATAAAGAGGATATTTGTCATATTGGCAAAAAAACAAAAAACACTGTCAAGTTCAAGGTTGGCGGTATTGAGTACATAAGATTTAAAAGCGATGAAGAATTCTATGAATCTCTCGTTAATAGAGGAGATCGATTGGTTCTTACTGTAATCGGAAAAGCCAAAGTAAATGAATACAAGGGTAAAGAAACACCTCAGATTGAAATCGAAGAGATGGAGGTGGTAAAAACAAAGAAAAAAGCACTTGTTTTTTAGATAGGGGGGATTGCTGTGATTGGATGTCATTGTCATACATGTAAAAGTAACATCAGGCTGCTGGATTCCACAAATTCAGTTAAGGGCTTACTTGAAACTGCTTTGGAAATGAATTATAAAGGACTCGCTATTACAGACCATGAAGTTCTGTCAGCACATCTAGAAGCAATACAAACTGTTAGAAGCATGAAAAAAGAGGGGAAAATGCCTCAAGATTTTAAACTTATCCTTGGTAATGAAGCATATCTGGTTGATTCCTTAGAAGAAGTAAGAGACAACTACCAGCCAGGTAAAACAAAATTTCCTCACTTTTTAATGTTGGCCGTTGATCCTAAAGGTCATGAGCAATTACGAATTTTATCTTCTAAAGCATGGGAAAACTCGTTTTATACTGGAACAATGGAAAGGGTGCCAACTGTAAAACGGGATGTCGAAGAACTTCTTAAGAAAGATCCTGGACACATAATTGCAACCACGGCCTGTCTAGGTTCAGAAGTAAATATCTACTTACAGAAGATCATGGAAATCGAAAAGGGCGATGGAGATCCTGATCTAATCAAAGAATATAAATTAAAAATACATCAGTTCATCACATGGTGTATTGATGTGTTTGGGAAAGACAAATTTTTTATAGAGCTACAACCAGCTTTGAGCGAGGAACAAATTTATTGTAATAAAAAGTTGATTCAGATAGCAGATGGTTATGGTTTAAAAAGAATTGTAACCACTGATGCTCACTATTTAAGACCAGAAGACAGAGCCATACACCAAGCATTCTTAAATGCCAAAGATGGGGAAAGAGAAGTCGACTCATTTTATGAAGCTTGTTTTGTGCAGAATATAGATGAGATCCATGAAAGAATGAATTATATTGATAAAGAGATTGTTGAAGAAGCAATTCAAAACACTCTTTTAATTGGCGAGATGATAGAAGATTATACGATTGAGCACGAGCCCATTATTCCTAAAATGGAACTGCCTAACTTTGAACTTAGGCATTTGTTTAAACCAGCCTATGAGAAGTATGAATACATTAAAAAGATGTCAGAGTCGGAGGAGGAGCAAGACAGATACTTACTAAAGCTTATTGAAGACGGGTTTGAAGCCAAATTATTAAAAGACGACCTAACCAGAGATGGATTCCATAAAATTTTATTCAGGATTAATGTTGAATTGGGTGAGCTTTGGGAGATCAGCCAAAAGCTAAACCAATCTATGGCCTCTTATTACATAACTGTAAGGGAAATCATTAATATCATTTGGGATGATGAATGCGGTGGAGACAGTTTAGTTGGTGCTGCAAGAGGAAGCGCGGCGGGATTCTTAATCAATTACTTGCTTGACAATACACAAATTAATCCAATGCAATATGATTTACCACATTGGAGGCATATTCATAAATCAAGGCCAGATTGTCAATCTTAACTTACCTTATTTTGAAGAAAAACCGAAATAAACAAAGAGGAGGTGATGTTATGAACAAGAGAAAGTATAGGGTTAATGATTCCTTTTTTGAGACAATTGATACTGAGGAAAAGGCATATTGGTTGGGGTTTATAAGTGCTGATGGTTGTGTGTATATTAAAAAAAATTCTGGATCAAGAATTTTAGAAATAAGTCTAAATATCAAAGATGTTAATCACTTAGTTAAATTCAATAAATGCTTAGACTCGAATTATCCAATAATACAAAACACTAATAGCTGCAGAGTATCAATTGTCAGCAGAAAAATATTTCAAGATTTACTGAAATTAGGTGTGACTGAAAGAAAGTCAAAAACTCTTATTCCACCTACAGAACAGTTAATACCACCTAATTTAATGTTTCACTATATTCGGGGTTATTTTGATGGAGATGGAGGATTTACCACTCATGATAAATACCTTACTTATGCAGTAAACTTTTGTGGAACGCCACAGGTATGCGAATTTATTTTAAGTCAATTAAATAAGCAAAATTTGCGGTTAATAAACAAAAAAGATGTGGAGTCTTTTGCACAAATTAGAATTAAAGGGAATAAGCAATCATTAGATGTTGCAAACAAGCTCTACAATAATGCAACAATTTATTTAGATAGAAAGTTTAAACAATATCAGGATTTAATATTGCTTAATGAAATTAATCAATGTATTGATGAGATAAATAAATTAGAGTTTAAGATCAAGTCTTTACACATGGTAGAGATGCTTAGAAAAGGATACACGGGAAAAGATATTGCAAAACATTTTGACTGCGGAGAAGCCAATATAACAAGGTATGTGAAAAAATATAGAACAGCTCTTAGTAAAGATAAAGAAAAACAAGTTCTTGGCCTTTTTCATGATGGAATAACTAATAAATCAGAAATTCATAGAATCATTGGTTTTTCTAGAGACTACATAAGAAAAGTTTTAAATAAGGTAAATTAAGATACACGATAGTCGTGCATATTGGAAACAGTATGCTTAAAGAGCCTCGAATTGCTGGGAACCCCTTAGAGCATTATTCACTACAACGTGACTGGAAACGGTGAACGTGAAAGTTTGAAAAGAATAATGATTGGGCAATCAGCAGCCAAGTGCCTGTAAAATGGTAAAGGTTCAACGACCAGTTCAAAGGAACGTAGTGGAATATAATTCTGCGAAGCGGGGCAGCCCTAACAGATTGTGCTGAGGGTGAAGATATGGTCTATTCCCGATTAGTGCCAAGACACTATGAGAAATATCTCGAAAGAGAGGGTAGGGAAGTTGCCGGATATTGATATAGACACTGAAGGATCAAAAAGGGAAAAAATACTTAAAGCGCTTAGAGACAGATTTGGTGAAAAACGTGTACTGCAGATCGCTACATTTGGGACTGAAGGTTCTAAGTCTGCTCTTCAGACAGCATGTAGGGGATTAGGGATTGATAACGATATTTCTCAGTTTTTAAGTGAAATGATTCCTTTCGAAAGAGGATCAAACTGGCCTTTAAAGCACTGCTTTTATGGAGATGTAGAAACAGGCAGGAAGCCAATTAAGGAATTCATTAGGGAAGTTGAACGCTATCCTAACCTCAAAGAAACTGCTTTGAAAATCGAAGGACTAACTAATAAGCGCTCATCACATGCTGCTGGGGTTATCATTTTTAATAATGAGTACACCAAGTCTAATGCAATGATGAAAACTCCTAAAGGGGCTTATATCACACAATTCAATATGGGCGACAGTGAAGTAATGGGGTCGGTAAAATTTGATCTTCTTACAATTGAAGCATTAGATAAGATTCGGGTAACACTGGATCAATTGATCGAAAATGAAGAAATTCAATGGCAGGGCTCTTTAAAAGAAACATACAATAAATACATTCATCCTGATGTACTTGAGTATGAAAATGCAAAGTTGTGGGAGATGGCCGGAAATGGAGGGGTAATGGACTTGTTCCAATTTTCGACCGAGGTCGGCCACCAAGCTGTAATTAAAGTTAAACCTAAAAATTTGCTTGAGGCAGCAGTTACAAATTCTCTAATGAGACTCATGTCCGATGGGGAAGAGCAACCTGTAGACACATATGTGAAATATAAAAATAATTTATCACTATGGTATGAAGAAATGCGGAAATATGGCCTAAGTGATGATGAAATAAAGGTAATTGAGAGACATTTGAAAGACATCTATGGGGTTGCTGACACTCAAGAAGTTGTCATGCAAATGGTAATGGATAATGAAATAGCTGGGTTCGATATTAAAGAGTCAAATTATCTAAGAAAATCCATAGCAAAGAAAAAAGAGGATGTGTTAAAAGAGGTTCAAAAATTATTCTTCAAAAAGGGGAAGGAAATTGGAGCGTCAGACAACCTTTTGAATTATGTATGGAATGTTCAATTTAAAAGACAGTTTGGCTACAGTTTCAGTTTACTTCATACTTTGGCGTATTCGATTATTGCGTTACAAGAATTGAACTTAAACTATCGGTATAACCCTTTATACTGGAATACGGCTTGCTTGACTGTAAACAGCGGAGGTGTTGAAACTGAAGAAGAATTTGATGACCCAGACAAAAAGAAGAAAACACAAAAAACAGATTACGGTAAAGTAGCTTCTGCAATAGGGAATATACGGCGCCGTGGTATTAGAGTTGATTTGCCTGATATTAACAAAGCGGGATTTGGTTTCAAGGCTGATATTGAAAATAATTCAATTATTTTTGGGATGAAGGGGATGAACGGGATCGGTGACGAGGTTGTTCATCAAATCATCAGCAATAGGCCTTATGCTGATTTTGAAGATTTTCTAGAAAGGATGTACCACAGTGGCATCATAAAGAAAGGACAGGTTATTCAACTGATCAAAGGGGGCTGCTTTGATTCATTTGGGGAGAGAAAAGATTTAATGAAATCGTTTATTTCTTTAATTTCTGAACCTAAAAGTAAGCTAACCATGTCTAATTTGAAGATGCTTATTGAAAACAATTTAGTTTCAGAGGATTTTGCATTAGAAATACGATTTTTTCGCTTTAAAGACTATATTAGCAAGAGAGTGTTTAAAAAGATCGATTCTCCAAAAGATAAATTACTGCTACTTGATGATATAGCGTCTGCTTTTTATAATGAACACTTTGATGAGAGCAGCATTGTTGATGTACATAACGGTCATCTTGTGATATCCGAAAAGGCATTTAAAAAGGAATACGACAAAAAAATGCTGAAGTTAAAAAACTGGATTGGAACCCAAGAGCCATTAATAAAGCTAAATGAATGTCTTTTTATGCAAGAATGGGAAAAGTATGCAAGTGGATCTTATGGCAAATGGGAAATGGATTCACTAAGTTACTACTACCATGATCATGAATTAAGAAATGTGAATTTTTCAAAGTATAACATTGTTGACTTTTATCAGTTGCCAGAAGAACCAGTTAAAGGCAGTCCATATAAATGGAGAGGAAAAGAATTATATGAGTATGAGACTTCAAGAATCATAGGCACTGCTCTAGACAGAGACAAAACCAAGCACACAGTTACTCTCTTAACTCCTACAGGAGTTGTTACCGTAAAACAATGGGCGGGGAGCTTCAGTCATTATAATAAACAAATTTCACATAACGTGAACGGAAAGAAAGAAGTTATTGAGAAGTCCTGGTATACAAGAGGAACATTGCTTATGTTTACTGGTTTTAGACGAGGGAACAACTTTATTCCTAAGATATATAAAAACAGTGTCTATCAGCATACTGTATGTAAGATTGAAGATGTAGACGAAGAAGGTAACTTAATTTTAACCACAGGAAGAAAGCAAATATAAACGGATGTGATGGAAATTTTCAAAAAACTGATAGACTTAAACAAATTAAAAGTATATAATATCTATAAAGAAATAAAGATATATTCAGTTATCTTCTTACTGGGGGTGGGATCAACATTAACATACAAATCAATGAATGATCAATTAATGCAGCCAAACAAAGACCCAATAAAAGAGCCATTTTATAAAAAACTCAACATTTGGGATTTCGAATTTGAAAGTGAGGTGCTGCCGCATTTAAAGACAAGTCAAGAGATCATTAATGAAGCGCAAGATAAGTATTTACATATAAAAGTAGAAGAAATAAAAAGAAAAAACATAAAAACAAATTAAAAGTGAGTTACGAGAGTGAGGAGAAGAGATATGAGCAGAAAACAAAAAAGAAGCCTGAAGAACAAGCTCAAGTCTTTAGTATGGTTGCCACAGCCTACATTTCATTTTGCGATACTGGCTGCATAGGTACAACGAAAACAGGCTACGACGTGTCAAATACGATTTACTACAGGGGGAAGAGGGTCATTGCTGTTGATCCCTCTCTAATCCCTTTAAATTCATTAGTCAGAGTTTCATACGGCAGCAATTCATTTGAAGCCTACGCAATAGACACAGGAGGAGATATTAAAGGAAATAGGATTGATGTTCTTGTTGGATCTGAATCAATTGCAAAAGATTTTGGCCGGAAAAATGTTAAAGTAACAGTTCTTAAAAAAGGGAGATGATTTATTGCCGAAGTACTGGTCTTACGACATTAATGATGAAGTTGAGGTCAACAGTAACGCCAAATATGGAATGCCATCGTATGTTGGGCTTAAAGGTATTATTATTGATCGAATAAACAGTTGGCAATATGATTACGATGTTCTTCATTTCACTAATGGAGAGGTTGGAAGATACAAAGAGTCGGAACTGAATTTAATACATAAAGCGAGTGATACATATTGAAGCTTAACCAAAAGGCATACGTAGATGAAATGGGAACTGGGGTTATTTCATACATAGATCATGAAAACAAAATAGCTGGAATTGATTTTGATGGAATTGGGTATGAGGAATATGACTTTGATGAAATTATTTTGTACTAATTAAAAGGATGTGTGTTTAGTGTGCAAAGTTGATGAGAAAGTCATTGTTAACCATTCCGGCGAAAGAGCTACTGTAAAAACAGTGGACGAACGATATCATCAAGTAGAAGTTCAATATGAAGATGGATCTTATGAGGTATTGGGATTCCATAAAATTCGAAAGGAGGTGGATTAATGCTGATAATTTTAGAGGGAGCAAGAGGGACTGGAAAATCTTCAGTAGCTTATAAACTTAGGCAGCGGCTGAAGCATAGTACATTGATTAATCCGACAGGTTTCCACGAAGATGGTGAAGTTGGGCTTAAGAAAATATCTAATTATTATGATGGCATGTTTGAGCTCTTTCACAAATGGAAGTCAAAGATGAGTGGCTATACAACGATATTAGATCGTTTCTTCCCAACAGAAATGGTGTTCTCATCCCTATATAAAGAATATGATTTTCATCAAAAATTTAAGAGCCTGTGTAAATTGCTACCTACACTCGATGACGAAATCTACATTTTCTTTTTTACGGTATCCGATAAGGATGTGCTTAAAGAAAGATTGAAAAGAGATAAGATTCTGTTTGCTCAAGTGGAGGAAAGTGTGGAAGAATCATTAAAACAGCAGGATTCTTATTATAAATTCATAGATGAATTAAAAAGACATATTGATTGGGATTGCGAGGGAAGTGTGAAGTTGATTGAAATTGATACTGCTCACATGAATCAAGACGAGGTTGTTGATTTCGTATTTAGACAAATTCAAAACGATTGAGGAGGACTATGATGAGTCAAGAAGAGAAAAAGCAGCTTCTAATTTTAGAAATGAAAAGAGTCATTGAAATTCTCGAATCTAAAAAAGAAGTTAAGGTGATGAAAGAAGTAAATGGCTATTTGGAGATTGATAGAGAGACAAGTGAACTAAAGGCCAAACTTCGGGAAATTAGAAGAGACAGCCTTACCTTTGAGAAAACAATTGTATAAAATATCTCTTTTAAAGAGAAAAAGGACGTGAAGAGAAATAGATTACAAGATTCTAAACAAGATACATAACTACGATTGTATTAAGTTTATGAAAGAGTACATAGATAGTTGCTCCATTGATCTAACAGTTACTTCTCCTCCTTATGATGATTTAAGAAATTACAATGGCTATTCATTTAATTTCGAAAAAACTGCTGAAGAGTTGTACAGAATCACAAAAAAGGGAGGAGTGGTCGTTTGGGTTGTTGGAGACAAAACACACAAAGGGTCTGAGTCAGGGACAAGTTTTAAACAGGCTCTATTCTTTAAGGAAATTGGCTTTAATCTGCACGATACAATGATTTATCGAAAAGAAAATCCGCTGCCTCAAAACCATAACAGGTATGAACAAGAGTTTGAATATACGTTCGTTTTTTCTAAAGGAAAACCAAACGTGTTTAATCCAAGAAAAGAACCTTGTCGAACCGCGGGAATGAAATATGATTATTCTAAAAGAGGTGGAGTAGCTTCTATTGAGGAATGCAATCCCGCGGTAAGAAGAAAATCAGTATGCTTAGTTACTAAGGATGAAAAGACTAAGGGGAATATTTGGAGTTATTTAGTTGGTATGCATAAGAGCACTAGTGACAAAATAGCTTTTCAACATCCGGCAATATTTCCAGAGAAGTTAGCCGAAGACCATATCTTATCGTGGTCTAAGGAAGGAGACATTGTTTTTGACCCTTTTATGGGTAGTGGAACAACGGCCAAGATGGCTGCTTTAAATAATCGCAAATACATAGGCACTGAGATTAGTAAAGAGTATTGTGAAATTGCAAATAAACGCCTGAGCAGTTACATAAAAATCTAAATAAAATATCAAATTTAAACAGAGAAAGGTAAGTGAATTTGGGGGAGAATTATTTTAGAGTCTTATGGAACGGGACAAGGGTCAACCTTAAATTCCCGACTAAAAAGAAAGCTATTGCATACATAAACAGAAGAAGAGCATTCAATTGTGAGATTCAAGAGCGCACATATGACCACAAGCTGGTGAATAGTTGGATTATCCATACATACTGATTGGAGGAAAGGAACATTAGTCATCCTTATAGATTCATAATTAATGACCTGGATTTTATTGAAGATCGGCTTGATAAGTTACATACATATTTAGAAGACACAATTTCTGATGAAGCCTGGAAACGTGTAGACAATGATTTGATTTTTTCTCTTATGAAAATCAAAGAAATAAAAAATGAAATTTGGTGAATTCTTATTTACTTAAACAAATTAAAAAGATATAATTAAAACATAATTTTAGAGGTTGAATAATGAACTACATATGTGATATCTGCAAAGGATACACCGCACAACCGTTATGTGTAAGGATATCCGAAGAAAAAGTTAGAACAGCAGAAGACAGAATTGAAATTAACTGCTGTAAAAAATGTGGTAATGAATTATTCTCAAGGATTAGTAACGAATGTAAGGGGATGAGTATTAAGAAAACATTAAATCATATAGGGCTTAATTATCCCCATAAAACTAATTAAAAAGATAATTTGTAATAGAGCGTAGGGGTATTCCTCTTGTAATTTCCTGGGCAAGCGCACATTGTGACAAAAATAGATATAGGAGAAGATAAAAGCAATGCAGTTAGCTATCAATATTCTTGAAATTATTGGTTGTATTCTGATTGGGATTGTCTCTTTGGATGAAGAGAGAAGAAGGTTTCACTCTAATGTACATACGATTATAGCATTATTGTCTGGATTATCATTTATAACAGCAGCATTGTTATTGATTATCGGTTTGATTTAATTAAGGGAGGTGTATCCATATTCTTTATCAAGGATTAGCTTTTTTGCTTATTATATGCGGGGTTTCTTTATTAGCATCAACATTGGTTCATCTAATATTTTATAGAGATTGGAGAGATTTTAAGAATTACTATATTGCATTTTTGGCTTTAGGAACAATCACAACAGGCTTGGCAATTATTCTTAACCTCAATAATCTAATTTCCCAGGCAAGCGCATATAACGACAAATCCAAACAAAGATTTGAATGAAATTCAAATTTTATAAAGAAAGGAGAAAATCATGAGAGACATTACATCCGAATTCACATTAAGAGGAGTAAACAGAAAAACTATGAAACTCCTGGCAACTAAGAGTATTGATTATCCAGATACATAGGTAAAGGTGCAAATTGGAGATCAAATGGCAGAAGTTGAGGCCAAACAACTATTGGTTGCAATAAAGGCATTTAATGAAATGTAACGTTAAAGACATCCCTTGTAAGGAGGTGAATAAGTGGGACGGCATAAAGCAACATTTGAAGGATTGGTTATGAAAGAAAGTTATTACGCACACCGTGCACCAGGTACAGAGAGGTGGATTACTCAGCCAGTGTGTGTGGTAGCTCGTACTGAAGCAATCTTCGAGGGTTATATAGATATTGAATCTATAGAAATTGGAGGCAAGGTTTATATCCCCGGACTTAAAGAATATGTCATAGTGACTGACAGGCAGAGAAACATACATAACGAATGGACATATCAAACTGACAGATTGATTAAGACAATTGTAGATGAAAAAAGCCTGAAGGAATGCGAAGAACTCAATGAGGAGCAAGCAAAAAGCAATGATGGAAGAAATAAAAGATTGATAAAAACTTCTTGGTGGAAGAGGCTAACTAAAAAAGACTAAAGGAGAGATATTTATTGAATAAGGATACAAAAGATATTTGGAACGGTTTCTTTATCGGATCAGGTTCAATGATTGTAGTTGGGTTACTCATTTTGTTGAAGCATTGACTATGTCACTAGTTGTCTATTATGGATTGAATCACGTGTTAAATCCTTTGCTTATTGATACATACAACATTCAGAATGTCCATGTCACTTTACCTCATGCATTTGTTATTGGTGTTTTACTCAACGTATTTGTCAAAGGTGTAAAACGGTCAGATCAGGAAAAAGATGAGAACATTTTCAAGAAAGCCGGCAAGTCTTTACTTCATTCAGCTTTTGCATTGATTGTTCTGTATGTCAGTACATTGTTTATTTAACGAAGGAGGAATCTGAATATGATTAAATCGCAGCAAGTTAAAGTTTTTAGAGAGACGTTACATTGTGATGAATGCGAAGAAGCTCCAGAGCTTGTGTTTGTAAATATGATGCTCACATCAAACCCACCACAATATCCGTTTCAGTGCCCATTGTGTAGGAAAAGAGTTCATAAGAAAACAACCTATCCAAAGATTAAAGGTACGAATCAGTTGATTGAAGTCTAAATAAAAGTTTTAATTTATTTGAACATAGCACAGAAATGAGGAGATAAGCGTGACGATTGGGGAATATATTGCTGAAGTAAGAAAAGATGAAAGATTTCAGTCACTAAAGAAAATGTTGATAGATTCAATTTCATTTCAACTTGATTTTATGATGAAGCGTTTTATGAATACTATCCACGAAATGAATATTGAAGATTTTAAAAAGATTCAAAAAAGGTCGATTCAGCTTAAAGATATAATAAGTAAAATCAACCACGATCTACTTTCTATAAATATCGAGGAGTTAGCAGAATTTCTGGGGGAGGAAAACTCATTATTGAAAGAAAGAATTAAACAACACGTTCTTGGTTATTTAAAAGAAACGAGCCCACATGTTAAGAGTGTTATCTTGGGGTAATTTTAGATAAAAGGATGATTTTAAAGAAAGAGGAGGAAAGCCCGTGGCTTATGATGAGATTAATGGCAAGTTAATTAACCCAAAAGTAAGTGATGTAATTAAAGCATTACAAGATCAACTTGATTTTTACGGCGACACACCAGTTAACTTCAGGATTGATGGTGAAGAAGCAAGGGATGAGATTCAATTAGATCCATATAAAAATGTTCTTGTGTTGCATTTAGAGGAAGTTTAAGGAGGAAAGCTACAATGGACACTTTTGATTTTATCGATGTTATTTTAAACACTATAAAGGTGGCATTTATAAGGTTATAGGGGAAATCATTCATACTGAAACAGAAGAAATACTTGTTACATATGAAGATCAAGATGGAACACTTTGGGCAAGACCTAAGGACATGTTTTTTGGGAATGTGATTGTAGATGGAAAAGAGAATAAGAGATTTATAAAAATGGATTGAGAAGCCGTTAATCGAAGGAAGAATGGCCGAAGCCATCTCCCTAGAAGCCTAATTGTTTAGCAACATATATGTTTGCTGCTTCTTGTTGCATTTCTTCCCAGTTAAAAAATTTACTGTTTTCCCTAACAAAGTCATCCCATAAATCATCGGGGATTGATTCAAAATCTTGCTGGGTTTCAATGGTGAAAGGAGATTTATCAAGCATTTCATCAAGAGACGAAAATTTCGTATTCTTTTTCATAAATGAATCGGTAAAAAGCTCATTTAATTGAAGTTCTTGTCCCTTTTCAAGTTCACTAGCTTTTTGTTGCATTTTTTTAAGTTTTCGATCGAATTCTTTGAAACCATTACTCATAATTTTTCATCTCCTGTTCATTTTCTTTTTGATTTTGCTTGAGAGAGAACTGAACCTGCTAAACTCTTTGAAGTTTTGCTAGAGCCTTTATTTCTCAAGACTTTTGAAGCGACTTTAACCATTTTTGGCGATGAGACTCTTCTGGAGCTTGGTTTTCTAGGCATATGTATACACCTGCCTTTCAAGGTAGAATATGTGTTCCTTCACAATATATAGTATACTACCATTCAGGGAAACACAATATACTGTGCTCGAGTTGATGAATGTTCACAGTTTGCTTTAGCTAGGAACCTGTGGATAGGAGCTAAGCATTTATTAATGATCAGTAAAGGGAGGTGAAGTACAAAGTTATCGTGTATTTAGGTGGAATTACGGATTTATAGGGAGGTATGATCTCATGGAACTTGAAGCTAGATTGAAAATACACAAAGATTCAGACAATACACATCCACAAGGGAAACTCATCGTAAAACCAAACGGAGAGTATGTAAACCTTAAATTTGATGATTATGGTCGTGAAGTTTCAGTATTGGCTGATGAATTAAGAGCCGTGCTTAATATAGGGAAATGAAAGGAGGAAGATTATGAGTAACCATTTCAAATTTAAACTGTCAAATATCGAAAATGGTGATTTGATTCTAATAATCTAAATAAAATCATAATTTTATATACTAATTAAAAGTAATATAAGGAGGAAAAGTGATGGTCGCTGCTAAAAAACTGTATGTGAAAAAAGATCAACTTGTGAGCATTGAAGAAGCTAAAAGTAATATGACAATACATACACCGGAAGGCTATTCTGTCCCTGTAGCAGTGGGAGAACTTGTGGCCACCAATCCAAAAGGAGAGCAATATGTAGTACCTAAAAGCTACAGGAACAAGTATGTCGAAGTCAAACAGTTTAGGGATGCTTCGTTATACGAGACGATGGCAAAAGGATATCAAGAAATGGCAGCAATTAATTTAGAAGAGGCAAATACCGGGTTTTCTGCAGATAATCAAGCAGAAGAAATCATTGAAAAATTTGTTTCAGGAAGTATAAACGAATAATGCTTGTTACATATGAAAGCATGACAGGTAATGTTAGAAGATTTGTAAGAAAGCTTGAGCAAAAAATGCAAATTAAAACTATGGAAATCACTGAGGATTTAAAGGTTGATGAGCCATTCATACATATTACATACACAATTAAATTCGGGCAAATTCCTGAAAAAACTCAGAAGTTTATACATAATAATAAAGATTTTTTGTACGGGGTTTGTTCAAGCGGGAATCGAAATTGGGGTAGCTATTATGCTGCGGCGGCAGATAAACTCTCACAACATTATCAAGTACCAGTACTTCTTAAGTTTGAATTAAGTGGATCAGATTCAGACTTGGACAAGTTAATACAGGAGGTTAAGTTTATTGACAGTAATCAATCAGGTGCCAAAGTGGGTTCAACTGAATAACGAAATTATGATTCAAAAAGACGGGAAGTTTCAATTCGAGAAGGACAGGGAAGCTGTACACAGTTATTTTGTTGACTATGTTAATCAAAACACTGTCTTCTTTCACGATCTCAAAGAAAAACTGGACTATCTTTTAGAGAATGATTATTACGAAGAAGAGTTTTTAAGCAAATATACTTTTGAACAGATTAAAGAAGTGTTCAAATTGGCGTATAGCTTCAAATTCAGATTCCCTTCATTCATGAGTGCATTCAAGTTTTACAATGACTATGCCTTGAAGACAAACGATAAAACGAAAATTCTTGAACGGTATGAAGATCGAGTGAGTGTTGTTGCTTTGTTTTTCGCCAATGGAGATGCTGAAAAAGCAAAAGAATTCACTTCACTTATGATGAAACAGGAATATCAACCATCAACACCTACTTTTCTTAATGCAGGACGAAAAAGAAGAGGTGAAATGGTTAGCTGCTTCTTACTCGAAGTTAATGATTCATTGAATGACATTTCTAGAGCAGTCGATATTTCAATGCAGTTATCTAAGCTTGGTGGTGGTGTTGCACTTAATCTGAGCAAGATTCGAGCAAAAGGTGAGCCAATTAAAAAAGTTGAGAATGCTACAAAAGGCGTTGTAGGTGTAATGAAACTGCTCGATAACGCTTTTCGATATGCAGACCAGATGGGTTAAATTTGGCCCCTTTCGTCAGCAATGGCGATCGAAAAACCTCTTTAATTGCTGGGAACTCCTTATAGGACAATCAGCAGCGAAGCCTCATTTGAGGAACGTTCAACGACTAGGCAAAAGCCGTAGGCTACAAGCGATTGGTAGCCGAAACAGGAGGCATCCCAATGGGATGAAGATATAGTCTAATCTTCGTGGTAACATGAAGCTGCCGCAAGGCGGGGCGTTTGTAGCGAACACGTCCGAATAGTCTGCAAAGACAAGGATCAGGAGCTGCTTATCTTAATGTTTTTCATCCAGACATTAATGACTTCCTTGATACCAAAAAAATCTCAGCAGATGAGGATGTCAGGGCAAAAACATTATCAATTGGTGTAGTTATCCCAGATAAATTTATTGAACTTGCTAGGGAAGATAAAGACTTCTACATGTTCTATCCTTATTCAGTTTATAAGGAATACAGGCAACATTTAGACGAAATGGATATTGCAAAAATGTATGATGAATTGGTCGAAAACCTAAATGTCAGAAAGAAAAAAGCGAATGCTCGTAAACTATTAGAAAAGCTCGCAATCTTAAGATCAGAATCGGGTTATCCTTACCTGATGTTTACCGACAATGTAAACCGATTCCACGCTAACAGTCATATTTCGATGGTTAAATTTTCTAATTTGTGTGTGACAGGAGATACTTTTCTTTTAACCGAAAATGGGTACGAAAAAGCCTCAGATCTATATAAAAGTCAAAAAGATTTAAGGGTCGTTATTGACAATCGGACAAAACAGTTTGACAAGGATTGTAGGGGGACTTCAATTGTGAATGCGATACCTATGCAGCTAACTAAAAAGAACGCAGATGTCTTTAAAGTTAAAACTAAGCAAGGATTTGAAATCAGAGCAACAGAGTGGCATAAGTTTTATGTTAAGCGAAATAACGAAATACAAAAACTTCAGCTTAACCAACTTGTTCCGGGAGACAAACTACTGATTCAGTCTGGTGAAGGAGAATATGGGAGTATTCATGAACCTGACCTCGCATATATCATGGGGATTATAGCTGGGGATGGAACAATTACAGATAAGACAGCGAAGATTTATTTATATGACAATAAAAAGGTGTTGGAGAAGAAGGTAAAAGATGCTGTGCACCGTGTAATTGATAAACATAAAATTAATCGTGTTTATAAGCACAACACTTCTTTTACTCCAAAATTTGTTGCTGCTGATCCAGAAAAACAAGATCTATTATATATGTCTAGTACAGTACTCTTTGATATTTTAAATAAATATGGAATGACAAAAGAAACAAAAACAAGAGTTCCAGAGTTCTTATATCAAGCTGATAAGGAAACACAAGCAGCTTATTTGTCTGGATTATTTCAAACGGATGGTTGTGTAAATGCCAATCATAAAGCGAAGGCACTAACAATTGAATTAACATCAGTTGATTTTGAGAGTTTGCAAGATGTGCAAAAGTTACTCATTAATATGGGAGTATATACAACCATTTATACCAATAACAAACGCTCACAGGAGCTTCTCCCTGATGGCCGGGGCGGTTCCAAATTATACAAAGTTAAACCAACTCATAAGCTTAGCATTCAAGACAGAGCGTCAAGAGAATTGTTCATGAGCATTGTTGATTTGAAAGAATATGATAAGTACAAATTCAACATGTTGACTGAAACATTGCAAGCAAAATCACGAAAGCCAAAACATGATTTCACAGCCGAAATTATCAGCATTGAAAAAGATGGGGTAGAGGATGTCTATGACACAACACAAGAAGATTATCATTCTCTAATTTTTAATGGAATTGTAACTGGTAACTGTTCAGAAGTCCTTCAGGCTTCCCAAGTATCAACGTATACAGACTATGGCGAAGAGGACGAAATTGGCTTGGACATTTCATGTAATCTAGGCTCGATTAATATCTTCAACGTAATGAAGAATGGGTCAATTAAGAATACAGTCAAATTAGCTATTGATGCATTGACTCATGTATCGAATAAAACCAATATTACAAATGCTCCAGCAGTTGCTAAGGCAAATAAGCTTATGAGGTCAGTCGGACTTGGAGCAATGAATCTACATGGTTTCTTAGCTCAAAATGGCATCGCCTATGAGAGCGAAGAAGCGAGAGATTTTGCCAACACTTTCTTTATGATGATGAACTATTATTCCCTTGGGCGCTCAATGGAAATCGCCAAAGAAACCGGGGAAACATATTACCAGTTTGAAGGCTCTACATACAAATCAGGTGAGTATTTCAAGAAATACGAAGAACAAAGCTTTAGTCCAAAGTTCGAAAAGGTAAAAAAACTGTTTGGAGATCAGCATATTCCAACAATTGAAGATTGGAAGCAGCTTAAAAAAGATGTGATGAAATATGGTTTGTATCACTCATATAGACAAGCAATAGCACCTACAGGAAGCATCTCATATGTTCAATCTTCAACAGCAGGTGTCATGCCGATTATGGAGCGCATAGAGGAACGGACATACGGAAATTCCAAGACGTATTATCCGATGCCGGGACTTAGTGCGAAGAATTGGTTCTTCTATAAGGAAGCGTACGACATGGATATGTTTAAAGTCGTCGATATGATTGCGACAATTCAGCAGCACGTTGATCAAGGTATCTCATTTACGCTGTTCCTGAAGGATACGATGACGACGCGTGATCTGAACCGAATTGACTTGTATGCGCATCATCGCGGCATCAAAACGCTGTATTATGCGCGGACAAAGGACACGGGGCAGGAAGGCTGCTTGTCTTGTGTAGTTTAAATGAAGGAGTTGTGTTAATAATATGTCGCAAACATACGCCTGTTTCTTAAACGGAAAATTCTACGGCGCCGGCAACCTCGAATACATGAATGAGCTGTTTCGCGATTATGTTGTCAATTCCGAAATGTACGGGAAGGGCGAATGTGCATTTAGAATCACATCACAAGAGAAAGCTAGAGAAATCTTAATCAACGAAACAATCAACAATAATTACGAGGCATTAAAGCGAATGGAGGACGAATAATTGACGCAATATACAGCGGCCAACTGGTCGCAACACGAAGACGGATTCACACAAATGTTTTACGAACAGAACGTTAAGCAGTTCTGGCTTCCTGAAGAGATTTCGCTAAATGGCGATCTGCTTACATGGAAATACCTCGGAGACCAAGAAAAGGATACATACATGAAAGTGTTGGCCGGATTAACCTTACTGGACACAGAACAAGGGAATACTGGTATGCCAACAATTGCTGATCATGTCGAAGGACACCAGCGTAAAGCTGTGCTGAATTTCATGGCCATGATGGAAAACGCTGTTCATGCTAAATCATACAGCAATATCTTTCTTACCTTAGCTCCGATGGAAACAATTAATGAAGTCTTCGAATGGGTTAAAAACAATAAGTATCTACAGAAGAAAGCCAGTATTATTGTTTCTATATATAAACAAATTAAAAGTGATGATGAATTGTCTTTGTATAAAGGAATGGTTGCATCTGTATTACTTGAAAGCTTCCTGTTCTATTCAGGATTTTATTATCCATTGTATTTTTATGGTCAGGGGAAGTTAATGAACAGCGGAGAAATCATAAATTTGATAATTCGTGACGAGGCACTACATGGTGTATACACTGGATTGTTGGCTCAGGAAATCTATAATAAACAAACTGAAATCAAGAAAAAAGAATTGTATGAATGGGTTATTAACTTGCTGCTCGATCTATATGAAAACGAGCTTGAGTATACCGAAGATGTTTATGATCAAGTTGGACTTACTCATGATGTGAAAAAGTTTATTCGGTATAACGCAAATAAAGCCTTAAACAATTTAGGATTCGATCATTACTTTGAGGAGGAGGATGTTAACCCAATTGTGTTGAACGGATTAAGCACAAAAACTAAATCGCATGACTTCTTTTCGGGTAAGGGGAATGGATACAAAAAAGCAACTGTAGAAGCCCTTAAGGATGAAGATTTTTATTTTGAGGAGGCATCACTATGATGAAATTAATCAAATTAGAACAGCCATCATGCACCCCTTGTCAATTAGTTTCTAATTATCTAAACGAAAAAGGAATTGAGTATGAAGTAATTGATGTTACAGAACAGCCAGAAGTTGCAGCAGAGTATGGAGTAATGGGGGTACCCGTCACTATCCTGCTAGATGGAGAGGGGAACGAAGTAAAACGCAGCATCGGATTTAAGCCAGATGAATTAGATGAACTAATTAAAAATTTGAAGGAGTGATACACATGAGGGATTATCGGATGTATATCTTGGTCAACGAAGATATCAAGATCAGTAAGGGGAAACTGGCTGGGCAAGTGGGACATGCAGTCATGAGTTATGTGTATCATCGAATGATCAAACCGATACAAGAAAGAAAAGAATATGTAAGTTTGGATGAATACATGGCTGAACAAAAGAAAATTATTCTAAAATGTCCACAGTGGAAACTTGAAGAGCTTGAACACGAAGGGGGCTATTTTGTGATTCGAGATAAAGGATATACACAGCTTGAGCCTAACACCTTAACTTGTGTCAACTTTGGCATTCATACTCCTGAAGAGCTCCCTGATTGGGTTAAGGAATTGAAACTGTACACCTAAATTTAAATAAAATGGTAATTTTAATGCGAATTAAAAGGGGTGATGGTATGGAAAATTATGAGGAGATTTATGAATTGTTTTGGAAAGGAATTGTGGAAAATAGCGATGGAACTTTAAACACCGAGCAGGTAAAAAAAGAATTATACGATTATAAAAACCTTTTAAAAAATGCGTCTCAAGTTTATTCTTTCTTTACACAATATTCAAAACCACTGACGGATTCTCAATTTATCATCGATGAAATAAATGCAAAATACATACGTAAAGATCTTTTATTAGATGACATTAAAGAAATGGCCACGGAAGGGGTCATCTCAGTTAAAGAAATTGAAGAATTATTAAATTAAAAGGAGAGGAGAAAAGAGATGAAATCTAAGCTTACCAAAAATAATTGGGTTTATATAAATAAAAAAGCTAAAGAGGGTAAGTTATTAAGATATCCAATAAGGCATTCAGGAGATCCTGAGTTTGAAGGGGAGTTTGAATTAAGAAAAGAGATTTCAAAAATGTCTAATTCAAATTTCAATATAAGAGATTACGATGATGCAGAGAATGCTATAAGTGATTTAAACTGCGTTTTTGATGAAAAACCTTATGACATACATATGCCATTTGCTGAAGAAACGTGTGATTGGGTAATTGAACTTGAAAATGGTATTAGTTTATGGGTTCAAACTGAAGATGAATACTACGGAGGCGGTGAATATTCAAGCGGAGTTTCATTAGAGGGTTTTATTTTTGATAACTACGATAAGGATGCAATTTTAGAAGCCGCTAAATGGTTATCTAAAGTATTCTAATGGTTTGCTAAGATTAATTAATAAATCAAAAGGAGTTTGAAAAATGACACTACAAATCAAAATCAAATATGCAGACGAAACACAAACGCGCATTTCAAAAATCGAACAGGGTGATTGGATTGATCTGAGAGCTGCGGAAGATGTATCTATTCCAAAGGATGAGTTTAAACTGATTCCTCTCGGAGTGGCGATGGAATTGCCTGAAGGGTATGAAGCCCATGTCGTTCCTCGTTCAAGTACATACAAGAACTTTGGCGTTATTCAAACTAATTCAATGGGTGTTATCGATGAGTCATACAAGGGGGACAATGATTTTTGGTTCTTCCCGGCTTATGCGCTCCGAGATACTGAAATTAAAAAAGGAGATCGGATTTGCCAATTCAGAATTATGAAGAAGATGCCTGCAGTTGAATTGGTCAAGGTCGATCATTTGTGCAATGAAAATAGAGGCGGACACGGTTCAACTGGCACTAGGTAAATAAAGAACCTTGGCTGTCTTCATGATGTAAAGCAAGCTGATGTGGAGTGCAGCCAAGGCCACTTTAATAATATATTCAGTTATATCTCATTTAATTCAAGGGAGACTTTAATGAAAAAACTTTTGAGAAAAAAGATGTGGAAGAAAGGCAAAACAAAATATGGAACGTTTATGTTTAATCTAGTTGAAAAACTGAACTCTGACGGGTATTTAACCTATCCGAAAGGCAATTATCACCTTGATCGAAAAGGGGATTTATATAGGTTCAAAATTTAAATAAAAGAAGACTTTTATCGTAATTATTGAGGAGGTGCAAAATGAATAGGGTAGATGAAATAAAGCAGCGCTTAGAAAAGATCGAGAAACTAGAACAAACATTGTCTGTTTTTGAAGAATCAGATGACTTGTACCTTGATGTCCTTCATAAAATCCAGGGGGAGTTTAATGAAATTGGAGACTTATCTTTAGATGCTTGTCTTGAATTAACTGAAAAAATACGCAATGTAGGAAGCACAACAATCAATAATAAAATTAAAGCTTTACCCGATGCGGTTCAGAAAAGTGTCAAGGAGAATATGGACGAACTAATAAATGGACTAAAATGAGGTGAACAATATCGCTAACATTGCAGATACAGTTTTAAAATCAAATTTAAAAAGAGTACTATCCGAGGGAAAATCAGATAAGGGACAAAAAATTCGTCCCAAGTGGTCTGATCAAACACCTGCTTATACGTTGAAGTGCTTTGGAGTGTTGAATGAATATGATTTGCAAAAAGAATTTCCTATTGCTACTTTACGGCCAACAGCTTTTAAATCGGGACTGAAAGAAATTCTTTGGATTTACCAAGATCAAGCTAACGATGTACAGTTGCTAGAAGAGAAATACGGAGTTAAGTATTGGCGTAGTTGGGCTAATAAAGACGGGAATCTTGGTTTAGCTTATGGAAGACAAATGAAGTATGAACATCAATACAAAGAAGGTTACTTCAATCAGATTGACAGGTTAATTTGGGATTTGAAAAACAACCCATATAGCAGACGAATGATCACCAATTTGTACAATCACCAAGATCTTCATGGAATGACGCTGTATCCATGCGCTTTTCTGACAATGTGGGACTATGATGGCGAGTATTTAAACATGACTCTTATCCAGCGTTCATCCGATTATCTCGTTGCAGGAAACATAAATGTTACTCAGTATTCTTTATTGCAGCATATGATTGCTCAAGTGTGCGGATATAAACCAGGGAAGTTTCATCATTACATAAACAATTTACATATTTATGATCGCCATATTGATCAAGCAAAAGAAATTGTTAAGCGTGAACCGTTAGCTGCACCTAAACTTATTATGGATGATTCAATAAAGAATTTTTATGATTTCAAGCCTGAACATTTCATGTTGGCTGGTTATAATCCTCATGATCAGGTCAAATTAGAAGTGGCAATATAGGAATTATGAGGAAAAAAATTTTAAAAAATTATAGACTTAAACAAATTAAAAGGATATAATGGGAGTAAGCCGAGAGGCTTGCTCTTATTTCATTCATAGGGGGTCATTTTTTTAACAATTAACAAACGAATTAAAAGTGAAAACTGAATAAAACTAATATTTTATTTTGATTCAAGGGGTGATCAGTTGAATTCTGAAATGAATGATTTACATAATGACAATTTAGAAACAAAGCAAGCTGAATTGGAAAAGGAGAGCCAGGTTCTTCAAGGGAAGATACTTGAAAAGGAGCGTGACATATTAAAACTGGAAACTGAACAAGATAAAGAGCAGCTTGATTTATTGTTTGAAATGAGTAAAGTGCTTCAGCAAATTGAAAATAAGAAATGGGTAAGCGCAACAATAGCTTTTAAGATTATTAGAACTAATCCAGGGAAGTACTCTGATCTATTTGAAATGAAAAACGGTAAAGCATACATAATAAATAAAAGATTGAAAGAATTGGATCATGAGTTTTTCATATTGAAAGGTGAGTTGAATGAAATTAAGTGATATAAACTAATTAAAAATATATTGGGGTGTCGAGAGGTGGTTTGTTTTTTTCTAATTCTTATTTCTTTAACATTGATATTCATCTCTGTCACAGAAGATGATTCTGAAAAGGTTTATATGTGTCATGAAGGACATTTATTCGAGAAACCAAGCTATAAGCAAGTCATGGATTACGATGGTTTTGATGAAAGGATCGAAGTGTGCCCTGTATGTGGATGCGATAAATCATTTTACAAAGAATTCTATGTTAAACAAATCAAGAAAGACAAATAAACCAATGGAGGTGAAAAAACATGGCGGACGAAATCGCAGACCTACGCTGTACCATAGCCGAATTGATTGCGGAAAACGAGCGGTTGAAGGAAGAAAACGAGCGCTGGGCAAGAGAACTCGCGGCTATTCGCGATATGCTGCCGAAAGATTACGGATTCGAGGAAGGCACACTCGAATATGCGGTAGCTTATCCGGAGGGCGTAAGAGACCTCGTAAAGCAAACGGTCGAGCGGATGAAGGCTTCCGATGAATTCCACAAATATCTATACGAAGAATGCGACGAATACAACGTTAAACTTATTAAAATGCTCGCGGATTGCTTGCCAGCTTTGGACGAAAGTAAGACGGACTATACGGAATTATCAAAAGAGATCCGGGAGATATACGAGGCATTCTCAGTATAAGGAGGCGCTAAGATGAGCGAAATTAAAAGGCCGGTAATTACGAAGGCGAAGGCGGATGTATCGGGTTTACTCAAAAGAGACATCGGACATGATCACGAATTCATCGTAAACACCGAAAAAAGAACCGTCGTGGTTTTGAGAAAGCTGAGAGGATGTACGAACATAGTCCGCAGAGGAATCGCCAAGGCCGCACCGAACGACTGCTTCAACGTTCATATCGGAGAAGCCATCGCTCTCCATCGCGCACTTGGACTCGAAGTACCTGACGAATATCTTAACGCACCGCAGCCGACTGAGGTTCGTGTGGGAGATGTTGTCGCTTACCGCGGATTCTATAAAACGATTGAGTATGCGACTGTAGTTGCCGATGGTGAACCAACAGGGGGCGGAAGAGCCGCGCTTACATCTATTGCTGTCAAACACGCAAAAATCATCGACGACAGCCGGACGGAGGTGATTTAGATTCCCGGATAAAGCTAGTAGGGTTTTAGCTACATATTTGGTATTTATGGAGCTGCAATGGTCATGTTGGCATTATTCAATGCGGAGTGGATATATGCTGGGATATATGGATTTATGACATCTGCATTCGGTGTTATTAACTTTAGGTCTAAGTGAGATCTCTATCCACTGACACAATTGATTCTATATGAAAGCTGTATTTCATGTAGAAAGGGAGAGAGTGTGAAAGGAATGTAGAGGGGATGACCCCTCATGTAGTTGTTAATGTAATTGTCCACCCATTTGTTGTTGAGCCATTTGAACAAGACGTTTAGTAATTTCTCCACCAACTGAACCATTTGCTCTTGAAGTAGTCTCTGCACCTAATTGAACACCAAACTCTTGAGCTATTTCAAGCTTCATTTGTTCAATAGCTGACTGAGCATTTGGAATAAGTAATTCATTATTATTGTTGCGTGCCATACAAATCATCTCCTAAAGTGTAATGTAATCAAACTTGTTCGAATTATATTATGGAAGTATTATTTAAATTTATACACGTTTACAAATTTTAATTGTTCATGATGAAAAATGGGAGGATAAAATGAAAATTGACTATGTATCAGATCTCCATATCAATCATTGGATTCCTTGGAATAATAACCAACTCAAATGGGAGAAGCGAACAAGGGAGCTTGTTAAGAGACTAATTTCAAACGGTAATGGAGAGGTATTAATCATTGCTGGTGATTTTACTGAATGGAATCAGCAAGCCATTTGGGTTTTAGATGAAGTAGCAAAACAATACGAGAAGGTTTACTTCACATATGGAAATCATGATCTTTATATACTAAGCAAAAACCAAAAAAGAAGATACTCTGATTCATTGGGAAGGGTGAATGATTTAATCAAAAAGGCTGATGACATAAAGAATGTGACTCCGTTAATCAAGTCAACGGATACTTTCAAAGGGAAAGTCTTTGCAGGAGATGTTATGTGGTATTTACCAAAAGGGATTGAAGGATGGGATTTCTTCAAAGGAGTCTCTAATGACTCAAACTACATTAGCATTAATGGTTACAGTAAGGAAGATGGAGTAAGAGCAATGTGGAAAGGTTCGATGGATTGGTATGAAACGCTCGAAAAAACTCACATCGATGTGTTTGTTTCTCATGTCCCTCCTGTTCATAATCCTTTTTCTCCATTTGAACCTAATAGCTGCTATATGGTCGATGTACCATTCATTAATGCTAAACATTGGATTTGTGGGCATGAACATTTGCAAACTGAGTTTAATCATGAGGTGACAAGCTTTCACATGAACTGTATTAGGTATCCATACGACTACGATAAGTATCCGAGTGTAAACGAGATACCAGGTAATGAAGAGTTTGAGGTCAAAACCTTTGAGATTTGAAATGAAATTCTAATTTTAATTAGAATTGGACTCTTAATGGAAAGATCGAGTTAGAAAATAAAAGATTTATGTAGACCATGATGAGATTATGATAATGTTATTTATGTCAGCCATTAAAATGCAACAAAGATAAATGAGTATAATAAAAAACTTTATCTATCTTTGTTGCATTATATAATCTCATATGTCAATGAACATTAATTAAATGATTCATTTGAAAAACTTTTTGACCTGCGAGTGATTTTCTCAGTATCAGTCATGCTTTCATAAGACTGAATGTTGATGTTAACTGAGATTGCATTCCTGATGATATGGATATAATCATTAAATATTGTTTTGATTAATTCATCCGGGTAGTTAGAATCTTCATCAAATTTTTGTTCAATATAATCATAAAAATTAACTCCCTTGTTGTCATAATGGAGCATATCTCTTAGAGTTTTCATCTCATCTTGAAGTGTGCTTTCATACTTCTCAATTAAAGTATCTAAGGTGTTAAAATTGAAAGCTTTCCAATGTTGTTTGAGTTCTTTTCGGTTTCGGATATCTAATATGTTTCGCATTGTCTCATATAACTTTATGGATGTTAAACGTAATAATATGTATTTATCAAGGTTAAACTTTTGTGAATTATAGTCCAAGTGATTTTCCACCCATATGCAGGTAGTAAGCTCATTTTGAATAAGGAGAAGTCGAGTTAAGAATATATTATATGTAATGTCTTCTTTAAAGAATCTTCTGTCCCAAATATCCTTGTTGCTATATTCCTTTGCATCACGAATGATCAACTGGTTTGAGTATAAATCGAGCGGCTGATTAATAATATTGATAATTTTGCTTGTCAATGAGCCAATAAAAGGTATGAAATTAGAGAAAAATTCTTTATCAAATTGGTTTTGATTAAACAATGGAGTGCCAGCGAAAACGAAGGTTGGAAATAGTGTACTGCTGGCTAAAATATCATTATCCAGATAAAAGCCTAGATTATCTATATCACTACCAAAAATATTTCTATGTCCGTTTAGGAGTTTGTTGAAAATTTCCCTATTTAACCTACCTTGATTAGTTTTTACTTTATGACGGATTTCTTTAATTATATCCATATTCGGTAAATCTGAATGAATTACCCCTTCTTCTTTTAATACTTTGTTTGTTTCGTAAAGAATTGTACATATATCACGAAAAAGAGAGAATACGGGGCCTGACGCATAATTAGGTAAAGTTCGTCCTTCTATTAATAATTTGGTTACACCTTGTAAATCGTGACTTATAGTTTTTGAGTAGCTTGTCATAAATAAACCTCCAGTTATTAGTATGTATTCGAAAGTCTAAAACAACATTTGTATTACCAGTTTTTAATGATTAATGGGGTTCTCATTATAGTATAACAATTATAAAGTATTGGTGTAGTTGAAGATTGGTACAGTTAGATCTACAAGCTTAAAAGGAGCTGAGCATTCATGGTTACAACAGCATGGATCATGCTGCAGATTTGAACTTAACAGATTCAGAAACACAGGATATCAAGTTCTTCATTCTAATGAAATTTAATTTCTGTGATTTGGGGAGGGGTGTTCTATTGATTAGAATAGTTTTCGTTTTTAATCGGACGACTGAAGAATATTTTATTCTTATTCAAGAATGCAGCGAAGAATTTCTTAAGTCACTATACAGTTTATTGGATACACTACACTTGTCTTTTAATTTAAATAAGGTGAAATAAAAATTAGATAAAATCGGTCTTTTAAATAAACTAATTAAAAGGGATGATATGAATTGGATGTAATTGATGAATTTAAAGGCAAGTATTATTTCTTAAGTAATTTTTATTCAGCCCCAGTAATGTATCAAGGAATCACATATCAAAATAATGAAGCTGCCTTTCAAGCAATGAAAGTAACAGACAAATCGATTCACTCGGAGTTTTCAGACCTTCCCCCTAATTTGGCCAAAAGGAAAGGACGAAGAGTTAAGCTGAGACTAGATTGGGAGGAAGTAAAGGAAACGTTCATGTATGAAATCGTGAAAGCTAAATTTGAGCAGAATGCTCACCTCAAAAATAAGCTTTTACAAACTGGAGAATCAATTTTAATCGAAGGTAATACTTGGGGAGACAAGATTTGGGGAGTTTGTAATGGAGTCGGAGAAAACAAACTGGGGAAAATTCTAATGAAGGTAAGAAATGAACTTAAGGAGGCTTCGGATGGAACAGAGTAATCAATTTGAATCGATTTTAAACAAGATTCAGAGAAATCTAGATACCGCAACAGAGGCGTTAAAGGGAAATGACTATTCAAGAGCTCACCGAAACCTTATTAATCTTTCAAACGATAATGAGGAGCTTATGCATCAGTGTCGGGTGATGATGAAAAAGGAATGAAGTCTTAAAGAGAAAACGAATTAAAAATTAGAACGGGAGAGTGGTTTATTGGTAGCAAGTAATCAAGGTAAAGTATTTGAAGCAAATGTTGAAAAATCAGCAAAAGATCAAAACATTTTCTTTTACAGAATAAAAGATGTCAATCCCATGTTTTTGAGAAGAGGGGCTGCAGTATCCAAAAACAAATATGATTGTTTCATTCATTATAAAGGATACTTGTTCCCTGTTGAGATGAAATCGACGAAGAATAAGTCCTTCTCATTCAGCGAGAAAATTATAAAGCCTCAACAAATCAAATATCTCGCGGAAGCAGCTAAATATCCATACATAATTCCTGGATTCCTGTTTCAATTCAGGGAACCGGAAAACAAAGTATATTTCGTACATATTGATGATTTCCTTACATATAAACATATAGCTGAAAATCAGTTAGGACATACATATAAGAATAAAATTAATAAATCAAGTATACCGATCAAGATCTGTGAGGAGATCGGGACTGAAGTCAGATGGATGAAGAAAAAAATCAATTATACATATTATCTGAACAAGCTCTGCAATGAGCTTATATATAAACATATGTCATTGGACAATCCTACATCAACATACATTGATTGCACCAAGTCATCATTAGGGGTGGTACATCAATGAGTAGACGGATAGAATGCCCAGAAAATTATAAAGTAACAACAGAAATAACTGAGGAAGCTCAAGAATGGATTAAGGAGGTGATGCGAAGTAAAAAATTTTATGATTTTGCTGTATCCTTAATGTACAAGTATAAAAAGATATAGGCATTCAAGTGTATCACCTTCGGGTGATATACTTGTTAATTTATATAGCATAAAGGATAAAGCAATTGGAGGTAGATGAATTGCTTATACTCAAAGGAGAAGAAAGACTAAACACAGAGCAAATAATGGGGCTGATCGGAAGAATAAATGCAATTATTTATGTAAGGGTGTCTACAGCCGATCAAGCTAAAAAAGGTTATTCATTAGAATCGCAGATTGATAGATGTAAAGAAAGAGCAATAACAAAATTCGGATATAAGGATAGTGAATTAATCGCTCTGATCGAGCCAGGTAAAATGGGGGATGACCCCAATAGACCTGCTCTTAATCATGCTTTGTATTTAATGGAAAAAGGATTGGGAAAGAAATTTATTGTCCTACATCCAGATCGATTAACAAGAGATAATACATTACAAGGTATTGTTTCTCGAAAAATTTGGTCAATGGGTGTTGATATTGAATTCATTGAATTTGAAGTAGATCCAACAAATCCAGAATCTATGCTTATGTACAATATCCAAGGATCTATTGCCCAATACAATAAAGCAAAAATCAGTGCAAATTCTAAAAGGGGCAGGTTCGCTAAGGCCAAAAAAGGCGAATTCCCATCGTTTAAAAGGCTATATGGGTATACATTCAATAAAGAAACTGACATTCCAGAATATAACGAAGAAGAACGAGCAATATTACTTGAAATGAAAAACATGCTCTTAATACAAGGAATGTCTTCAAATGAAATAGCCAAAGAACTTTCACGAAGAGGATTACCTGCACCTGATGGCGACATCTGGTATCAAGCAACAGTAAGTAGAATTCTTCAAAATGAGGACTACACAGGGGATTTTTATTATGGAAAGTCCAAGGTGGTTCAAATAAACGGAGAGAAAAAACAAGTCCCAACACCTGAAGAGGAATGGGTTTTAATTAAAATTCCTCCAATGTGGGATCATGAGACAAGAGATCAGATTATAAAACACTTAAAGGCGAACAGAAAAGGTGGACGTCGATCACCGAGAGACTATTTATTGAAAAATAAAGCTAAATGTGGCCGTTGCGGAAGCTCATGTGGATCAGGAAGTGTTTCAAGATCAAAATCAGGTGTATATAAGTATTATGCGTGTAGAAGAAAAAATGCGAAAGGCTATCATAATGGGAAGAAAGTGTTGCAATGTCATGGTAAGAATTGGCGAGTTGACATTGTGGATGATGTATTCTGGAAATGGTTTAAGAAGTTGCTAAAGAATCCGACTGAATTTTTAGAACGATTATTAGCTGAAACTTCAAATGAAAAGAAAATTGAAGAACTAAAAAATAAAGCGAACAAGCTAGAGAAACAAATTGAAGGAATTGATTCAGAAATTGCAAATTACGTGATTCTCTTTGGTAAAGGAAAAATAAACGAAGACATGTTTGATAAATTAACTCAACCACTTGAACAAAACAAAAAGTATGTTGAAAATGAATTGAGCGTAGTTAAATCTCAGCTAAAAACAAATAAAGAAGTTGAAGACAAAAACCAAAAAATAATGCAATATGTAGAATCTTTTTCCGAAATGGTTGACAAAGATCTTTCAATGGATGAAAAAAGAAAACTCATTGATTTTTTCATCGAAAAGGTAACATTGTTTGATGATGACCATATGGAAATTGTCTGGAAGGGAAATGATGATCAGAAAACTCAAGGTGTACTCTTCAACGAAGAGATGGGAGCAATTCTTGATAACTCGCACAGAAACTTAAACCATATTCAAACATATGGAAGATAAACGCAATGAATTTATCCTCATTCTGGCCGGCTATTCACGGGAAATGGATCATTTTCTCTCATTAAATCCCGGCCTCCAGTCCAGGTTTCCGATCAGCATCGATTTTCCCGATTATTCGGTCAGTCAGCTGATGGATATTGCCAAACGGATGATGGCTGAAAGAGAATACCAGTTCAGCCCTGAGGCGGAATGGAAGCTGAAAGACCATTTGATGGCGGTCAAAAGCACGGTGAGTCCGGCAAAATTCAGCAACGGCCGCTTTGTCCGCAATTTAATCGAAAAATCAATCCGTTCTCAGGCAATGCGGCTTTTGATGGGAGACTGCTATTTGAAGAATGATTTAATGACCATTAAAAGCCAGGATCTTGACCTGAAAGAAGACGCGCCGCGCGTATGA